GGTACGCGCATTTACATAGAAAGAATAAGATTCATTTCCTAATCTATATTCGGTTAAATAATGCTTCATAAATTAATAAAAAAGCATAGAACATGTGCATGAGCGCAGAGGGCAGCGAATCGGCACACAAGGCAAACGCTCCGCAGCCCCCTCGCTCATGCTGGTCGTTATATGAAATGCCTTGCTGACCGTTTCTAATTGAAGTTTCGTGAAGGAAAAACAAAAAGAAAAAAGCCACCGCACATTTAAAACAATACAGTTTGAGCATGTTCATTTTCAATTCTTTTTTTTGCTATCTTAAAGTATTTCTCATCAATCTCAAATCCAATAAAGTTTCTATTCATATTTATTGCGGCAATACCAGTCGTTCCGCTTCCCATAAAACAATCAAGGATGGTATCACCTTCTTTTGTGTAATCCTCAATTATTTTTTTCATAAGTCTTATTGGCTTTTCGGTTGGGTGGTATCTTTTACCTCCATTGTCATTCACAAATCCACCGTGCATTACTCTATACATTTTATCATATCCGCTTTTTCTACTTGTCCAAGCAAGTTCAAAAGGGCTTCCAAGTGCTTTGTCTGCACTTTCGTTTGTTCTTTTATCCCAGCAAATCCACCTTCCTCTGTGTGGCAGATATTGAGAAAAACAATTTGCTCCAAAAACAATTTGCTCCATTTTCAATTCAAATAAGAAACTCAAATCCATTCCTTCATCGCCTTGTATATCTCCATAGTCATTGAATGTCGGCAAATTGTTTTTCACAGCATTGTATCCAATTCCATAAGGTGGGTCTGTAAGCAATAGTTTTACATTGCTTATATCAACCTTTGATAGTAGTTCTCTACAATCACCTTTATATATTTCAAAATTTCCTTTTCCCACGCTTTTTTTTTCTTTTTAGTGTTCCAATTAGGCTTTATCGTAAATAAGTCGGCACTTCATATAACAGCGGTTTGGCGGCATTAAAACGACCGCCAAGCCGCAAAACGTTCTTGGCAATTAGTGATTTTATTAGTTTGCCAAATCCCTAATATTTGAGAGTTCAAAACCGTACCACATTTTAGCTTCTGTTAAATGTTTCAAAGCGTAGTCAATTTCTTTTTTCCCTAAATCTCTATCGCCAAGATTGTCCGAATAAGGCTTAAACGATACAATAAGATTTTCAATTTCGCTCCTCATAAAATTGATGTCTTTCAATTTATCGCCGCTAAGATTCAGCTCTCCCTCGTAATACTCTGCTGTTTTAGGAATGTCCTTCGCATCTTGTGCTGGTGTATAAGGGTTTGTTTCTCCAAAAGCAGCCTTGACTTTTCCTAACCATGCTTTTCCCATTTGAAGGGAACGCCAAGCAAGTGTTGTTTCTGCTGAACTTTTTAAGCCTGATAATGATGCTGTTTGAATCAATTCATCGCATTTTAAGCGAGAATCGTCAATAAATTCAATAAAATAATTCATAATCAAAAAATATTAAAATGTGAAATAAAATAAATTGCCAAGAACATTTATATTGCCTCACATGCCGCCTAACCAACGCTACAAATCCAACAGGCGGCACGTAGTCAATATTGGTCATTATTTAGCGTAATTGATTCAATCATTTTTGTTTATATGACAGTTTTTTTTAAACCTACTTGTATTTCTTTTTTCGCATATCGCTACATTAAGTAAAGTTAAGCTAATATACTTCTCACCGCCCTGCCATAAGATAATGAAATTAGTTTTTGAAATCTACATAGCGTGGGAGTTTTTTATCGCTAAGGTATTTATCTATCATTTCGATTTGTGCATTTGTCATTCTATTTCTTGATTAGTTTCTTTATTTTCTTGCTCGTCTTGGTTTTCTTCATTAGTTTCAATAGGTAGTATTTCCATATACGCTACGTTTAATTTAGCGCAATGTATTATCCTATTTTTTTCATGTAGCCTATTGATAGTATCGTATAATTCCTTAATCCTATCAATATAGTTAGTACCAACAAATTGAACTAAAATAGCCTGTATTTGCATTTCATTCAATCTGTACAAAGAATCTAAATACCAAGTTTCAGGCTTGTTTTGCTCCCAAATTTTAGGGAAATTACCCCTTACTTCAACAAAAGCATTACCTGTTTCATTTTTGTAATAATCTTTTTCATCTACATTTATAATATCGAACATAGATTCTTTTACATCTAAATGAAATGGTCTATAACTACCTGCTAAACAAATTTCGTATCTATAATATTTTTTCATATAGTTAGTTTTAAACAACATTTTTTGGCTTTTTTGCCGCTACCACAAATACACAAACTATTGCGCCCGTTCTTTTCTACTTGTTTCATAATTTCCTTTATTTCCCTTTGCCGTTCCGCTTCTTTTTGGGCGTTTGCTTTTTGCTTTGCCTCAAAATCTGCTAATACTTTAGCATAACCACAATCGTCTTCAATTATATCAAAATTGGTAGGAATAAGCATATTATCAAAACCCACAATAGAACCAAGCGTAAATAAATCAAAATCTCTCATTTTGCGGCTTTCTTTTGAAAGTTTATAGCGTTCAATTTGCGCCAAAACTTTTTCGGGTGCAACCTCACTTACATTGTAGGTATCGTCAGGATTTACAGATGTATTGCAGGTATTACAGATATGCACCTCTTTCTTTTGGGAGAACAAAGTAAAATCATCGTATGTTTCACAATAAGTCCTTATCTTTTGTGGCTTATTCATTGAAATTATATGTTAGTTTGTATTTTATTAGTACATTTATTATGTTTTGTAATTCATGTATATATTTCGGAAACGGTACGCTAATTGTTTGCACTCCATAAAAAAAATAGCCTTTATCTGTTTTATTATGGATTAAATGAAACATTGTGCCATTTGCGTTACATATAGGCTGCATATTTTTGTGGATAAAACCATTTTCTGTTTTGCTATACCCTAAACCGATTAAAGTACTATCTGTAATTTCAATAGCACCTATTTCTGGGCGTATTGCACTTTTAAACTGTGAATTATCGGTAAAAGGTATCTGCGAAAACAATTGAACATAACGCTTACCTATATCATTCACAGTTACTAACATATTTTCAGGTTTATATAAAACCAAATTATCTAACATGAAATCCATACTGCAATTATTAGTGATATAATAGCTAACAAAAAACACAATGAAAATGTTTTAATTCTCATTGTTTTACCCGAAAGTATTACATCTATGCCTGTTATTTGCTCTCTATCTCTATTCATTTTCAGTAAAGCATAAACCCTACTTAGATTTACATACGAAATAAAGAACAAATAAAGTAGAAAATAAAAGGTATCGTTACTTTGCCTAATACTTATTTTGTCTGTTGCATAATTCAATATGCTTATCTTGTACTGCATTTTCTTTAATGTAAGAATGTAACATATCAAATATTTCAAACATATCATCGTCCTTTGGTACTTCAAATAAAACCTTTATCAACTCGCCTTGTGGCATGTATGAAAGAAAATCCCATTTGTTTAACTCGCAAATATACATATTAAATTGCGTTTGACAATACCAATCAAACTTTGTTTGCCGCAACATATCTGCATTTTCGCATTGTAGCATATCCAAATATGAGTTTTCGCTTTGTGGGCATTTCATTTCAACACCGCTAATAATTTTACCACCTCTTGAATGAAAACCATAATCTACATAATCAGGACTACAACCCATTGTACTATCTGCATTTTCCACAAACGCCACATCTCTATAACCTGCATACTCATTTTGCTTTGTGTTCACATACCAATCTTTTGCAAAGTCTTCGTAATAAGAACCCTTTGCCATATCCTTAGTTTGTACCTTTGGTAAATGTACACTTAATGGCTTACCTATCCTACGTTCCTCACATAAACGCAAACAAAGCCTATCTAAAACCGTTTTGCTTGCTAATTTATACTTATTTGGCTTTTTAGGAATAACACCTGCTTGGATATTATTAAGACTATCAAAAAAAGTAGTCTTTTTCTGCATTTCCTTTATATCCTTTTCAGTAGTTAAATTTATGTAATTATAAACCTCACTACCTGTTACTTTACCTGCACGCAAAGCAAGCCATTCTTTTGTGCGTTGCTCTACGTGCAGATGTATTTTATACTTAGTTAGCTGCATTTTCAGTTTTTTCAGATGCTAATTTTGCGGCTGCTTTTTCTGCCGCTAATTTCTCAAATCTTTGCTTTTCAATCACTATCTTATCTGCAATTTCATTTTCAAGTGATGTAATTTCAGGAGACTTATTCATGTCAATATAAGCCAAAAACTTAATCTCATCTAAACCCCTACCTTGTAATTGATATGCAAATAAATTCCTTCTTATTGCATATAAGTAAGGATTCTCACTATCCTGTAAAGAAGCCATTACTTCGTTTTTATAAGTAGTATCAAATTGCTTGTTACTATTTGCAATATTGTCTAATTTAATATGTCTTAATAACTCATTAATATCTACAATAACCTTTTCAGTAATGTTTTCTGCCAATCCTGTTTCTTTATCGAAACCTTCGGGGATAGTATCGCTATAATCATTATCTAAATCGTATTGCGCCAAATCACTAAACATATCACTAAACACAGTACGGCAAAGGTGCAATAAGCTGCATTTTAAAGCCATTGATTCGTACCATTCTACCCAAAAAGAATCTTTTGACTTGGATTTACCCATACGTTTCAATACGTCTTCATTTGACATAATTTGTGCGTATGTAGCTACAATAATACCTTTTTCATCTCTCACAATAGCATTTGTGTAGTAGAAATTAATATCATTACTATCTTTTGTAAGTTCACTAAAATTGCCACGTTTTCCTGTTACAAGTTCGCCTAATGCAGTCAAATCACTTGAAAATGAATCGCCATGTCTTGAAACGCCTGGCGTTAAATAAATACCTTTATCCCTACCTGCATTAATATAAGCATTGTAACCTATGATAATTTGCAACTTACCACCATACGGAACGGGGTGCGCTGTTTTCTCATGTGGATTAAATGAAAGATATTTGTTAGTACATACAATCCACAAGCAATAACGGTAAGAATCTATTGAGGCTGCTACCAATGCTTGGTTTTTCCACACCGATAAGGCAGAAATTCTTTGCCAAAGGTATTCAATTTCTGCTTTTAATTGCAAAGGATTTAAGGCTTTTTCCTTAATAAAAGCCTCGTCATTTCCTATCTCAAATAACTTTATTTTGAACGCATCTACAACGACTTGCATTTGCTGTTCTTTCGTTAAAGGAACGGTATTTTGTGTCATTTATATATTTGATTATTAATTAATTACCTGTAAATATAACAAAATTTTAGCTATTTTGTTTGTTTTTGCTATGTTTTTCTGCATATTTTAACCAATCAGCATGTTGCAAATCTACCCATTGTTTAGAATAGCCTAATTTTTTAGCAATAGCCTTTAACTCTTCCAAATTTGGATAGCTATTATCAGCTTTTAGCACCTCACAGAAATTAGCATAAATCTTATAATTACTAATATTATGCTTTTTGCCTAACAATAATTCTCTATTGAAAATATCTATCCTGAAAATACCATTTACCACAATCAATCCAACGCCTTCAACTCCATTAGGATATTTCTTTTCAAACTGTTCTTTTGTTAGTATTAAGGTTAAATCGTCTTCTTTTACCTTAATACCTTCCATGAACGGTTTTTTGCCCTTCTTTTTTCCCATACCTTCAAAATATTCATACCAATCATGTTCTGCATTTGGCAAACCATGTTCTTCATAACAGTTTGCTAAATCAATTAGGATATAATGCGTTTTTCCTGTATCAGGATTAGGACGAGAACCACGTCCGCACATTTGCAGGTATAGGCTTAATGACTTTGTAGGACGTGCTAAAATGACACATTCGCATATTGGTAAATCTGTGCCTTCTGAAACAATACCTACATTTACAACTACTTGGTAATTTCGTTTTGAAAAGTCTTCAAATATTTTCTTTCTTGAATCTTTATCCATACTGCCATCAACATGCACCGCAGAAATACCTTTACTAAGGAATTTTTCTACAATATGCTTGCTATGCTTTACATCAACTGCAAAACAAATAGCTTGCTTATTATTAGCATATTCTATGTAGGATTGAACTATGTCTGCTGTAACCTCGCCGTTATCCATCAACTCACTTAACTCCTCTTTATCGTAGTCTCTCATTCCTTTCATTTGGGCATTTATACGGTCAAACGCTGACTTATCAATATCAGGTATATGCAGCAAAGAAGGGCAAAGATGATTGTGTTTTTCTAACCAATAAACCGATTTACCGCAAACTAAGGTGTCATACAAATCCGTAAAGCCTAAACCTTCTAATCTGTATGGAGTTGCTGTTAATCCTAATATTTTACAGCCATGTTCTTTATGGGCTTTTATGATTTTTTGGTAGGAATTTGAACGGCTGTGATGTGCCTCGTCTATGACAATTAAAGTCCATTGTGTTTTTACTTGTCTATCTGTGTTTTCTTTGTCTGCTTTTTTGCCTGAAAATAAATCTACCTTTGCTTTATGTTTATTTTTCTTTGTATAAAAGGTATCATCTGTATAAACTCTATTTACGTAGGTATCAACACTACCTACTTGCACCATTGTATCCAAATTGGTAACACCTGACTGCACACGCCCACAAGCAACGCCCTCACTTAGTAGTGTATCTGCTATTTGGTCAATAATTTCACTTCTATGTGCTAATACAAGCACCTTTGCTTTAATGCCCTTTTTCTGCATTAATTCGCAATGGTCTAATATTAGTTTAGACATAATCACCGTTTTGCCTGAACCTGTACCTGACTGTATCATAACAGCAGCAAGTTCCTTTATAAACATAGCATGGTTAGCGGAATCTATAACGCTTTGTTGATAAGGGCGTGCGGTTTTAGGCTTTACAACCAGTTGCTTTTGTATGGCTTGTTTCATTGATATTCTTTTCCTAATAACAAAAAAAGCAGTTGCATTGTTTGTTATTTGCCCTGTAAAACACTCTTTGCACTTGCGTTATTCATTATGTTGAAATTTCTGTCAAGTATGATATTTTCTATATTACAAATGCCATTATATGTTTCTATATAGATAAATCCGTTTGTCCAATTATTTACGCCTGTATAGCTTGGTGATAAGCTACACAAACAGCCGCCTATATGTACTTCTACTATTTTGTCGTAAAAAGGCACTATTGCATGTTGCGACCTATGCAAATGTTGATAGATAAGATTTACCCCTGCATTTACAGCCGTTTGTCTTGCTGCATTAATACCACCACGTAGAAAAGATTTTGATTCATGCCCATGTGCAATATAGAAATTCCCTACCTGCATTAATTGATTGCTTGGCACATACTCAATACCAAAGTTTGCATGTTTTAGTAGATTTTTCAATTCAAACTCCTCAACGCCTAAAACGGCTGTATTTTGCTGTATATATCTTTCATGCCTGTATTCATGGTTTCCAAATTTATGTATGATTGCGGCTTTTGGGAATAGCTGGCGCAAATGCTTGAAAAAGGTTATACATACTTGCAACTCCTCACTAAAAGAACGGTGGTCGCTACTTTTTTGAAAACTACTTTGTTGATAGCAGTCTATTAAGTCTCCATTAAGTAAGATACAATCAACATTTTTATATTTGCCGTATTTTAAGCCTATTAGTAGGGCTTTTAATTCATGGTAAGGGAAATGTATATCACTTAAATCTAAGATTCTTTCATAGCTTAAAACAAGATTTTTAGGCGCAATATCGCAAGCCTCACCTTGTGGAAAATCCATGAATGTAAGTTCAATATCTAAGATAGATTCATTTTTAACTACAACATCTGCTACTTTTAATACATTTAATTCCTTTGCCGCTAATATAAAACTTTCCGCAGTACTACGTGAAACATTAAATTCTTTCATTACTTTTTCCCTACCAAATAGACCCTGTCTAAGTTTTTGAGCTATGATAGCTATAATTTGTGAATTTTCCATACAAAATAATTTATTTAGATGTGATTAATACCACAAATATATACTATATATCAATACATTACAATATATTTACAAATAAATTATCTTTTTTAACAAAAAAAGCCCGTTTCACAACGGGCTAATATGAAAAACAATAATAAAACAGAAAAGATGTATTTTTTTCAATGTGCGGCATATTGTCGCAACATAACGCACAATGAAAAAAAACCTCCTAACTAAATCCTAAAATCCTATCAATGAATCTTTCGTTTGGATTTAAACCAAAATACTTTCCTTTTACGGTTACTGCATTTTCATAGCAGCCTTCAAAGAAATTAGCAAAATGAGAAGAATAGCATATACCTAAATAAGGCTTTTTACTTGCCGCTACCATTGTCTCAAAAGAAGTACTTCCTGTAATAGGTAAGCCAAACATCTTTTTTTCGCTATAATGGTCTAAAAATAAAACATTGTCGTAATTTTTAATGACTTTTACAAGGGAATCAAATGCGATTTCATGCGCTGTTTCGTGCCAAAATGCCACTTGGATTTGCGTAAAATGATGCTGTAAATAAGGCTGCATACGCTGTATCTCTAATCCAAAGTCGCTATTATCTGCCGTTATAGTATTCCCATTTATATCTGTATTGGCAATAACGCACGAATCACATTTGAAACCTTGCAAAGAACTGCATTTCGTTTTGCGCACCCGTTCCATTTCTTTCTTGATAATGCCGCTAAAAGACGTATGATTTGCGACAATAAGAAGGGATTGCGGAAAAACGATAGAAAAATTAAGCATGAGAACCGAAAATAATAGCTTTTTCATATTTTCTTTTGGTTACAATGACTGAATAATCTTATGCGCAATAGACTACACAGAAATGCACTTGCGTTTAATTTTCAACTTAGTACCATGCAAGACTAATATCCAAGTTATTTTCTTTCTAAGTGCCATAATAGGCTGTGATTTGCTGCGAGTTTCCATTTTCAGGAAATGGCAGATTTGAACTACATTTGAGGCTCTCATGCGAAATATACTACTATAACGGATTGAGCAATGAAAAGGTTTAGATTCTTGAAAGAAAAAAGTAAAATTTTTCTGCAATTTCTCTATCCTGAAAAGTAACGGTATATTTGTCTCCCGATTTTGGGATTGTTACATCAAAATTAGGATATGAATAAGAGAATTTCCGATTAGTAGTTAATTCATGTTTGACTTTGTTGTCTATATCTGAAAACCTATTTCCGCTAATGTAGATATTGATTGTTTGGATTAACTCGTCAATCAATACTTTTTTGTAAGGCACGTATAAATATACAGATTTGCCCCTAATGTCATTTAGCCTACTTTTGAATGTTTTTGCGATACTCATATTTTTATAGTGAGCAAATGATTTACCTAATAACATCTTTTCTATTTTTTCAAGTAAGTCATTGTAAGAAATAAAAAAATCTTTATCTGCTTTGTCTCCTACATTATAAAAGCCTTTTATTGGATAAACGTGATAATTAGCCATTAAATCCCTTACATTTGATAATAAGTTAAGGCTTAATTTCTCTAACATCTCATTATAGGCATTAGGCTTTATAATCGAATTAACGCTTATTTCTGTTTTATGATTCATAATAGCCTTAATGCCGCTTATATGACTGTGTAAGTCTAACACCTTATCCTTAATAGGAATAAGTAAGTCAAAATCATCTGCATAATTTTTATGCAGGTCATTAATCTTTTCGATTAACTCACTATTTTCTAAGATTTTCATATATAAAATTATAAAAGTTTAATGCTTTTTCGTAATCTGTAAAGTAAATGGTAATTTTACCACGCTTATCTATTTTCAACTCACTTGCATGTTGAAATGAAATATGGTATAATTTGTTTGCCTCAAATTCTGTATCGTTAAAAATAAGACCGCTAATATCCTCTAATTTGCCGTTCTCAAAGAAGGATAAAATAGCGAGTATAGCAAAAAATGTCTCCTTACCCTTCCAACAGAAATGCTGGTTAATGGAATAGCGAGTTTCTACATTTATAGATTTGATAGAAAGTGCATTTTTAGCCACATTCAAATCTTTGTAATTGAACGTTTCTTTTATATAAGCCAAAATCGCCTTATCTTTGGTGTATTGCGCAAAGGTTTTGCCGTTTAGGGTAGAAATGACATATTCGTATAAGTCTTTAAAGAAAAGCGGTTGTATCATATCTGCTACTTTCTTGCTGCAAATAATGTCGTTTATTTCTATTTCTGCATATTGTTCTATTGTGGCGTTAATAGCAGATAAATAATATTTATTTAGACTTACTATGTCATATTCTATGTTATCCAAATTGATACACCTTTTCAGGTAATAGCCCGATAAGTGCAACTTTTTACCTTTTGGACAAACAACTGCGTTATTGCCTATTGCAATATCATTTATTTCCTTCTGAAATGCTTTTGCTTTGTCTAATACTTGTGAATACCTTACAAAGTTCTCATTATATTCCTTTTCAAGTGAAATAAGATATTGCTTATCGGTTTCGCTTATCATATCTAAAAGATTGATTTTAGCGATATTTCCAAATTTTTGTAGTAAGCTCATACAGCATAAACAAAAAAATACCTGTATTTGTTTATACGGCATTATGGCAAAAAGACATTTTATAACTATTCCTAAAAAGGTACTTGTGGACAAAAGTATCACAAAAATTCATGCAAATGATTTACCTAAGAAAAAGGCTGTGTTTAATTCCTACACAACGCCACCACCACAAGAAGAACATGACTTGCAGGTGCTTTGTCATAACTTTATAAGGGATAAGTACCCAAATATCAATAGTTATTCAATTCCAAATGGCGCAAAAACACAAGTTTCGATAACCAAAGCAGGTAAGGAAATAAACTTTGAAAGAATGTGGCTTGTGGCAGAAGGATTGACAAAGGGCGTTGCTGACTACTTCGTGGCAAAGGCTAAAAAGACAAATAAAAATAGTGATGGCTTTTGGCATGGATTATATATAGAATTTAAGTTTGGAAAAGGTAAGCAGTCAAAAGAACAAATAGCATTTGAAAAGATGTGTACAAGGGATAACTATCTTTATATTGTCGTTTATGAGAATAACAGTATTTTAGATGCAAATGGTAGCATAGACCCGTTATTGCACTTTAAAAAGGCTTTTTTGGAATATATAGAATAGAAAAAACGCTGCATAACTTATAATTATGCAGCGTTTTTTCTTATTTTGATAATTCTTTTTATGCTAAATAATAACAATCAGAACCTATTCCTGTCGCCACTTTTACCACAACCTCCTCAATAATTTCAACACGCATGTTCTCGCTATCCTCAATTTCGCTATCTCTTTCATTGCCTAATGCAAAAACGCCTGTTGCAAAGAACGAATCAACAAAACTACTTAAATCATGTGTAAATTCAAGTGTTTCAAGATTAACACTACCTATATAGTTATCCGTATCATTATCATAAATAGGATAAATCCCATTGTATTGCATACCAAGCCTTACATCGTCAAGGCTTAAATTAACGAAAATGGTTTCGATTGCCTGTTGCGCTTCTGTGCTAAGTGTAAAGTCGTTGTTATTAAAGATAGACATAATAAAAAGATAAGTTTGTTGTTTTGGCACTATTGCCGTTTGATTATGAGACAAATGTATGTGGTTATTTTCATATAAAAAAATATTTATATAGAAACTACATGTTTATGTAGCGGACTATTGCTTTTCATCTAATTTCAACACATCTAAGATGTTCTTATAGGCATTTGAAGCGGCATCAATTCCAAGTCCCATAGATGCAAGAATAATCTCTATTTTTTGGCTAATAGGAATGTTTATTAATGTGGGCTGTAACTTCAAATAGCAGTATAAGTAATTGCGCTTAAATTCTTCTGAAAAACCACCTACGGCTGTTCTTTTTAGGATATTAGCCATTTTATCAAGTTCACTTTCATGTAATTGAACAGATTTAGGAAACTCCTTTTTAGGCTTTCTATGTGTATCGTCTATTGCGATAATTTCCCAATTTAAGATACAGTCGAGGTCGTTGCTATCTATTATGTTTCTCAATACATTATTTTGCTCACTTACCCAACTATCTGCTTTTTCCCATTTCGATAAAGTATGTGCAGGTAATTTGTATGCACCATTATTTACAGGCATTTCAGGAATAACCTCGTCTTCAAGTGTAATATCACATGCGATATAATGATTGAATTTACAACGCTCGCCCCTACTAATGGCTTTGAATAATACTTTTACTAAGTGCATGATAAAATTATTTATGAATATTAGTATATATACGCAATACATATAAAAAGGTTTTTATAAAAAAACGCTATGTAAGTAATATACATAGCATTTTTTCTTAACTAAAAAATTCTTTAAATTTTTCCATTGTCTTCATACTTGCTATTTTTTGATTCAACTTGTTTATTTCTATCTGTTTATTCTTTTCGTTTGTTTCAAATTTATTTATATCATAAAAACTTGCTGCCCTACAATCGCTTTCATGGCAAAACTCATTATTTTCTTTGAAATAAATCGTTTTATTAGAAATATTGTCTATTGTGCGTATTGTGTAGTTATCGCTTAATATAACTTTTTGTCCAACTGCAAACATAGTATTTTTTTAAAGTTGTGTACTTTCTGTTTTTAAGCTAACAATGACTGTAATCATGCCTGTTTTAATATCGGTAAATATTTCCCATATCGTATAGGCTTTTCCTTCAATTAGTATATGGCTATGCTTTGGAATAAGCACAATGGTAGGGTCGTGTTCTATTAAGGCTACCATTGTATATTTCTTGCCTAAAAAATCAAATAAGCCATTTACACCACCTTTACCCTGAAACTCTTTAATAAATTGTATTTCTTGCATAATTATATTTCGATTGAAATTGTTTGGATATTTACTTTTTTGCGCAACTCATACGCTTTTTCCCACGACTTATATAATTGAGGGTGTTTTTCTTCCATAAAAGACAAAATAGTAAATAAGTCATTTACAGTAGTAGGCATTAAAAAATAACACAAGCAAACCCTTACTATAACGCCATTTACTTCTGAAAACGAATATATGAAAAGATTATCATCTTGACCATCTTTTTCTCGCATAAACATAAACCCTTCTCCTACAAACTCATTTCCATTTAATATACCAAAGAAAATATCCTGCAAGTTTTTGAAGTAAAAACTTCGTGTTGTTTGTAGAAAATATTCATAAACAACGTCAGGCTTTGTGCTATTTTTCCCGTAAAACTTAACAAATGTCTCCATAATTTAAAAACGAATTAGTGTTAAAATTGTTTGCAAAAATACAAATTAGTTTTTTAATCACTACCTTTGTATTTTTTATGTCAAATGTTTATACGCAACCTTTTATTTTTAGTTACGTATAGGTTATTATTTTACAATTAATTATATAATTATGTGTGATTCGGTTATTAAAAAGCTATGCTTTTTAGCCTTATTATTAGGCGTTTTTCAAAGTTCTTTTTCTCAAAAAGAGAATAATAATATTTGCTACTTTGTTCAAGAAAACCAAAGTTATGCAAACTTAGTTCCTGCAAATGATTATACTACATTTGTAGATTCGATAAAATTCTATGCAGGAAAATTAGGCGTACCTTATACGTGGTTATTAGCCATGACCTCACATGAAAGTGAAAATACAGCAAACGCAAAAAACCCATACAGTACCGCAACGGGCATATTGCAATTCACAAAAAGCACCGCTAAATTATTAGGTACGTCTATTTATGCTATTAAACGCATGAACAGAATACAGCAGGTACGGTACGTGTATAAGTACTTTCTAATCGGTAAGGAGAAATACGGCAACTACCAATCATTAACACAAATGTATGTATTTGCACTACTACCTAACCAAATGCCTTTTGCACTAAAACCAAGCCATGTATTAATGAAAAAAGGCGATTTGTATTATGCAGGTAATAGCGGACTTGATACAGATGGAAATGGTAGTGTACAAGTCTTTGAAATCACCAATCGTATCAATAAAAGGCTAAAATAGCTGCATGAAAGTGTAGTAAATATATAAATATTTTTTTATTCCAAAAGAACCCGTTACCTTTGTTTCGACAAATAAGGAACAGGTTCTTATTTGAAATAATTTATTCGTTATGGAAAATAATCTTATAATAAGGATAATTAATAAAGGTGTTTATTATCAAATAGCAATAATACAAATACATGCTACATGGGAATCTACAATACTTGCCTTTGGTAAGGAGTTTTTATTAGAATCAGATGCCGAAAAATTCACAAAAAGCAAGGGTGCAAAATCTGTTTTAAAAGCAGCCCAAAAGCTAATTGAAGCATAACCCTTTCAAAAACTTATCGTATAAACCATAAACGGCAATAGTGCCAAAACAATCAATAATCATTTTTTTAGTAATGGAGACTTACAAAATCAAAAATTACATCTTAGCTTTTATCTTAAACTCACAAGCCTTTAAAGATAACGGTAACGTAGATTATCTTATAGACGAGAATTTGCAGGAAATCAACTACCTAAATAAAGGTATAATTTCTATCATTGAGGCTGTAAAGGCTACAAACGCTACCAAAATAGCACTTCAAAAAGCCTTTGGGTTTTTAAACGGTGCGTTTATTGATATGGAAATTTTGGATAAGCAGATAGAAATCTGCGAAAACGAAAAGAAGTTAGCAGAAAAAGAAGTAGCTAATAGAAGTAAATTAGATGCGTTTTTAGCTACATTAGACCCCGAAATGCTGTTATCTGAAATTATCAATAATCAATAAGATGTAAAAAACCGATAAGCACTTAAACTTATCGGTTTTTTCTTACCCAAAAATTGCAAGCAACATACAAATAATAAAGCTAATCACAACAAACATTAAATATCTAACTACTAATTTCAATAAACGCCTACTATCAAATCTGTCTATATTTAATAGTATTTCACTTATTGTATTTACCTTATATACCAACGTCCCGAAATCGCCTGTTAAACAAGAAATAATCAACTTGTAATCATTCCTATCTATTCCTACTGCTTCGGCAATAATATCGTTTTTCTCCTTTAATTTTGCGACAATTAGCGGCGTTTGTGATATAGTCTTTTGCCAAAATACTTCTTTGTACTTGCTGTATTTTGTAAAGCCATACTTTTCTAAGTTTTCGGGCGTTATATCTTGATTGAAATATTTTAGCATAATATATATTTTACTTTTGATAATTGTTTTTCTTTTTCCTTAATCGAATCAAACAAGGCTTTAACTGTATTTTTGGTTAATTCATAATCGCTATTTTCCGTAATAGATTCAACTATATTTTGCAACTCACTAAACTGCTTACTTCTTATATAATCAATAATCGTATTTTTCGCAATTTCTAAAATCATACCTTCTGTTTTTTCGCCTGTTTCCTGCATAATTTGAATTTCAGTATCCAAACTATTTAACTCATAACTCAAATCATCTGCTTTTTTTGATAGGCTTTGTATGTATTCAATAGAGTAAGGACATTCATTCCTGTATTGCGAAATAAGCGACTTTCTTATCATCTCATTTAATTCATTACTAAATGATACATTTTCGATTGCGCCTACAATAAAGTCCATTAAACAACTACTTTCGCCTATTTGCGTTTCTCCATACTTGCACATGAGTTCTATAATTACCAATTCAGTAATCATAATTTCGCTTATATCCCTACTTACTGTATTAGCTTGTTTTTGGATAAATTCAATCGGTGTAGCCATATATGCAATAGGGCTAATCTTTGCATTTACAAGGGCTAAAACACTCTTTGAATCTACCTGCATTTGCGCTGCTACTTCTTTGCTGTATAATTCCCTATCCAAGTCAGTAGGCATTTTGGCGATTGTTTCTGCAATAGATTCAATTTTAGCCTTACTTTCTGCTGCCGTACCTGCTTTATTACCTAAACTGTATTCGACAAAAGATAATGCTTTGCCTTCCATTTCTGCATACTTATCTTTGCCGTATTTTTTGATGTAAGAATCAGGGTCTTCTCCTGCTGGTAGTACGCAAATTTTTACATCTATGCCATATTGCACTAAAATTTCAATAGCTTTTACATTTGCTTTTTGCCCTGCACTATCACTATCATACACAAGCAAGACATTCGTAGTATGTTTGCGTATCAATGCAGCCTGTTCAGGCGTAAATGCAGTACCGCAACTACAAACCGTATTGTGAAAACCATTTTGATACAATGAAATTACATCGGTGTAACCTTCTGTGAGACGTACAAAGTTCAATTCCCTAATCGCTTTTTTCGCATAAAATAAACCATACAAAATATTTTTCTTATTATATAGTTTAGAATCAGGGCTATTAATGTATTTAGGTTCGTTTTCTGTTTTTTCTCCCAAAATACGACCGCCAAAACCTACCAATTTGCCGTAACCGTTACGAATAGGAAACATTAATCTATTCCTATACAAGTCATACAACTTTGTTTTTTTGGCTATCAATCCTACTTGTATCGCTGCATCTACATTGTACGCCCGTTCAATCTCATTCGACAAACTTTGCCAATCATTTTTGGCTATGCCTATCTCAAATAAATCAATACTTTCTAATGAAATACCACGTTCTTCTGTATATGCCTGAAAATCGCTATTTCTATTTGCAATAAAGTGCTTTAAAGCGACATTTGATACAGTATTTAGGTTTTCTAATACTAAATCCGTTTCTGTTGCTATTTCGGGGATAACCACCGAAATACAAGGCATAACAGCAAGTAATTTGATAGCTTCTACAAAATTGCAGCCTTGTTCCATTGCAATGATAAAATCAACTGCATTGCCTCCTGTTGAGGTAGAAAAACAACGCCATTTTCCCATTGTAGGATTAACAGAAAAAGAAGCGGTTTTCTCTTTGGCAAATGGAGATAAAGCCCAAAAGTTGCTACCCTTTTTCTTTAAAGGCACGTAGCTTGCAATAACATCTACGATATTGTCGTGTGCTTTGCGCTTAATTTCTTCTATAATGCTTTTATCAATCATTTTAATTGTATTTTGGTTTTGGTGGTGAGTATTTACCCTGTATATAATAAACAGCCTCAACGTAGTTAGGGTACATTTCAGTACCTAAATTTTGTGGCGAAAACATTACAACTTCTTTTGTATCGAAAATTAGCGGCAAAACCACATTTGTAGGTTCGTTTTTATATTTACCTACAATTAAGCTAACATCTAAGAAGTCTCCATTGCCCGTTCCATCTATTTTAAAGATGTTTTTATTATCAAGTAGCAACATTACATCTGCACTATCAGGTAATGCTTTACTGCCAAATACATGTACCAATTTAGGCGTTTTGTCCTTTGCACGTTCTAACTCTTTTGTTAGCTGTGTAAGAACTATAATACACAAGTTATAGCGTATTGTAAGGTCTTTTAAACGGCTTATTGCAAGTCTTATCGGTTTATCCTCACTTAGTGTACCATTTTTCTTATCTATCAAGTCATTTATAAAGTCAATCGTTACAATCGCAGGTTTATTTAAGTCAGTATCAAATTTGCGCCATGCTATTATCTTACTTATCAATACATCAACATCTTTTAATGTAGTGATTTTCATATTCATGTTGCTATCATCACTTTTTAAGAACTTGACAATACGCCTATGCTCATCATCTGTTGTACGCCCCTTTAAAACTTTGCCTCTTTCTATGCCTATTAAGGGGGATGCTAAATTAATAACCAAACCTGCTGCACCTACTTCTGTGCTTACAAATAATTGACTAACATTAGCGTTCTCTCTATTGATTGCATAAGTAAATGCAGATTTGCCACCTTTTGAAGATGCCGCAACGCCTACTAATGCAGGGCATGGTAAACCAATAAACGCATCGTCAAAAGAAGTTATACCTGTCCTAATGTAATGTAGCAACCTTGTTTCAGGATTGCGTACATCTTCAATTCGTTTTATAGCCCTAATTTTTGCCTCCTCATATTCAATCAATTCATCTGTTGAGATATTTGTTTTCATGCTATTTGAAATCGTTTGCGCAGATAACGACATAGCACGTTCCATTTGTCTGTTTTTCGCAAATAAAATAGCGACTTCCATTTGCAGGATAAAATCTCGTCTTGTTTTTTCTTCTAATAAAACCTCAATAATATTCGTTTGAAAGTCGTCTCCAAGAAAAAAACCATTTTGTATAGCATTTTGATACATATCCGTATCATTCGTAAATCCTACCATATCAGGTAAAACCCTTACACCCGATGTGTACAAATTACATACTTTTACAAAGCACTCTCTTGTATCTTGAAATGTAAAGTGTTCTATGCTAAGGTAAGCAATGGCAGATAGTATTTCCTTGCTATCTTTATCCCCCCAAATCATAGAAAATAAACAGCTGCATTCTGTGTTTCTTTGAATATCTATCATAGATTCTCTATAAATTGGTTAATTTCCTTAATTGCATTTTGAAAAGAAAAGTCAATATCGCTAATCATTGCGATTGTGGTCAAAGGTAGCTTTGTTTTCAAAGTAGCTTTTAAACTACTAATCTTATTGCTGCCAAAAAGCCATTCTTTTTTTTCTTTTGTTTCGCCTACAATATAGCCATATTCAGTTTTTGAACGTAGATACATAGCAAGGTTCTTTTCTTTGCGAAATGAAAATACAGCCGATTGAATTTCCGTATCTACACTATTTATCTTTGAAATGTACCAAGCAGGTATAGCATTTTTGTAGGATAGGTTGTATTTATCCAATTCGCTTATAAGAGAATCAAAAGTACTGCTACTACTAATCACTAAATATCTTTCGCCTTCGATAATTTTGTAGTAAGCCCAGCGAAATTCCAAAACAGTTTCAGTTTTTCCGAAAATTATACGGGGGAAACGCATAATACTTGGAAAGACAGAATCAAAGTTATCTTTTAGTATATAGAAGCCTTCATTGTTTGCCTCGAAATTTGAGGCTAATAAATGCTTTTTAGGCACATATACTTTTATCTTACTATTGTCGCTTGTAATAGGCATAATTAATAATCATTATCTCCAAACTTACTCTCCCACCATTGATATTTTGTTTGTTTTCCAACTGTATCATCTAAGTACATTTCGCTACGTCTATCAAAAGCATAATGGTATTGTTTATCCTCTGGATTTGTACGTGGGTCATAGCTTTCGTTATTTGTATCATGGTCTGCATAATAGATTCCATTTACCATTCCATCTTTTTCATATCCCATATTAGTTTTAGGCTTTTTAGATAGAAACGTTTTTGTCGCTTTGAATGTTTGTGTAGTTGTATTTTTACTTTTCCAAATATTGTATTTTTCTGTAATATCCTCCCAAACGATTTGTCCCCATTTCTTTTCAAGACACATTTCAAGTCTATCAATTACAAATCCTATATCAAACTTGCAAAGTGTATTAATTTGCTTTTCTTTCTCAAAAGAAGGCTTATATTTCATTCCTGTATTGGTTAGCACATCTTCCCACAATCCCATTGCAATATTGATTTGTTTTTCAAATTCAATCTTACTGCTATTTTCGGGCATAGTCTCTAATTGCTTATCAAATACACCTGGAAATTGAACAGAAGTATTTGTATTGATTCTTTTAAGCCTACTTTGTTGCTGCTGTTCTTTATATGCCTTATAATCTGTATTTGTATCTTTTGAATATTGAACAGGAATAGAAGCAAAATCATTTTCATCTGCTATATTATTTGCATTTTCGGTTTCTTGACTTGAAAAATCTTTAAAATTTTTGATTGCCGAAAAATCGCTTGCTCTCTCTCTCTCTTCTTCTTTTTTTTCTGTTGTAGTCTCTGTTGTAATCTTTGTAGTAGTATATGTATAGTCCCTCATTTGACTGACCCCTATCCCTGAATTGAGGGATAGGGGGGTAGGTAATTCATTGATAGGGCTATCCTCATTTGAAGTATAGCTATCCTTTGGGTTATCCACACCTTTGCTTTCATTAGCAGACACCTTTTCTTTTTCAATCTTTATAGGCTGCAATACTTCTTTACCAATAGTAGCCTTTTCTACCATTTGTGGGAAAATTTGAATAAACATAATATTGCCTACATTTACATCTGCTATCCTAATAGTTCTAAAAACTCGCTTTATTAAGCCTACACTTTCAAGAAAAGCCACAGCCTCACGACAATCAGTGTCGCTGCAACCAAATGTTTCAATCATAGCAGCGTAAGAACGTTGCAATAAATCAGATTTGAAACGTTTTTTTATTTCGGTTACTTCGCCTGTAACCTCGTCCCTAATGACTATATTTCGATACCAATATACAATATCTGCTAAAATATTAATAGCAAGCAAGTGCGCTTTAGGCTTTACTTTGCCATTTGAAGAACCTTGTTTTTGGATAGTCTTATACCATTGAGGAGGTATAATATTTCCTATTAAGTGGATTTTTGAAACCTCATTAGTTTCTTGTGTTGTGTCCAAAATCATACTGTTAGTATAAAATAAAAATGGCTTTGATTGCATGTTTTGAGTTAAGTAGTATGCCAAACCATACAACCATATAAGAAGCACCACCTTCCTAAACTCGAAAACACGCAAGCAAAGCCTACGAATATGTAATATCTTTCTGTTGATTAGAATAGTCTTTTTAGCTGCATATTTGGCACAATAAAAACAATAGCGTGGTGTTCTATTATTTCGCTAAACTAACTATAAAAACCTCACAAATTTACAATTTTAAGCATGTACATTGTACATATTTAGTTATTAACAAAAATACAACTATTTTGTTTAAAAATGAAATATATTTTGTATTTCAAAAAAAAAATAGTTTCTTTGCAAAATATTAGATATTGGGAACTATCTAAAATAGGCGGCATAATATTAAAGATATGCCAAAAAAGGCAAAGGAAACCGCAATATATTGGGCTTGTTATAGCGAATGTATTATTTACCATAGCAAGCCAAAGTTTTGTGTAAGCAGTAAAACGCCTACACAAAGTAAGTATGTGGCTATATCGAAAAAGGAAATACACAACAAAGTATTGCTTGTTAGAAAAAAGTATGCAGGTAGATTAGCCTTTAATCAATCGAAACGGAAAAGGAAATACAAGGCAATTATTTTAGCTGTATTGAATGATAAGCTAAAGGCTAAAATGTATCAGTTAGGCATATCTGCACTTGAAAAATACGTGCCTATTTCAGAAATACAAGCCAAAAAACATGCTACTGAAATTAAGCGACATTATGTATATACAGATTTTAGTGCCTACGAATGGAGTATAATTGATTGCCCTATACTAAGGAAAATACAAGCAGATAGCAATAAGTCAGGTTATCAAATAAGCATGTTGAATGTTGATAAGTATAATATTAACGAATCTAAGAAGGTTTACAGAAGGAAATAAAAAAAAACACCTGCTAAAATCAATTAGCAGGTGTTTTTTTTATTTGAAATACTCTTTTTTTCTTGCTTTGCCGTAACCTTTGTTTATCTCTATATAAAACTTTAATTTTTGCTTATTGAAAAGCCTAATGTATGTAGCCTTGCATTTTGGCGTTTGTTTCATTAGATTTTTAGCGATTCTTTCAACTTGGTTGCTACCTTCGATTGAATCTAAGATGTAAGTCTTACATTTGTTATCGGTAGTTTTTATGGTTATCATTGCGTTATCAATGCCGCTATCTTTGTTCACTCTTTCATTATAGTAGGCTGTATATTCTTTCTCAAACTGCTTAGATTCCATGAATTTAGCCACTTCAATATAGTCTTTGTCTTGACTTTGATGTGAATTATATAAATCAACACCTCTTTGCGTAATAATGCCTTTTTCTAAGGCTTTATCAACTACAAATTTCATCGCTATTTCTATTCTTTTCATTCCTGAAAGAAGGTTAAAATCTGTTGCTGTATTTGACATAATTCAAAAGTATTAAAAATTATTTTGGCGTTATTGCCGTTTGTTGAAGCAAAGATAAATGCTTATTTCGGATATGCAATAAAATTATACATAAACTACATACTTATGTAGCCTTATTACACATAACACCTACTTTTATCCTACTAACATTCAATTTCGACTTACTCAATAGATACCTAAAAACACGTTTTTTCTCACTATGCTGTGTAGTGAAAATTACATTATACTCATTCAAACGTTTTTGAATAAGCGTATCAATATCTTTTAATCTGTAATTTAGCGGTACATTTACGCCTATTCCATACGTAGTAGCATAAACCCAACCACCGCACAAATCTAAGCCATTGAATAACTTGACTATGTCTATTTTTTCAAAAAAGTTATTTTCCATTATTTGCTATTTAAACATTTATCTGCATAACTAAACAATCTGCTATGCAGGTTCTCACTTTGCAGGTATTTAGGTAAATTACCCCAAAATCCCCTACCTTCTGCAATACACCACAAATTTACGCAAAAGTTACCATTTTTATCGAACCCTATCAATAAGCGATAAGTTTCTAAATAAACGATTTCTATGTGTCTATTTGTGGCGTATTTTTTAACAAATGATATAGTTCTTCTGCGTTCCATATAAATTAATCTTGAAAAGCGGCTTCAACATCTAAGTATCTTACCAAAAAATTTGTATCTAATATCATAAAATCCCTACCCTCAAATGTTTCTACGATATTCTCAATAAAAAGTTCTATACCATTTCGTATTGCGCCTTTTCTTGTGAATATTGCAGGGCAGCCCTCCTCGCCTAAATACATAGCCCTATACTCACTTGATGGTGTTTCAAACCAAGTTTCAAACAAATGTTCTACACACTTATAAATTGTAGAGCTTGTTTTTGCTTTTATCGGTTCGTAGGTTTCAGTATCTACGAACTCAATACCGTACAATTTTGATATAAACTTTATTTTCATAATTTGGAAGTTTTGAGTATATACGAATCTCCTTTGAAAAGGTTGCATTTAAACAAAATAGGGTGTTTTTTGTTACTGTAAAAATGAATAAGCAAATCCTACATTTAGATATTCCTATTCTACATAGTAGCCATATTTCAATAAATGCCATTAAATTACATAGTGGTATAGATATAAGGCTGCTAAATAATGCTATTTTCAATGAGATTAGTAATAAAGTAGCTATATTTAAATCCATGCAGAAATGTAGGAATTATGCAGATATAGTAGGCTATTTAACTGGTTTTGAATTTATCTATACAAGTAATGATTTGGGCGGTTATTGCGATTTAAGAAACGATATTATTGCGCTTAATGCAAGTAGCGACAAAGATACGCATATTCCTATTCTATGCCATGAAATAGCGCACACTATACAGCGTGAATTAGGCTTTTATTCAATCAATACAGACGTTATTACAAAAGCCTTACAATTAGAACAGCAAGCAGAAACAATAGCTTTTTACCTACATAAAAATCTATTTGGATATGCAGATAAAAGCAAGTTCAATTCATATATGAGTAAAGGCGATTGGTTGTGGCTTGCAAATTATTATAAAGGTTTTATAGAGAATGATTTATTTTTATAATTTCAAATATTTTTCTTATTTTTGTACATAAATCACAAACGATGCAATTTACAATTAATTCACAAGTGCTGCTAAGTTTAGCACAAAGGGCGAGCGTTATTTGCCCTTCAAAAAGTATGCTACCTATTATAGAAAACTTATTAATTTCTGTAAATGGGGCAGATAAAAAAATAACAATCACAGCTACAAACTTAGAGGATAGTATCGTAATTAGTAGCGACATTCTTACATGCGATTTCGACACTACACAACATGTTGCTATTGCGCCAAAAATTACGGAAGATTTATTAAAATCTTTGCCGCAACAGGAATTAACTATTATCTTTACAGATAATAACGGCGTAAAATTGCAAACCGAAACGGGCTTATACTCAATTAGCGGCGAGGCTGCGGACAACTTTCCACCAGTTGCTGATTTTGAGGCATTAGATAGTTTTGAGTTGCAAAAAAAGACTTTCATGCGTGGCTACGAAAAGGTTGGATTTGCGATAAGTACAGACCCAGATAGAATGGCACTTAATTGCATGTATGTAAGACTTTCAAAGGGGGAAATTACATTTGTAGGAACAGATGCACACAAATTAGTAGCATTTGCAGTTGATTTTGAAACGGAAAAGGAACTTAATTTTTTATTGCGCCAAAAAGCATGTGATTTCATTAAGAAATCGCTAAATGCAAACGATACAATAAAAATTTCGCTTTCTGAAAACAACATTGTTTTTGAATCCGAAAATAGTAAAATTATCATTCGTGCGTTGCAAGAAAAATACCCTAAATGGGAAAATGTTATCCCGCAAAACAATGATAAGCGTGTAAGTATCGCAAAAGAGGATTTATTGCGTTCTATCAAAAGAACAGGCTTTTTCGCTAATAAGGTAAGTAACCTTATTCAATTAAATATAGGCGAAAATAAAATGGATATTCAATCGGAAGATTTAGACTTTGCAACAGAAGCAAAAGAGATACTTAGATGTGTTTCAGATAGCGAAATTGCAATAGGCATGAACGCTGTGAATATGGCTGCTTGTTTAAACATTATTGATACTGATATTGTTAATATAGAACTTGGTGAGCCTAACAGGGCTGTGCTTTTAAAGAATGAGAAAGATATTTTAGGCGAAACATTGACAGTATTGGTTATGCCTATTATGCTCACAAATTAATTGTAACTAATAATATTTTTATATGACAGCAACAGGAAAATTGCACGCAAAGTATGATGCGATAGCAGTATCGGATAAGTTCACAAAAAGGGATTTTGTCTTAATGATTTCAGACAATCCTACTTATCCACAATACGTATTATTTCAACTTACACAAGACAAGTGCGGTCTTTTAGACTTGGTGGAATCAGGGCAAGACGTAGCAGTTGATTTCAATTTGAGGGGTAGAAGTTGGACTTCTCCACAAGGCGAAACGAAGTACTTTAACACCTTAGAAGCGTGGCGCATTTCGCCTATTGCAAGTGGTGGTACGGTAACAGCACCGCAAAATGCAGCTATTCCTAACTTACCTGCTGCGGTAAATGCACCTACGGTAAATTTAGGCAGTGGCGATGATGGCGGCGGGGATTTGCCATTTTAAAATGGTAGTAAATAAATTTCCGTTTTAAAACACTTTTTCGTATATTTGCATATTAATTACTAATATCTAATATATGAAAAGGTGTTTTAAGTGTTTACAAGTAAAGCAGTATTCAGAGTTTTACAGGCATAAACAAATGGCAGATGGTTTTTTAGGCAAATGTAAGGATTGCACTAAAAAAGATTCCAAAGAAAATCTTGAAAAGAAAATGCAAGATTCAGACTTTGTAGAAAAAGAAAAGGATAGACATAGGCATAAATATCATAGGTTAGGATATAAATACATTCACAAACCTACAAGGGAAGATAAAAGAGAATCGATGAAACGATATAATGAGCGATTCCCTGAAATGGTAAAAGCAAAAAAAGCGGCAAATAGGCTGCCTAAGAATGAAAAAGGATTGCAACGCCATCATTGGTCGTACAATCCTGAACACTATCAAGATGTTATTATATTGTCAATAGCAGACCACAATACAGCACATAGGTTTATAAGATACGACCAAAGTTTTTACATGTATAGGGATTTAGAAGGCAATTTATTAGACACAAAAGAAAAACATCAAACGCACATAAACAAATTTATCAAATGAAACAATATCACGATTTAGGGCGATTCATTTTACAAAACGGTACGGATAAAAGCGACCGTACGGGAACAGGTACACGTAGCATTTTTGGCTATCAAATGCGTTTTAATTTGCCGCAAGGTTTCCCATTAGTTACAACAAAGCGTGTACCCTTCAAATCACTTGCAAGTGAATTGATTTGGTTCTTAAAAGGCTGCAAAGGTGGCATAAAAGAACTAAGAGAGAAATACGGTTGTACGGTTTGGGACGAGTGGGAAGACTTAGAAAAGCGGGGTAAGGTTGTGCCGTATGGTAATATGTGGCGCAAATGGAAAACAAACACTTGTGATTTTTTACAAGGTGCGGAAATAGACCAACTAAGCGACCTTATACAGGAATTACAAAAAAATCCTGATTCACGTAGATTGATTTTGGAGACTTGGAATGTAGGAATGATTAAGTCCTTTGTTTTGCCACCATGCCATAAAACAGCGCAATTTTATGTAGCAAATGGGAAATTGAGTTGTATGTTAGATTTGAGGTCGTCAGATTTCTTTTTAGGTTTGCCATTCAACATAGCGCAATACGCCTTATTTACGCACATCTTAGCAAATGTATGTGATTATAGTATAGGCGATTTGATTGTAAATTTGGGCGATTCTCACATTTATAGCAATCATTTTGAACAAGTGCAAACAATGTTAAGTAGGGATTTTAGGGAATTACCTACACTTACATTAAATCGTAAATTAGGCAGCGATATTTCTGCTATTGATTCACTTGAATTAAGCGATTTTACGCTAACTAACTACAATCCACATGCTAAAATATCTGCACCCGTAGCTGTATAAGCAAAGTTAATAATTTTCAATAGAATTTTATAGAAAAGTTTGGTATTTAATAAGATAATATTTATCTTTGCATTAAAATAGAATATATGACATATAAGAAATTATCAGACTATGCAAAAGAAAGGGCTATTTGCTATAAAACAGCCCACGATAAAAACAAGTTTTCTTGACAAAGAAAGTCCTACGAAAAAGGATAAATACAAAGGTCGCAGGGTAAAAAGGGGTTTATTCAAAAGTAGTAGCGGTAAGGTTATTAATGCAGACCTAAATGGTTCTTTGCAGATACTTAAAAATGTAGCATCAAACGTTTTTAACAATGGTGTAGAGGGCTTAGTAGTTAGCCCAATAGTTTTGACTATAAAGTAATGGCATAGTCTTCTATGGTATTACGAACTATAGTAAACATTTTCTGCATAAACACGTTATATAGGCATAGATAAGACTTTACTTATTTATGCCTATTAATTTTTTATGAGAGAAGATAAAGACATTGTTTATGTGTTTAGAAAAGGCAATAATCATAATAGCCATATAGAAGGAACTTATTGTCAAATTGTGAGCAAAGAACCCGAAATAGAGCAGGGCGCAATATCGGTGCAGCGTTTGGGCGATGCTTTTTCAAGAAATGAAAGCGTTTTGTTAGCAGGTGATTATGTAAAACTAAGGAAAAAGTATTTGCATAAATATCTCACATTCCTGTTAGAAGGCTTGCATAGGGCTGAAAATAAGGAATCATTTTACAGATTGTTTTCATAGTAATATTTACCCTATAATAATCATAACTATATTCTACAAACTATGAATGTTCAAAAATACTACGATAATCGTGCGTTTATAGATAAGTGTAATCGTTTAATAACTTTCTTTAAAAGTAGGGCAAGAGATAGTAATAACAATATACACGCTATAAACGCTATTATTTATCTGCAATTAGTTGCAAGGGTAATAGCTGTATATAAGTCTCACTTATTACGCAATAATTCAATCTAATCAAATGAAAAATATCATTACCATAGGCACATTAACGCACGTAATATTCAATCCAAATGCTTGCACATTTTCGCAATCGAATAAGCAAGAAAAAGCACCGTTATTGCCAGAAATTGCATATAGAAAACCTTCAAAAGAAGTGAAAAATGGTATTGCTTCTACATTATCTGAAATGGTCTTAAAAGAAAAAGAAGTGAAAAATACTACTACTTTTGATATTTTACGACTACCTTCAATGGAATACGCTTTTCATAGAGAAAGTACTCAAAAAAAGCGTTACAATCGAAATAGCAAACAAACAAAATTTTTCTAATTGTAAATAACATGCAAATAACTTTCAAATATTACGACACAAAATATCCTGACTATCTTTTTAAGGTCGTAAAAGAAGTTTTAGGATTAACGCCTACATTTGAACATAGTAATAATACAGGTAATTTCTCCTTTGGCAATTCTGAAACAGACTTAGAAACGCTTATCAAATGTGCTGCACTTTGCGATGCAATTTGGCATGGCGATTCTTTTTATAGGAAATGGAAAATAAGCAGTGGTTATAATTATGATTCATTGAATGAGATTGATATGATATTATATGAATCACTATTTAATAGTTACGAAAATGGCTATTATTCTCTTATTTGGCAAAATATGTTACTTGCAGAAAAGGAAGGTGGTAATGAATGGCTAAACAAGTTAAATGGGGATACAAAGGTAAGGCAAATCAATAAAGAGCCTTTTATATTGCCTGAAAAAGTTTGTTATATTGCTTGCAATAAATACGGCTGTGTAGTTATTTTCGCATGTAGTAAGACTGTATTTGATACTTGGATAGGTAGTGCCGAAGGCGATAGCGGTGAGGTTAGTAGTGAGTTTTGGATATTTATGCAAGAAAATAAAGACATTGCAAGAGATTCGTTTGATAATTGGAAAAATAACTGCTACGATATAAATGCAGGTGATTTATGTGGTGAGGGAGATTGTACTTGTAAACCTTTTGGATATATGGGTTGGAATTACGGAGCATACGATTTAGGCGAACTAATGGAAAGATTTTATTAAAAAAGTGATTTTATTGAAACCTTTTCAATTTAGTTGCGTTTAAGTATTGTATAGTGCGGTTATGTGTTTAACTACTCGGTTATAAGGCATACATTTAAAGGTTACAAATCTACGCATTTTTCTTTTTTTTATTTCAATCAATTATTTTATTATTTATTATATCCATGAAATAGGTCGTGATAGATTTTCAAGTTGCCATTACAGGCTTCCGCAAGGCGATGATGTTGAAAAAGGGCTATATAATCAATACTTAAATTGCCTATATAACGTCAAATGGGAAAGCGTAGATAAGGAGAAAATAAAGCAGATTTACGACCTACTTACTAAATAAAATATGCAGCCGTTAAATACAATACTCAACTTAATGATTCAAGGCAAAGTACTTATCTTTGAATCTGAAATTTTGGCTAAAAAGATATTTTGTAATTATTCATTTGTTAATTGCAACTCATTTTATAGTTTGGATAGTTTGAAAGATAGTAGTTTTAATGTGGCAGATTTACACAAGCCAAAAGTTTTTATCTGCGAAAACCCAAATATTGATAAGTCAATACTTATTAAGCGACTGCCCAAAGATTCTATTTTCGCTACTTATATTGTAGATAAAGATTCTACCTTACTTGAGTATGTAGGCAAAGCAAAACATAGCGATATTTTTCGCAAAAAAAATGAAGGTGGTGGGCATACTTATTACAATGAAAGTAACGGTTGTATAACTCCTTTTTTAGACACAAGCATTTGCGATATAACAGAAATTCAATTAGTATTAAATTATGAAAAGACTGCCACGCCCAAAGGATAATGTTTCCGCTATTAAGCAATTTGATATATATTGCTTATATTCGTATATAAATCAAGGCGACTTATTCAATATCAAGTTGCCTACATTTCAAAGGGATTTTGTTTGGAGTGAAAAACAAAATATGTCTTTTATTGAAAGTGTAATCATGCGTTTACCAATTGGCGTTTATATGGTAAATGATATTTTTACAAATACAAATCTTGAATATAACCACTACCTAAACAACATTCTTATAGATGGAAAACAAAGGTTAAACGCATTGCATCTGTATTTTAATGATAAATTTAGAGTTTATGACCTTCTTTGGAGCGAATTAGATGTAAAAGATAGACGTTGGATATTAAGTACTCCATTCCATTGTATTGTCTTAAATGAGCAAAACGAGGGTAAATTAAGGGATATATATAATCACTTGAATTTTAGCGGTACACCACATAACGAAAACGAAAAAGCATGAATAGTCTAATCACAAACATTTCAAATAATATAGACTTGCTCACTATGTGCAAAAAGCAGGTAATGGGAAAATATGCAAATCACAGGCATATAGAGTACAAAGGTTTTGATAATGCAGTATTTACAGACTTGTTAGCTACTATCAATAACGCTAATATTTCGGGCTTAAAAACGATTATCTTTATAAACATTGATAATACTTGCGAAATAAATACAGGTGTTTTAGTGGTGCTTAAAAGGCTACTGTGCGGAAATGTGGGTGTTGTATTTCTATTACATAGCGATGTAAGCGAATTTGAAACAAATTATTTTCCTTTGCACTTAAATAGCTTATTCAAACAAAGCGAAAAAGTGTTTTCTATTGATATTAATGGTAAATACAAGCGATTAAGATAATGGAAAATCAAACAATAATAGCCTACTTAGATAGCGAAATAAACAGACTATCCAAAGAAAAGGAAATTTTACAGGCTATACTGATTAGAAAACCGTATGCAGAAATAATAGAACTGCAAAGCGAAATGTCTGAAAAATACAGCATAGCAGATACGGAAAAGCAATATGACAAAATGGAATATCTATTGAAAGATTTTGATGCAAAGAAAAAGGATTTATTAGCGATTGCAGATAAGCAGAAAGATTCAAAGGCTTTAATAAAGCAGATATTAGAAATTGATACGTTGCTCACATTTTTAAACACGCAAAAATTCAATGAATCAATTAAAAGGTAAATTGATAGTCAATATCACAAGCGACTTAAAAACAGAACAAAACGTTATCGCTGGTACTAAAATAAAATACTATGATAGTGAGCATATCGAAATGGCTACTACTTATTTTTATGACACTATTCAATGGTTAGCATTAATTGCAAACATTTCACAAGAAAGAGAAGTTAATGCTATCTATTACATCTACATTTCGCCAAATACGGCAACGATAGGCAAAGATGTTTTAGGTGTTTTAAAAGGCATTTTAAGCTATTCAAATGTAAGTCTTATATTTATGGCTAATGTAGAAAGTGTAGTTTCCTTTATTGAAAAGCAGATAGATTTAATAGAAGAAAGTAACGCTTGTTTTTATTTCAATAGTAATATGAAATATGAAAAAATAAAATAATTTTGTATTTATAAAGAATACTATTAAATTTGCGATTTAAAGTTTAGTAATTAGGGGCAGCAAACCACGTAGGGGCGCACCTTTTTTTAAATACAAACCTTTTTCTTAAATTTAAGTTATATAATGGAACACATAGATGTTGTTAGCACAAATATTGCTTATATCGAATATGATAACGGCACATTGAAAGTAGGATTTACAAGCGGCAATAGTTACGAATATAAAGACGTACCGCAGGAAATATTTGAGGCTTTTAAAAATAGTGAATCAAAAGGAAAATATTTTGCAAAGCACATAAAAAATAAATTTTTGTTATAGGTCTCGTAAAAATTGGTTAGATAGGATTAGGTTCGCTGAGATAGCGAACCTTTTTTATATGCCTACATATTGTATATATTTGCAAAAAATAATAGTATGAAAATATTTGCATTTATTTCAAAGTGGTTTGTTTATCCCTTATTCTTTTTTGCAGGATTGCTGCAATTTGAATATCTTTCATTTAAAGAGTATAATGAATTTACAAACGAAAGTAAGTTTCCTATTTATTTAGGCATGGCAATAATTAGCGTTGCGTTCATTTACTTTATTTATTACTTACTCATGCTAAATATAGAAGTATTTTTATTTAGATTAAATGAAATAAAAATAATTGCTTATATACGTAAATGAAGTTATGATTAATCTAAATGATATATTTATTTATCCTTAAATAAACAAATCGTATTAGTCTTTTGTTTAGTAGCAAATAAATAAACAAAATGATTAGAGATTTTATATTTTTCTGTTTAGGTGGCGCAACTATGTTTATAGTGGCATTTATATATTTTGTTTATATATCCTTTGTAGGTGGTTTTATGCGACCTTTTCATCGTCAAGGCACAGCTATTAGCGGAGGAGAAGGCGATGATACAATTATCAATATTAACGTTCCTGATAAAAAGAGAAAATGAAAAATATTCAAAAGCAAAAATCCGTTATAGACTTAATTACGAGTAATTTAAGGGCTAATAATACAAGCGAAAGAGATATAACTATCTGCGAAAGCGTGCTTAATGGTGTACCACAGGGCAGTGTAAATTTTGGCAATACAGCCGTAAATAGCGCAATTGTAAATACTGTTTTAAAGAAGTATTTACCCTACATTTCATTTAGTGTAAAGAACGAAAAAATAGTAAATGAATCTATTGCGCCTAAATGGTTAATAGAATCAAGTGCATATAAGTCAGTAAGTGAAAGTGATACAAAATTAAAGTCATTTAATCTAAATGCAGGTGGTAATGCTAATTTATTTGCATCAAATGAAACTATGAATAAGCATGAAATAAATGAATTGAATGATAAAATAAATAAACTTGAGAAACTAAATAAAGAATTAAACGATAATATTTTGTTTATATCTCAAGACAAACAAAATATAAACGCAAGCGAAAATGAAAAAATAGTAAATGATTTGAGAGATTTATATAAGCAGAATGAAATTGCGTTGCAGGGTAAATACGAGGCGTTACTAAATGACTTGGATAAGAAATATAGGAATGAGTTAAACAAGCGTATAAATGATTTACTTGAAAGTACAGAAAAAGAAAAGCAAAATATTTTAGTAAGTAAAGAGAAAGATATTAGTAGCGCAAAGCAAACTATACAAATGGAGACTGCGAAAAAGAACGCTGCTATTTTACAGAAAAATGCAGAAATGATAAGCACTTTGAATGACAAAATAAATGAAACAGCAAAGGAAATTAGCTTGCTCACTTCAAATAATACTACATTACTAAATGAAAAAAAGGCATTAAATGAAAAATTAGCGTATTATTTAGGCAAAGAAAATAATGCTACACAAGCCGCAACTACTACAAAAAGGGTAGTTGTAGGGCTTATTTTGTTTGGATTAGCTGCTATTTCTGTGTTTGTTATTGGTAATATGATTACTCTATTCAATACAGTTTGCTACTACCCCGAAGCAATTTTGCTTGCTGTGTTTATCGAAGTACTTCTTTGGGGCAATAATATTACCATTTATGCAAACGACAAAGAAGACATTTCTAATACACAAATAGCAATTACATTCATTACACTTAGTTTTCGATTTGTGGCAAGTGCGTTCGGTGGTTATTACATGGCAGCCGAAGCAATAGAATTAGCGAAAAAAAGTAACCTAAATAGTGATTTACTTGAAAAATTTACCAATATAGATTTAATTTATTTTGGGTTTGAAGTGGGAAATGCTGGCTTAATTACTACTGCTTTGTTTATTGCCTTGTTTATGGGATTGATAGAGTTTTTGGCTTTGCCGTATGCGATTAACCAATGGTATTTAAAATTTATCAAAAATGTATAATCATTTATTACAAAATATAATGAGTTCAAAGAAAGCCATTTACGTGGCTTTACTTTGCTTTTTTCTCATATTTATGTTTATTTGGCAGGGTGTTGAAACAATGTTAATCGGTGCAGTTGAAACAAAAAATACAGTTGTACGTATATTTGTCATAATTGCCTTATTCGTTTCAATATTTGGCTATGTAGCGTATTTATGGGTATGCAGTATGAGAGAAAAGATAGATGTGTTCACAGACTATGTAGCAACGGTAACGGACGAGGCAGAAATAAAGGCAAATGAGGCATTATTCGACAAAGAAAAAGCATTAGTTAGTGAAGCAGAAAGTGTTTTGGAAGAGTTATATTTACATAAAAATAACTACGAAAAACTCATTAAAGAGGCATTAAATAAGCGCAAAAAAGATGATAAAATAGGCGAAATTACGCTACCTTTTGACTATTCTTTTAATAGGGATAAATTTGTCCTTACACAGCAAAAAGGTGCAAATGGACAAACGGTTTATAGTTATGCTTACTACGAATTGAAGGGTAACAAACTAACAATAGGTAAGGCTAATTTCGACAGGGTAATAGATAGTGTAAACTTTGCGCAAAAGATAGATAGTGATGTTTGTAAACTAAAAATCTATACACAAGCTATCTATAATATTGACTTAATTCCTTCTCCTTACAAAGAAGCAATACAGTTAGGCATCTTACAGACTGAAACGGTTTTAACATTGTGCAAGCAATGGAATTGCCAAATAACAGATAAAAATATAGAAGTAGGGGACGTAGATAGTCAGGACACTATCTTTTTAGAGTAATAAACTATTGATATGTATATTTTTGTAGTAAAAAGTTTGCAAAAACTATATAAAAATATATAGGTATCCCCTACTCTTATAAATGCTAAAATTACCCTTATTTTCAACTAACGGGAGGTGTATTTGCACCACCTACTAAAAATGAAAATAGGGGCTAAAATATAGTTTTAATAACCAATTATTCATTTACATTATTTTTAATTTATGGAAAAGCAAATCGAACTAATCAAGAATTTAATCGCACTTTCTAAGAGTACAGATAGCGAAGCGGAAGCGCAAAATGCCGCAAATACGGTAAGGCTTTTAATGAAAAAACATGGCGTTACAGAAGCGGATTTGCAAGAAACAAAGTGCGAAAAGTTTAGATTTACATATCAAAAAGACTACGAAAAAAAGTTGATTATTCAAGTTTGCGCAAAGGTTTTAGATAGTAGTAGATTTGATATTTATGTGAATAAAGATGGTAGGACAAAGCCTTTTCTTGGCATAGAAATGACACATTACCAATTCATGCAAGCAATGTCAATGATTGACTTTTACAAGCCGATTATGGAGAAAGAAATGTCTAAGGCGGCATCTGCTTTTTGCCTTGCGCAAGGCTTATCTGCAACGCCCGTAATAGTAGATAAATTAAGTGAAAAAGACTTGGAGTTGCAATTACTTACAGGTAGCTTCAAAAAACACAACTATAATAAAGCCTTAAATGAGTAAAATATTTGATTTGCAAAATGGTTACAAAGTAGTTATACAACGCTACGAATTAACCGATATTGAATTAGAAGAACGATATTTCAAAGATTTTAAATACTGTTTACTTCTATCTTTCAAATATAATGGCTATAACGTCTATACAGACGAGTTGCGCTATGCCAGCGATATGCAAAGAGATATAGATTATCATAATTTCACAGAAGTAAAAGCAAGGCAATTTGCTAATACCGCTTATTTATTGACAAAATGACAATAGACTTAAAAGATAGATTTAATACTTTACTTGGAGACAAAAAAGAACAGGATATAATTCCTATTTTTTTCATGTATATGTTTCGCAGGTTTGGTATGCCACATGAAAGTAAGGATATTTTAGGTAAGTGGGTGATTTACCACCCTTGTAAAATTGTCGTATCATTTACCGATTTTAGCAATATAGAAATATTGTATGTAAATCATATTAACAATATACCTACAATGGCTAATACAGTAGAATCTTTCATGCAATCACTTTTACATAGTGTAGATTTGCAAGAAAATAGATTTAATATATTTGGGGAGTGCACCCAAACTATACTACCATACTTTACATACGAAAATACAGTAGAAAATAACGAACTTATTAATTACTTGTTTTTCAGACAATCGCCTTACTATTTTAGGTCTTTATTAGAAACTGCTTTGTTTGGCGAGTGCCGTTACAATATTCCCATATACAGCGTAAATGAGAACTTTGTAGATAAGTGGCATTTAGTTGCGCCTACCTTTTTCTGCTATTTATTCAAAAGGTATGGCATAGATGTAAATACGATAACAGACTATTGTATTTGCACATTTAAAGTGCCTACCAAAATGCAGGGCGTTTATTTAAGAATCATATTCAAAACGATTGACTATGTACATGTAGATTGTATTATTGATAATGAAATTTCTGTCAAAACAGACAAAGAACGTGTGCAATTAAACCGTTTATATAAACGAAATTTTAGGCAATTTTGTATTGATAATGATTTGCCTATTAAATTAGATTGTATGAATAAAGCTGATTTAATAGCTGCATACGAATCATACTTGGAAACACAAGGCTTTGCTAAAGATGTAAAACTAAGTAGGAAAGACAATGATAAATATAGTGATTTGTTTTATGAGTACTACGAAAATAAACAAATGGCAAGTTTTGAGAAGTTTGCAGTATCTGAAAAATATATTGATAGGATAGGCGAGACAAAAACCGTAACCAAAGGAATAAAAGCATGTAAAGAGTTGATAGATTCTTTCTTAGATTCAATACAGGTAGGCAATACTTGGATAAATGCAATAGGATTATAAGCAAACATTTTCCTTACAGATAAGTTACTATATATAAACTGCTAACAACTATAAAAATGACATATATTCATAATAACCTAAGATACCTATTTGCAGACTATATAAAATATAGTTATACAGGCATAATGAAAAGCTACGACATGCCTTTTGCCAAAGCAGATGCAAGTGTTTCGATAAGTTTCAAAACTTACCTGCAATACAGATTTAGCAACGAATGGTGCAAAATTTTAGCTACTGCGTGGGGTATCAACCAAAGGGAATTGGCTATACAGGCAAAGATGTTTAATGAAATTGCAGGGGTTTTAGATACGGGTATATCGCTTAGTAATGACTTCTATACAAAAAATCTAATCAATGAAAAAGTTTAAATCATTCATAGGAAATCTTCTTTGCAGCTTCGGTTTTCATACATGGGTAATTTGCCGTATGGTAGATAACAAGGGTAGATTAACAAACTATCATAGAGATTGTGAGTATTGCAACAAAGAACAAAAATTGCAACGTCCCGAAAAGTATCACCCTGTCAAATACATTTGGGTAGATGTTGATACGCCTATCAAAAATAATGACCAATTAGACTAATGAAAGATAAATCACTAAGGGAGTTGCGCCTTCAAAAATGGAATAAGCAACTCAAAGAAACGGAAAAGGAAATCCACAAGCAAATGCGAAAAGCAGATAATGGCTTAAAAGATTTGTTAGGATTTAAAGGTTACAAAAAAACGCCTAAAAACTTTACGAAAACTCAAAGAAAAGCAATGAAGAAAGTGCATTTTCTCATACAAAAAGAAAGTAGATTAATTGAAAAAATACGCAATATTGACTTAATAAAATGAAAGAATATAAATTCCCTTTTGGTAATGGCTACTTTATATCAAACGAAATAGAATTTGAGGCTACAAAAAACCTAAAAGGCTATTTTATGGTAGCCAAAGAACCGTATGATTGTACTAATGGTTATGAATCCAATTTATATAAAATAGGCGAAAAGATAACTTGTGAACAAAATACATTTAAAGGCTTATGTAGTGCTTTTTTTGACTATTGCCAAAAATATCTACTATCTATTTCGCCTAATGATTTTATAGGATTGTTCTTAAAAGCAGGTACGCACATTACAGATAATGCGTATAATGACTATGAATTTGGATTGACACAAGGGATAAGTGGTATAAATTATAGCGAAATGAGATGTGAGTTAAAAGTTGATTTACCACCGTACAACTATGTAAGCCTATGCTTATTATTCATAGAAAAAGAAGCTATCGAAATAGGTAAATTATCTAATGAGTTAATAGAAGTAGAATATGACGATAATTCAAAAGAGGTATTAAATGTAACAGCTATTCAAACACGCAAAGAAGCGATTGAATTATGTAATAAATTCACAAAGGAAGCACTAAAGAAAGATAATGCCTTTGAATATTTGGATATATTCAAGAATAACTTTGATAGCTGTAGGAATTACGAAATAGAAACATATTTAGAAAAAATTACAGGAAATTTAACTTATAGGATAGTTGAAAAGTGTCCTTTTAATAACTTTTCATGGTTCGATGCTTAATAATAGCGTGGAGTTTTTGAGATGTATTTTTAAGGCAAAATAAAAAGGGGTATTTTTGAAAACAAAGAAAAAGGCACTTAGTAAAATAAGTGCCTTTTTCTTATATAGCTATCGTATATTCCTGCACAAACGTTATTTCGCAACGCTCCCCTGTCTTTAGCTGTACCTTGATATTTGGGATAGTTACCCTATATAATTCCCCGTCATATACAGCACTCAAAGCATCATCTGTATAAATCATTACATTATTTGCAGGATTTATACTAACAAAATCAAGTGTGCCAGGAGATATGCCTGGAGGTATAATTCTTTCAATTATAGCAACGGGGTGGTCTAAGAAATATTCAATTAAACCATTTGTAGCAAGTTCTACATATACAATAGAAATGAAGTCGCTATAAATAGTGCTGCTTATTACAAATGGAGCTAATGCAAAATCATACATACTCAACCGCTTACATGGTGCAATATCTAACGGGTCAATAGCTTCTTTTACTAATATAGCCACAATGCTATTCTCGCCACTCAATACACCTACTGTATCTTGTGTACTATCTATTGCAGTGCTATTCATTTGAACCGCTGCATATTCAAATGTTACAGATTGTGTAGTTATCCCATTAGGCGTATAAGCTATATCGTGTGGGAAATTAGGTATAAAAGAACGGTAATTATAAAATGTAAATGATACATTTGCGCCTTGCCTTAAATAAGCAAACATTATCAATACCTTTTGCCTTGTTTCTGCGCTGTAATTAGCATTGCAATTAAAAGAAAATGACAAACCGCTGTATTTTGGGGTACTACTACTTTTACCTAATTCACTTGTATATATTTCAATATCTATTCCATCATTTTGCATTACTTCCCAAATCTCATAACTACTAAACATAATTGTTACAGGAGGAGGCGTTACTATGCCTACGGGTGGTAATTGGAACGTAAATGAAATATACTCTTTTACAAATTTATCTATTCTTTCTAACATGTTTTGAATAATTTACAGTTTAAGCCATATAATCCATCACTATTCATGTCAAAATCCTGATACCCTGTATTACAAACCCAAAGAAAATCGTTATTGTAATAAGGGTCGCTTGTGGACATCGGGTCATAAGGTGCTTCATTCCACATAGATATTATAATCCAGTCTTTTGTTGTCTCTCCTGCAATAGGCGTTATTGGTAATACTATTTCCTTTTGAATATCTGTTATAGTCCAAATAGGGCAGTCGGTATCGTCAAATATAAGTGTTTTTATAGGAGGAAACATACTACCACTTGGATTTTCCTGCATATACCAACACTCAATATGTTGCCTATAAGCTAAGGAATAAGCATTATCTTCTTTAAACTCCCTTATATCCATATAAGAAGAGTTGGTTATTTCTGTATTGTCAATATCGTGCCTTTGCCCACGCCTTACCGTTGCAAATATTTGAGCATGAGTATAACCTGCATTTTCAAATTGCGCAATTTTATATTGCTTGCCACTTATTCCATTATCTACAATAGGGCTACCGTATAGAGAGCCATCGGGTGTATTGCCTGCGTATAAGTTGCTACAATGATTGTATCTTGGAAATGCAGGTTGAAACCTAATATAATCTGTCTCGTATTTCCATTTTATAAGCCTACTTGTATTATTGGAATAAGAATGAATCATATTCCAAGTATTTCCTATAATTGGGGTTACTAAATTTCCATCTATTGTACTAAATAAACTCACGACATTATCGCCACGCTCAAAAGAACTTTGCCCTAAATCCCTTACAGCATTTCCCCAAACGGCTTCAATTTGTTCGCCGCAAAATACTGTGTTTATGCAATGCAGATTTTTTAAACCTACTCTTATTGGGTTTGCCATTATTTGAATCTTGAATTAATTCCACACCAATTAGTCTCGCACCAACGGCAAGGCAAAATAGGTTCTGGAACTGACATACATTGTATTGTTACTATACCACCTATTTTCTTACTTATAGAATAAATCATAAAGTACTTAGCAAGCGATTTATCCACATTTGGCAAAATAGGGGCTAAATTAAAATCGGCTATGAATTTATCGCCTACATCTAATGTTATGCCAAATTGGGGAAGTACATTTGCAGATAGTCTAATATGTGATAACATTACCCACTTCCATAAATAGGCATTTATTTGCTCCACTATTAAATCTGAAACACCTAACTTATAATAAGGCAAAGTTACTTTATATACATTAGCTTTTGTAGATATGAAATATTCTGCCGCAAATGATTCAATCGGCTTACCTACACTTTCTGTAAATTCATTCGTACCGTAATAAAGCTCCATGCTATTAAAAGGTTGCGTACCACTTACAGTATGAGAACCTTCCACTTTTGCGCCTATACTACCCACGTGATTGCTGCCTATTCTTTGTAAAAGTTGTGATTCATTATAATACCAATTTGTATTTATTGAAATCCTACCTTGTGTATCGAAAGTTAATTGGCAGCCTATATGGTCTAATACCTTTTGTGCTATATTTTTTACCTGCAATGGTTTTTCATTAGAGCCATATCTAAATTTTTCATTAGATTTATTCCATTCATTTATATATAGTTTTACAAATGAAAAACTTTCTTCTAATTCGAGAAATCTATCATAATCAATTGGCAATGCAGGGTCTAAAACAGATACAGCACTATTATTCCATGTATTCGTGTAAGACCGTATAATCATATCTAAAACAATAGAAATAGGATTACCCTTTACTGTGAATGATAAGTAGAAATCAACTGTTTTATTCCTTATATCTGTGAATGGATTAGGCTCTTGCGGATTAGTTACATAGACAATTATTTTATCAACACCTATTTCATCTTGATAAGCTAATGGAATATCAATATCTAAATAGCCACTCGCTAAAATAGGCGCATGTACTATTTTTATTGACTTAAAAACGGGCGTTGTAAGTGTTACGGTGTAATGATTATCCCATTTTAAGGTATATTTACCAAGTTTTGCGTTTTTTGTTGTATTTAGGTTTACGCTATAAATATCCACAGCATTATCCTTTGCATCAACTAATGCTTTTAATGTTGCTTGCTCATTAAAATATAATACAGGGTGATAATAGGTAATGTTTTGAAAAGGTGTTGATACGCCTATATAGCTATTATTTGTTTCTGTAATAATACCAGAACCATAATCGCTATAAGCATGAGTTCCATATTGATTTGTACATAACTCCTTATCAATCATATCCCACAAAGACGATTCAATATCGTATGTAACCGTATCAAATGTTTCAGTTGGTGTAAGATTTACTTTGCCTGTATAAATAGGAATATCAGGCACATTTTGCGTTTTTGCGTAAATCTCAAAAAGCATACTGCTTATATCTGTGATACCTGCACCCTGCCCTACAAACTGCCAAAAGTCGCCGTATATCTTTTTTAATTGTATCTTAACTGCGCCGTATTGTGTACTTATAGCCTCGCCATTAAATGTGGGTAATTCAGGAATAGTCTTATTGATAACTATACTTTCATTATTCACAGCATTTGAAACATCAAAACAATGATTTTCTGTTTCGCTTGTGTCGTAAGTAAAAATACCACCTACTACACTTGTTATTTTGTAACCCTTTGCATATAGCAATACCTTTGCGCTAATACGTGCTGTATTGTGCTTATTTAGTGCATCTATGATTGCTTGTGTAGTATTTAATATATGTGGCATTTAAGGCTATTTAAGTGCAAAAATAGCTGTGTAGTACGTAGTTTGTTTTTTTATGTAAAAATTGTAAACAAAATTTAGGCTTAAAGGTTAATACAATATAATTTTATACAATTCTCACTTTTGATTATGAAAAAAAATGATTAATTCTACACTTGATACAACAAAAACAAAGGCTGCTGGCATAATGCAAAGCCTTGTAAATAATGTACCTAATTTAGCTTTATGGGTAGGTTTTGCATGTTTCTTAGTATTTGGTATATTTGAAATGATATACTATTTTAGCGCATTTCACGAAGGTTTAAATTGGTTTTTAAGCGTATCGTTGTGCATTATTGTAGCCTTTATTATTGAAGCAGGGCGTGTAGTGCTTTTGCTTGCGACAATGGCAGATACAAGCAAGGTTTCAAAGGATAAAAAAATAGCTGCTATAATTCCTGTTGCAGGTCTTTTATTGACTGCATGGTTGGTAGCTTACCAGTATAATTCAATTGATTTAATGGCACAAATGTGGGCGAATAAGCCTAACTTTGTAAAGACGTTGAAACACTTACTATATTTCTTAAACTTATTTTCTTTGTTACTTGAAATTAGGATAGCATTTGTTTTAGTAAGAATGTAAACATATTGTCTTGCTTTTTGTTAATGCTTAGTGTGGTATTCACATTAAGCATTTTTTTATGAAAATAAAAACAAACTTTGGTGTAATGAAAATTAAGGCTGTTAGTTTGCCTAATATACGCCTTATTATAAAGCGTAATAAAGGTAAGACAAATGTAGTAATAGCGCAAAGAAAGCCTTTATTTTACCTGTATAAAGATAAATCAAAGAAGGGTAAGGATAGAATAAAAGTGCAAATATCTTACAATCCTATTTACGGCATTTCAAAATTATTGAATTTATTTCAATGAGAAATCTAAGCAAAAACATATTAAACAATAATATATGCTCACTACAATCAAACATTTTATCGAAGGCTTTTTCGCTACGTTAGGCGAAAAAGAAAAGCCTGTTGCAAAAGAAGACAATGCTATAAAGGAGTGTTGCAAAATAGCTATCAATAAGGCTATTAAGAACAAAGAACACCAAGATATTTTCGCTAATAACCCAAACAAGACAATAATCGTTTCTGCTTATTGTGAGGCATGTAATTCTACACTCAATATTGCCGTAAAATGCAAATCAACAAATAATTCTTAATATAACTATTTACATCACAAAGTGGATTTTAGTACATGGTTTCATGGAAGTAGAAATAGGAAATAATTTCCAAGATAAAGGAAATTATTGTTTCGGGTCAGTTGCAAAAGGTTTCGTAGATGCGCCTTACTTCAAAAATATAGATGCTTTTGAAAATAAGTTAGCTGCAATAGGCGACTGCGAAACACGCCTTATTAAAAAAATAAATGCGATTGAAAAAAAAGCACAAAAGTTTCAAAGTGATTCAAAGGAATACATTAAATATCAAAAGGCTATAAAAACATGGCTAAATAAAATTGACAAAGTAAAGGCACTTGCTAAATAATTCTATATATTTGCCAAAAAAAACAAAGTTATGGCATTTTCAACAAAAAGAGATGGCGTAAAAATAACGATTGAATTAAATGAATCTCTTTCAATGGAGTTTGAAGGTGGTGCTTGCTACGTTTATGTAGATGATGTTTGGATTTATTTGGGATTTGATATTTATTCTATAATAGATATTCAGACTATAATCAACCAAATCATTTGCAGTAAAAAACCAAGTAAGCTATTTGGTGATTTACTTGAATTATCAAGAATAAAAATAAAAGAAGGCAGAAAGTTAGAAATAAAGGCTTTAAATACTGCAATAGGTATAGCAAAAATAATATACTCTTATTATCACGATACACCAACTAAACAAGCTAATGATAAATAAAGCGGAAAATTTGACCATTTTAGGCTATATCACTTATTCACTTGCAAATTATAGTATGTTGAATAAAAGTGGGATAAATCTTATAAACACAAGTAACGCAAGTGAGTTAGGAAGTCTATTCGATAAGCGTTATTTACGTATCTATTTTGCTAAAATAAACAAGTATGCAGAAATGTATATAGAATCAGGCATGCCAAAAGATATGTATTGCGACACTAATGTAAATTTGTGCGCAAAATTAGCACGTAGCACATTATTTCTATTATCTAAACATTCTATGCTATCTGAAAAAACAATGAAAATATTGATAAAATTACAAGATTCAAAGGATAGTAATATAATATTTGATTTGCTTACTAAGGACGAGTATGAAAATATTTTTGCATCACATTTTACGATTGAAATAAGAGAAATTATTGAGGATAGAAAAAATATCGAAAAAAGTTAAACCTTTTGAGTTATATTACGTTAAATATATTATATTCGGGCTGCTAACGGGTTTTAATCCAAACGCTCGCCTTCTTCTATCATAGATTTTTCCACATTATTACCAATAACTATATGCAACAAACAAGAGCTGCACCGTAGTATAAAAAAATATCTCTTACAAGACCACGTGTTAAAAGTTGTGGCAACAAATAGAATCAGGCTATTAGCAAGTGCCTTTAAGTAGTAAAATAAACGCCCACAGAAGCGAAATTTTGTGTAGAAACTAATGTAGATAAATAACTTTACTATTCATATTATATATAAAACGCTACATTTTACAAATTGTAGCGTTTTTTTATTTGTAAAATTGTAAACAATTTTCATATTTTTGTGTTATATGAATATGGGAAAGAATAAAAAACAATTTAAGCAGGTTTTCTATTTTGGCAAGTTGAAGACTATAAAAATTGCGCCAAAGTGTAAGTGTTGTAATAGGATAGACGTGAGTACGAATTTATATAAAACCATTGTCGATAAAATAGCAAAGTATGATGTTTTAATAAAAGAAGCGCAAAATGCAGGTAATAAAGAGGCTGCGCAAAACGCTTTTGAGAAATTTAAGTTGTTGGCTGAAATGGTAGAATGGGATTTTTAGTGCTTCAAATAAATGAAATACAATCAAAATAGCATGTACTTTTGTCAATAGACCATAATTCTATTGATATACAATTTGTAAAACAAATCATTTTGGCGCAACTCAAAAAAGAGTATGAAACAAAAGTAGAAATTGTGGAAAATATTTACAAGTAAGCACAACCTTTTAAATTCACAGCCGTATAAGTATCTATTATCATTAATCAAATTTTATTATGACTTACGACCAATTTCAAGAAAAACTGCAAAAGGCTGCAAACGGAGAAGCCTTACAAGATGAGTTAAATGAGTTGTGGGATTATCAATCTGTAAACAAAGTGGAATTAAACGCAGACGAGTTAGCTTTGATTATGCCTGTAATACCAACACGTAGCGAAACAGTACACTTACAAATGATTGGTAGGGGTTTGCGAAAACAAAGCAATGGCAGCAGTAATGTAGAAGTTATTTCAGTAATTAGTTTACCGAAATTAGAATCTTTTTCCGATTCAAAATTTGAAAAATGCGAAAAATTGTAACAATCAAAAAAGCAAGCTAAATAGCTTGCTTTTTTGCTACATAAACATGTAGTTATCGAAATAATCAAAACTTTCTCAAAATACAGTCGTTTAAATCAATATTACAATTAATCAATTTATTATGTCATACACTTATTTTACACCGATAAATGCAGATGATATACTCGCAGATTCTATGCAAGCGACTGCACAACAAAAGGTAGTTGATTTATACGCAACTACAAGCGATATGTACACTATTGAAAACGGTATAGTTTACGCAATAGGAGATGATAGCGAAACGCAATTTTTGGGTACAGATAGTTATCTTTATTTCAAAAGAGACAATACTATCATAAAAACAGAGGAGCAGGTGATAGACGAGGAGACAATGCAAGTAATTGATACACTTGCATACTTCAAAGAATTAAGCGAAATAAAAAATAACGACATAATAAAACCTATTATGCAGGTAATAGTTACTAAAACCCTAAAACAACTACCTACATTTAGTATAGATACGTTTATTGAGGGTTTTGTTTGTATTGTAATGCCTTAAAACAAGTGCAAGAAAAAGCCCGTTAAAATTGACTTTAACGGGCTTTTTTTATTTAATCCTTTGTTGCGTAAACGCCTGTTGCTGTATTGTATTCAAAACTATGCCATCTATACCTGTATTTTGAATGATAACAGTCATTTGGGTATTAATTACGGGTTCACTACCGCTAATGCCACCAAGCCCCATTGGGCTATTATTTGTTGCGCCTACATTCCCACTTGAAAGTGTTTGGTTTGCATTTGGCGTACTACTCGTACTACTTTTTGGGCTATTATTTGTTGCGCCTACATTCCCACTTGAAAGTGTTTGGTTTGCATTTGGCGTACTACTCGTACTACTTTTTGACTTATTACCTACACTACCTAATAGACTACCAGCAAGACCGCTCGCCCCTAATAAAGCCAAACCACCTACTAATAATGGTATCATAACGGGCAATGATGCAGGAAAAGTAGCTATGTTTGCAGGAGAAAATGCAGCCTGTACCAATCCCATTCCTATAACCTTTGGTATTTCTACTAAGATAGTTTTACCTAATGAAATTAACGCCTGTTCTAATACATCTTCAAAAGAAGCAACACCCATAATCATATCGCCTATACCTTTGCTAAACATTTCTGCTGTCTGCCCTAATCCTTGCCCTAATGATTGAAATGCTTGGTTCTTAATTTCCTTAAATGTTTCAGTCAATGTCTCCGCAGCATCAATAGATTGTATTTTGGTTGCGCCCATTGCCTCAAAAAATGCAGATAAAGAAGCCGTACTGCTTGTTATTGAATTATTGACTGCATCAAAACTTCCCACAATATCTGTACCTATATTTGGAATAGAGGGGATTGTGAAATCTGTATCATTTGAAGGCATAAGACTTTGTGGCGCAATAGTCTTACCTACTACTTGACTACCTATTGTTTCCCCAAAACTTACGCCCTCAAAAGATTTTTCAAAAGATTTTATTTGGTTCTCTAAACTACTAACATCTAATTTTAATTTAAGATTAGTTTCAATATCACTGCTTGCTTTTAATTCAGATAACTGCTTTTTAAGTTCCGTTAATTTATCTAATTCAGGCTGTGATAGAATTTTAACTATATTACCCTTTGCAACATTTTCAAAAATAGTAACTATATCTTTTGCTTTATTTTCAGATTCTTTTAGCGATGTGATATAAATTTGAAGGTTTTTTAAATGTTCAAAATCTGCGCCTGTTTGTGGTGTATCTAATTCATTAATCTTTTTTTGAACTTCTGAAATTTCATTACCTAATCCTGTAATAGAATTAAATGCAGGTACATTGCCTAATTCTATGTTAAGTAATTTTATTTGATTATTAAGCAATTCTATTTCATAGCGTACATTTGCAGTTTCCGCACTTCCTAATGATTGTTTTTGAAGTTTCTCATTTAATACAGAAAGTTCAAAATTATAAGATTCTAAACTTTTAGGATTAAATTCTAAACGCTTAATATTATTTTGAAACTCTTTTATTTGAGCATTTAAGGATACACTTTGCATTACAAGCGAAGGAATTAAGCCGCTATTTGGTGCTTGCTTATTGATTTGATTATTAATAATCTGTATTTGAAAATTCAAATCATTAATACTACCTTTTACGTTCTCAAATGCCTTAATCCTATTTTGAAGTGCCTCAATTTCATCTTTAAATTTAACAACCCCTTGCGCTAATTTATCAAAAGTACTACTACTTGCACTGGTTTCACGTAATTTAGATTCCATTTGCGACAAACGTAGCTGCAAACCTTCTAAACTATTACTATTTGTGGACATTAAAGCAAGCCTATCATTTATAGCCTTTAATTGCTTTTCAAGTGCAATAGATTCTTTTGCAACTGCCGCAAATGCGCCGCTACCTGCGCCAACTTTATTTAGCCTGTCTTTTGCATCTGTTAAACTTTGTGAAATAGCCCCTATACTACCTGCTGCAAATTCTGCGGCAGGTGGTATTTTAGTAGCAGCAGTTGTAACAGCATCTCCAACAAAACCCCATGTATCTAATACAGCTTTACCCTCCGCAGAAAGTTGCGATAAATCCGTTTCAGTTAATGTAGTTAAGCCTCTTTCAAGTTGTGTATAAGACTCCTCTACTTTTCTATAATTATCATTTATTTCTTGCGTTTTTTTCTCAACCTTACCTAAACCCTGTAATACATCTACCCCCATTGTAAGGATAGGAAAATTTGCATACATAGTTGATTTTATCGCAGTGCTGTAAGGCGATGTATTGTCTTGCGTGCCTGCCTTAGCTTTACTTTTCTCTTTTTCAGAAGCCGTTTCAAGCAAATCAAAACTCTTAACAACAACCTTTACACCTGCCGCTAAATTAGAAAAACTTTCTGCAACTCCATTTACCCAATTCTTAAATCCATCTGTTTGTGTTAGTTGTACAATACCATTGATTAAATCGGTAATAGTAATTACAACTTCTTTTGCTAATGGTAATAACGCTTGACCTAATTGCGCCCCTAAAATCTGAAAACTATCCTGCATTGAAGACCATAAACCTTCAAATGTATTTGATTGTGTTTTCATCATTTCAAAGAATTTACCACCGCTACTTGTCATATTAATTAAAGCAGCATCTATTTCTTTAAAACCTATTTTACCTGCACTTGCAAGTTTCTTTATTTCTGCTTCTGGCTTACCTAATACCTTCGCAAGCTCCTCGATAATTGGTACACCTGCATTAATAAATTGAGATAAATCGCCAGCCATTGCTTTGCCTTGCGCCTTAATTTGCCCATACGCATAAACAATTGAAGGTAATTTTTCCCTACCTACACCTGCCGCAACGTCCCCTATCCTACTTAAACGATTAGTTACATCGTCAATAGGTATCCCCATTGCAAGTAACTTTGTCCCCTGTTCCGCAACATCATCAAAATTAAAAGGGCTTGTACTTGCAAGCGTTTGAAACTGTTGAAATAATTTACCACCTGCGGCTGTACTGCCTGTAATTACATCTAAACTTGCACGTAAACTCTCAAATTGCGCTGCACTATTTATTGCAAATTTCCCTACATCGAATATTGCTTTTCCGATTTGGGCCGCCCCTGCTACGATTGCGCCACCTGTAACAGCACCTAACAACATGCCTTTAAAGTCTGTTGCTTCTCTAATTGCACCACCAAAAGCACCTTTTAACTTTTCCGTAAAAGACTCTTTTGAGACTGCACCCATTTCTACCCTTAAATCTTTAAGGCGTTCTCTTACCTTTATTATATAGGTAGCATCGCCACCCGAAAATTGTTTTTGTAATTTAGTCAATTCTTTTTGTAACTCCCCTACATTTGCAGTCGCTAAACTGAATGATTTTGTAGGTATGGGGCTTTCAGGGATTTTAGGCATTTTAATTCCTGAAAATCCCTTATTTAGGTCGCCTACTAACTTATTGATATTTTTAAGCATTTCTGCCTGATTCCCTAATGACAAATCAGGAATTTTAATAGATGCAAATGCACTATTTGTAGCAGACACTAATTTTGATGTTTGGGCTATCCAAGCATCAACCCCTGTCATCTGCACGCTAAATAATATATCTTCTGCCATAATACTCTTTCATTAAAAAAGGGAAAAGACTATTATATCTTTCCCCTTATATACTAATCGTCCCAAAGTGCTTCTGAAAATGTATCTAAATCATGGTTGTTTTTTTGGGGTTGTACTTTACCTTTATTTTCCAATTCAATAAGCATAGTAGGCTTTAATCTTTCTGCCATACCTGATTGATAATTTGAGTTAAACATACCTAAAATACTATCTACAATAGCACCTAATATATTTATTGCCCATTGAAAATAAAGCGTGTGCCTCACTTGTATATCATGCTCATCACTTAGTTGCTCATCAACACATTGCCGTATAATCTTACCTGCATCACTTCCCATTACTGCCAAAAAGCTATTATCTACTATTGATAGATTCATAAACTTTGCGTACTTTGAATAAGCCTTATACATCGCAACATGTTGCGTTATTTCTTTTTTCTGCTATCTGAAACCTCCTCTTTTTCGGGCTTTTCGATATTAAGTAAAATATACTGATATTCTTCCATAAAGCCGTTAGCACTAAGCAATTTAGCATACAAAGAAGCCCTGTTTTCTAATATTTCGCCACGTACTTCTATGTAAGGACAAATCGGTTTGCCTTCGCTATCACAAATGAAAATAGTATGTAAAAACATAGCTGCATTTGTGAGGGTAGAACCATGCAATTCCGCTTCGTATTCAGTTTGCGGTTTTGCCTTGTAAGTCCAAAAGCCTAATGGGTCTTTAAATTCAGTTTCTTTTGGAATAGGCACATTCAAGTCTTCTTTCAAGTCCGCTAACTGCTTTTCTGCAAGTTTGAACGCACTTAAACGAATTTCCTTCTTAATATTCTCATACTCAAGAATTGAAATTTTAGGAATGAAAATATCGCCTAACGATTTATTTGTATCAATATTCCCATTCCTAATAACCTCATGTTTGTAAGGTACTAATTCGTACCCTGAAAAGTCTGTGATTCTTAACATTTTGCGGTTGTTAATTTATTATAGTTGTTGATTTTTGAGTGTCCATGAATAGCCCATGAATGTAGGATATGTTGGATTTTCCATTGTTCCCGCCCCTTTTCCAAAGTTATGCGGTCTCCATTCAGCACCCACATAAGGCAAAGTAATTACAGTCCAATTCAATGCAACCCATGCGCCTGCATACGCTGTATTACATGTATAGTAGTCTCCATTATATTTCACAGTTTCTCCCACATAGTAGTATTGATTTGGCTTAAATGCAGGTGCGCCAGTTGGTAGAATATATACAAGTGTAAGTGAATCGCCATCGGCAGGAGCAACTGCTAATGTAAGTTCGCCCGTTGCGTAATCATAGCTAACAACCTCGTCTTGTGTAAGCGGTACGCCATTTCTGCATATCTCTACAAACCAATAAAAGGGGTCTGTTACATCGTAAGGATTTACGCCTAAAGGTGTTTTTTTATCATTAATAGGACATAATGGCAAACCTGTACCAGATGGCAAAGATGCGCCTAATAAAGATTCATTCCCATTACCTACTTTAAAAACAGTAGTAGTGCCATCTGGCGCAAAAGCATTGATAATTGTACCGCCTAAATTCTGATTGTCAAGAAAGTTTTCCATAACAACCATTTTTCCGTTTGCAGTAGGAATAGCACGCCCTTTTGATTCGATTTCTACCGTATATGTCTCTTGTTCCGTAGCCATATTTGTAATCCAAACACGACATTGTGTAAGAACCTTTGATGTTCTCATTCTTTTTGAATCATTTGTGCTATGCACAATTAAACACCCTCTAATACCATAATCACCTGCGATAGGCATACTTCCACTACTTAGAAAACCACCGTAGGGACTACCTGCATGGCTTGAAAAGTCAAAACCTACAATAGCTGCAATACCTTGTATAGCATCACCCTTAACTGTTAATGTAGTTTTGTAATTATACCCCCTATTTGATTTGTAATTTTCTTTCCCAACCTCAACACTTTCCATTTCATCTAATGCCTCACCTGAAATGGGGGCAATTTCTGCTAAATGACAAAGTATGCCTTGCGTAAAAAGCAAGTTAGGGTAACGTCTTGATTGAAAACCACCATAAAGACCAAACAAAACGGCTGCATTTTGCTTTTTAGGGGTGTAATTATCACTTGCTATATTTGGGGTAGGCTCAAATGTTGCGTAATTATCATACGGCGTTATTTGGGCTGTATCTTGGTTTGTCATATACTAATTATGAAAATAAAGTTTAAATCTTATTAAAAACTCGAAATTAAAAATACCACACTCATCACTTTGCTTTGCTGTACTACGAATATCTATATTATTTATACCAAAATCTCCAAGCATTGCATTTGTAACTGTAACTATTCCATTCGTGAGCGTATCGTAAGTAAATGATAATGCAGATTCTCCAAACAAATAAGAAATTGCAGATTTTACAGTATTAAATTCAGGAATAAAAATATCTTTCTTCCTAATAATACCTATGATAAAATCAGATTCTGTAAATATTTGGCAATTTGAATCACTGTCTTCATTTACATTATCACTATACAAGTAAAGTTGTATATTTGACTTGTGTTCGCACTTATATAACTTTCTGCCGTTTACAACATTATACATTCTTTCTGGATTTGGCAATCCTACAAAAGCAGGGTTCGGAGGGTTTATTGCATCGCAATTTAATACAGATTCAATAACCTTACCTAACTCACTATCTAATTGCCATCTATTAATCATGTAAACGGATTTTTATAAACATATTTTTTGCCGTAAATCTTTTTCGCCTCCTCTTGTACTGTTTTTACTATATTGCCACCGTATAAGGAAATTGCCATATCTAAATAGCTTTTTCCATACTTACCTTCCGACCATGCAAGAACATACTTTGTGTAGTCCATTTCAGAAAAAACAACTGCTTTGTAGTCGTGCGTTTCTGCTTTTGTACCTTCTCTTAGTCTGCCTGTCCTTACACCTACATACTGACCGCTAATAATATCCTCACGTATCTTTCTTGCTAAATATTCGCTTGCATCTGTAATCATCTGCTTTACAAAAGCATTTTGATTCACTCTTATTCGTGCCTCAAATTGCTCTGTATTTAGCTTAAATTTAGCCCTCAATGCCATATCTGTATGATTATAAGCGCAAAAATATAGTGCTTGCTTGTACATTGTACAACTTACAAGCAATAGCTATAATTTTGCATTAAAAAATACCATATTTCAATTTATTAGATTTACAAATAGGCTGCTTAGATACCTAACAAGTGTCGATATAAGCAATATTATGGCAAATATGCAAGCCACATACTTTGATGACTTGCCTTTTAGTGAGGATAATAGGGTAGTATATTGCTTTCCAAAGGAATTAGCATTGCAAATATCTGGTATAGAAACAGCCGCTTTGGTAGGACTTGCTACAAAGAATGGTAATTTTGAAACCCTTAGCGCAATTGGTACGCCTAACAATGCAGAAATAAAAACCTTTAACTTCGGAAATAAGCGAATTGAGGCTGTAATGTTTGATACAGCCCCTTTGAGTGCTTTTCAAATAGAGTTTAGCCATTCAAATTACGATACTTTATCTGCATTTTCAGATTATATTAAGCCTAAATTAGCAAGTGGGAATAGTACCGTAATAAATAATTTCTCCTCAAATGGAAATATAGTTTATTTCGATTTAGCTGCAAATACTTCTATCCCATCAAGTGCTTTTGGGGAAACCGCAGACGTTATTAATGTTATTGATAGTGCAGGGCAAATAACGGCAATAGGTGATTATTGCTTTGATAGTTCTTATATTGTTAGCGTAAATCTTCCTTCTGTAACTGAAATTCCTGTTGGTGCTTTTTCATATTGCGATAGACTAACAGATGCAACTTTTGGTGCTGTAACGGATATTAATACTACTGCATTTGCGTATTGTACAGCCCTACAAACACCTACTTTTTTCAATACAGTAGTTACAATAGGTGCGGAGGCTTTTTTGAATTGCACTACGATTGATTATGCAGTTTGTCCTTTACTTGAAACGGCGGGCGCAAGTGCCTTTAAAGGTTGTACTACATTAGAAGGTTTCGCATTTGATGTATTGCAGGTGTTTGAAAATAATGTATTTGAGGATTGTACTGCATTGTTTGAACCTACGGCTGATAGCATAATAGAAATTAAACATAGTGCATTTAAGGGCTGTACAAGTGCAAACGTTTTTCCGTTTGATATGGCACAAAATATTGGCGATTCTGCATTTGAAGGCTGTATTTCATTAGATAACGCACACTACACAGCCGCAAGTGCAATAGGCGCAAGGGCTTTTCATAATTGTAGTGCCTTAGAAGTGATTAATATTGAAGCTGCTACATCGGTGGGAAATAATTGCTTTGATGGGTGTACAAGTTGTACGCAAATACGCATGAACTCCGTAACATCTTGTGGTAATAATTCTAATAACAATAGCGTATTTGATAATATGACTTACGTAGGATTAGCGGTTTATATTAATAGTGCTATTGCTTCTGATTTAGATATAACTCAAATACAATCAGCAGGGGCAAATGTGTTTTATTAATAGAATAATGTAAAAATAAACGCAAAAGATATATTGCTTATATGTGCGTTGTACAACTTGCAAGCAATAGATATACTTTTGTATAAAAAATATAATACTATGCAATTTTCAAGATTTGTTGATAGGGCTATTAGGTATGTAGGGCATGTTCCAGTTGCTGACTACCTCGAAAGAATGAGAGATGTTTATGACGAGGATTTACCCTTAGACGAGAATAATAGAGTGCTTTACTTTTTTCCGCAGGAAAAAGCACTTGAATTAGGCGGTAAGTCTGATAGTGTATTAGTAGGATTTGCTTCAAAAAATGGTAAATTTGAACGACTATCAAATTTAGGTACGCCTAATGAGGGTGAAATAAAAACAATGCGAATAAATAGAAAAACTATTGAAACAGTATTGTTTACGCCCTCTTATACAGAAGGCGCAATTTACATGTCATTCACAAGTGGCGATTATAGTACACAATCTGCATTTGAGGCTTACATAAAACCAAAACTCAATTCTGGTAATGAGGCTGTTATAATGAATTTTAGTAGCGAGAGTAATATGATAGCCTTTAATTTACAACGTCCTACTGGCTTTAGGGTAAATGCCTTTTTGAATGATACGGAAGTAATTGAAATAGTTGATTGGGCGGGACAAATACAGTCATTAGGCGAAAATTGCTTTAGAAATGCAACATCGCTAACTGGAACATTACTACCAAGTCTTACATCTATTCCAAAGAACGGATTTTTAGATTGTACTAACTTTGTAAATAACTATTTTGGCGAAAATTTAATATCATTAGGCGACAATGCTTTTAAAAACTGTATAGGCTTTATTCCTTCTCCAAGTTTCGGAAAAACAGCAACTATTGGCGTTTCTGCATTTGAAGGCTGTAATGCAATAGAAACAATAAATATGCCTAATTTGGTCAAAATGGGTGCAAGGGCATTTAAGGATTGCGGCGCTTTACTTTCTGTTGAATTTGAATCATTACCAACTATTAGCGAAAGTGCATTTGAGGGTTGCATATTGCTTGAAACCGCTAATGTAGTGAACGCAATTACTACACAGAAGAATTGCTTTAAAAATTGCTATGACTTGCACGTTATAAACATGGCTAATTTGGAAAATGTAGCGGAATCTGCTTTTGAAGGTTGTAGTTCTATGACTGCTTTTGATTTTACGGTTGCTTTAACGGCAGGTGTAAACGCATTTAAACGCTGTACATCTGTTACTAATGTAGATTTACAAAATGCCACAAGTATAGGTAATAGTTGTTTTGAAGGCTGTACTGCCGCAACCTTAATCACTATTTGGGCTGCTACTACATTAGGCACAACGACCGCAAACAATAGGGTTTTTTACGGTTGCACTTATTCAGGATTAAGGATAAATATAAATAGTTCTATTCAAAACGATAGCGATATTTTAGATGCGCAAGCAGGGGGCGCAAATATCGTAATAGACTAATTTTGCTTAGATATAAAAAACGCTGCATAAATCAATATGCAGCGTTTTTTGTTTACGTGTTTCTTAGAATCAATACAGACTTTTATGTAGCTATTATCTCAATTTAGATACATGACTTGTTTTTTCTTTTGCGCAGAAATGTGTTGATTTGACTACACCATCGCCCTGCTTAAACTCCCTTATTGCAAATGTATGCCCATCGTCATTTGTTTGTGTATAATGGCAGTCATACCAAGTGCCATCGTTAAAATGTACACGTTCCCTATATTTACCATTACGTGTATCATTCCCCAAAGAATCTGTACCAAACAATTCGTATGTATCGCTATTATCTATATAGTTTTGTGAGAACCCCGAAATAGCGAAAAACAAAAACATAATAAACAAATACTTTTTCATAAAAATGGTTATTAAGTGTGTAATAAGCATTTTAACGAAAAAGTATTTGTTTTGTTTTTAAGATAATTATATCTACATAAATATGTATCAATATAAAGGTAGTTCTAATTTTGCTTCTTTAAAATATGCAGCATATTTATTTTTACCCTTAAATACAAAATCAACATGCTTATTAACGTAGTTTGTGCGGAAAATACGTACATTATCATTTGAAACATCGCCAGTTACTTGCATTAACTCTAATATCTTTTGCTCAAAAATAGGACGTATATGTGCAGGTATTTCTGTAATTCTATCACCTTTGAATCTATCAATAGGATATTCAATATTTAAACCCGTTTTTGCGCCTAATGCCTCAAATATCTGAAATAAACGCTCCAAAGAAACGCTGCGAATAGCAACGCCTTTTTTGTTTTTGGTAGTATTTGCGCCCTTAATAATATTTGCCACTGTTGCAGCAGAAATATTAATACCCTTATCCTGCATGACTTTTGCTACTTTCACATACGTTGTACGCTGTTCCTTATAGCATGTTTGTATTTTAGCGGTTAAACCTGCTTTTGTTTCTTCTATATTCATTTTGTAATTAAATTAAACCTTATAACGAAAAGCATATAAATAATGTTTTAGACTACATGTTTATGTGGTTTCAATATAAATACAAAACCTTCTGCATAGTTAAGTCGTATTAGTATCATAATCAAATAATATTATGACAAAGTCGCAAATTTTTACAACTGCATGGGATAGAGTGCGCAATACAGGTTGCACAATAGGATATGCACTTAAACGTGTGTATGGTAGCTTGCGTTGTAAGAAATTTGCGACTGTATATAGCAGCAAATTGTTTGATATGTTTCATAGTGTTGAAAAGGGAATTGCTAAAAATAATGTTGCTGCTTATTCAATTGCGCAAAAAAATGTAGTTGCTGCAAAAGAAGTATTAAGAAATATGTATAAGTACATGATTACAAATAGCGATTTGGCAAATATCGTAATCATAACAGCCCTAAATACAATAGCAGGTATAGTAAAAAGCATCGAACTACCTTCTATTGAAAAGTTGTACAAGGCTGTAAACACCGCACTTAGTGAGGGTTTTATTTGTCAATTTTAATAAATGTTTTCCTTACGTAGCCTACCCCTTTGTACTCCTCAAAAGTGTAGGTTATTGCCTCGCCCCTATATATTTCGTGGCACAAAATAGCCCTGCCATTTGCAATAACCTCAACAGTAGGTTTTCCAAAAACAGCATCAAATTGATAGATAGTTATGCTATCCATAACAATTTCAGATGTTGCGCCCACTTTTATGGTAGTAGGCGTTTGCGCTGCACAACTAATTGTAGCAAGAGATAAAGACGTAAAAATAAATATTTTCATATTTGTATAATTATATAGGTATAACCAAGTAGTAGGCAATTTGTTTGTATAAAAAAAACACACGACCTACACAGCCGTATGTTTCAGAAATAGAAAAAAATGAAAATTCCAAAAAAGCGCAACCCTGCGAAGGGTTGTTTTATTTACATTGTGTAAGGTAACTTACACAGTTATATGTTTCAAAAGTGAAATGCAAAGACACCTAAAACTTTTTATGAAAAAACATACAACCTACACAGCCGTATGTCCTCTATATAAAAAAAATTATGAAACGAAAAAAAACAGAAAACTCAAAGCACAAAGATACGACTTTTATCTGAAACACAAAAAAAACATCAAAATAAATATAAACAATATTACATATATAGCTGTTATATAAGTAAATATAGCATTATGACAAAATATATATATCATAGCACATTAATAAATAGGGGTTGGACAAAGAAGTCAATAGACTTATTTCTACCAACACCCGATAAAACCGTTCCTAATCCAAATTACAAGAAAACGACTTCAAAGTTATACGACCTATCAAAAGTTGAAAGTATTGAGAAATCGAATGAGTTTAAGTTATTTCAAGAAAAGAACGCAAAAAAAGTACTTGGCAGCCAAAAGGCAGTTGAAACAAAAAGGGTTGCATTAATAAAATACATAAAAGATTTAGTTATAGAAGTTCCGCAATTCGATAAAGAAACCATTACGCAAAAGGCTTGCGACCATTACAATAGTGGTTACAATCGCTATGTAAATCAACCTGCAACGCCTGATTCAGATACGGGTTTCTTGAATAGAATCACATTGAATTTTTTGAGGCATACTATGACTGACTATGAAAAACAATTAAATACCATTTGGGGCAAAGTAGGGAATAGTGAGGCATATCAATTATTGAAAGAAAAGGTAAATAACGCTATCAAAGAAAAATATAATTGGTTATGAAAGAGTTTTTTAAACAACTATGTAAGAAATATCCTGACTTAAAATTAGGATTGATTATCGAAAGTAATAAGGCTTTATGTATCGAATCTTTGTCTTACAAAGGTAATTTACATACTGCCATTACAAGCGAAATTATAGCCTATTTTAAGACACTTAATTTAGCTGCCATAATTATAGTAAAATGCGATTTTGATTTAACCTTGCATGGATTTACATTGCTGCAAAATAATTCGTATGAATACACTAATAAACTAAATTTCACATGGAACAAATAACCGCTATTGCTATTATAGAAAATAGCAAAATTGAAGTAAGTCAAAAACAATCGCTTATCGAAACCATACAACCGTATATCGAAACTATACAGGAATGGAAAAAAAACGCATTTCTTTGTGTAGTAACAGATGTGTCGCAAACTGACTACATAGATGTCGCAAAACAAGGCTGTAAAGAAATTGTAAAAATACGTACTACCTTAGAATCGTTGCGCAAAGAGAAAAAAGCAACTGCACTCGAATATGGTAGAATTATAGATGCAATCTTCAAAACGATTACAAGCGAAATAGAACCAATTGAAACGCATTTAAAAACACAAGCTACTTTTATAGAAACCGAAAAGAAGCGTAAAGAAAAAGAAATATATGATTTACGGATAAATCTATGTGAGCCATATAGAGATTTTTTTCCATACGGTTTTTGGGAACAAAACCAAATCGTTGTAATGGGAAATGAATATTTTGAGCTTACCCTGCAAACCGTAAAAGAAAAATATAATGCTGCGCAAATAGAAAAAGAAAGAATTGAGAATGAAAGAATTGCAGCAGAAAATCTACGTTTGCAGGAAATTGAGGCGCAAAAGAAAGAGTTTGAACGATTAAAGTTAGAAAATGAAAAACTGAAAAAAGAAATCGAAAAACCAAAGGCTATTGAGCTCCCACCTTTACCTGAAATAAAAGACAGTACCGAAAAAGACTATTGGTTAAAGGTTGCTGATAATTACAGGAAAATGCAATTTCAGGACTTTGGCACATCACTAAGTAAAAAGGTTATAGCTGATTTAAGTGTATTAAATGAGAAAATAGCTACACATATTGAGAAGATAATAGGATAAAAAGAAATGCGTTATAGCTTCACAGCCGTAACGCATTGTTCTTTAAAAATACAAATATCAATATTTTCTCAATAAATTAATCAATTTCTCGCAAGGGAAGCAATCAAATTTATCTTTTCTAAAATTTGTGTGCGTATAAATATTCCTACCCTTTAAAAGTCCTTTATTTAGGCTTGGGATAAAATCAAACCAATCACTATCTACACTTCCTGATTCGGGCTTAAACTTCATAGTAGTGCCTATATAGTCTATCAATTGCCCCAAAGATTCTACTTGCTTTTCTGTATATGTCTCCCAAAAATCAAAACCCCTAAACTCACATGTTTCAACTATCTTTGCATCTACTTTCTTTTTCGTAACAGGGCTAATATAATCGTTTCCTTTTTTCTCCAAATATCCTAAACTGCAAATTTCGATACTTACAGCTTGTGATTCTAATGCTATTCTATTTGGATATTCCTTTGTTTTTAAGCCTAAATGATAGCCATAATAAAGCATAGACATTGTTTGATAAATGTCTCCATTTCTATCTATGATAAAATGTGTAGCTACCTTATCGCTATTTGATTTCCAGTATTCAATAGAACTCATTGCACTGCCACCTGCGGTGTGGTGCAAAGCAATGTATTTCTTTTCCGTTGTCTCATGTACATATTGAGAAACAGGTAGAATATTTCTAATAATTTGTATGCCTTCCATGTCGTCTAATTGCTAAATAGGTTATATATGTTACTATAATGAGTAGTAAGTCAATGATTATATACGAATTTGAAGCAAATAATTTAAGCATTTCATTGCTCGGATTAAATGCCATTACAAGACTATGTAGTCCTGCTATAAAATTAACAGTACACAATGATAAATCTTTTACCAATAGTACTTTATCAATCGTATTATAATACTGCCAAAGAGAAACTATTACAACGAATGAGCTAACAAGTAATACTGTCCCTATTGTAATATTAGTAATATTTATAATCATTATTCTTTATTTTTTAAGCCTAAAAACTTACGTAGTATTTCGGGCATATTTGAATCCACAAATGTATATACTTTTTTCGCAGATAGCGCAATTAATACAGTTACTAATATTTCATGTTGTTTAAGTAGTTCAAATTCAATCCCTATAAATTGCACTAAACATGCCATTATACCACTTGCAAGCCATTCAGAAATGGCGGTACGAGCGTTTATATCTTTCTTATCCCTAACTGAAAATAAAATACGTACAATCGGGGCAAAAAAACTTATTGCTATTAAGAAGTAATTTATATTCATGTTAGTTATTTATTCGCAAAGATATGTTACTTTTAGGCTTGTGGTTTCTACTCATTCAATGTTTTGTAATATTTTTTATAAAAACGAATAAAAACGGCTTATTTTTACTTAAATGCTTAATTATTTAGCACATATTGTGCCATTTTTTTATATATATACTTGTAAGTAAAATAGGTAATTAGCCTTTTTATACGCAATATAATTGAAATAGCAAACAATTTATTACAAAATGAGTTATAGCTATATTACTTTTAATCATTAATTTATGAAAAAACTTATTCTTAACTGTTTGAAACTGCAAAGTGCAGGGCTTGTAACGATTCAAAATTATTTGAAACAAAACGGTTACAATGCTACTATTAATGAGGTGCAAAGCGAGGCTAATAGCTTGGTTGCGGCAGGTAACGCAACACTTAATGCAGGGGTTTATGAATTTAATAATTAAACCATGAAAATAAAAGTATTGCTTGTTAGTAGAATATCTCACCACGACATATTTTGGCAAAATCAAATACGATGTGCAGTAGATGTTAATGATAGCATTTTTCATTCAGTAGATAATAGTAATGAAAATCCTATCTTTCATTCTATTTCTGCATACGAATTAAGTCAAGAAATGAATCTACCTTTTTTGACTGAAAAGCAAATAAAGTACGTCTATCAAAATATGGCAGATAGCAATGTTTATATGAAAGATAGATTTGACTACATAATGTGCAATCTGTTTATATTTGAACCTGACAATGGTATAGAATACAAAACGGTAAAGCAAAACATACAATCACTATATGATTTGTTTTTTGAGATGCAAGAAATTGAACAATACAAAATACTTGAAAATATTTTTAACAAAAGATATGCTGAACAAAATAGTTGAAACACTAAAACAATTAACCGCAACTGAAAATGTAGTAGTAGGCGGTGCAAGAAATCCAGAAATGATAGTATTTTCAGAAAGATACTACGATGGCATTTCAGATAATGACTATAATGAGAAATTACGAGAAATTGCGCAAGAAATTCTTATCGGCATTGTAGGTAATATAGATGTAACGGAAATTACAGATATATATAATGACTATACATTATGTGTAGTTTCAGGAAGTACCGTTGGAATATCAATAGAACAGATACAATATATTGTAGGATTTGATAATTCAGAAAAAGAAGTATTTGTCAATATATTCAATTTATTGCCTGAAATTAAGAAAAAAGAGTTTGTCAAAAATATTTTAGTAGTAGGCAAAATAAAAGAGTTATTGATAGAACCTTTTACAAGCAAATCCGTATAAGTACATATAACCAATAATTATTATGCTAAAAATTAAACTTTTATTACCACCGTTAAAAAGAGACATTAATGTATGTGGAAATTGCGGAGCTACATTAGTAAAAGGACTTGTTTTCTGTCCTACATGTGGCTAATCTTTAACAAGTGCATGGTTTTACCTTGCACTTTTTTCTTTTATATCATGGAACTAAAACAAGCGCAAGAAATTGCATATACATTATTAGACCCGCTTTCTCCTTACTGCGATAAAATCGAAATAGCAGGTTCTGTAAGGCGAAAAAAGGGTTTTGTGAAAGATATTGAGTTAGTGTGTATCCCAAAGAAAGATTCAATAAAAGATTTATTTGGCAATGAATCTGAAACAATACATTCTTTTCATGGTATATTAAGTGAATTTACCATAAATAAGGGCAATACAAGAACTGGAAAATACATTCAATTTCAAACACAAGGGATAAATGTAGATTTATTTACAGCAACAAAAGAAAATTTTGGATTAACACTTGCTGTAAGGACAGGCTCTGCAAACTTTTCACATACAGTTTTAGCAAAGGGCTGGGTAAGGAACGGATATACAAGCAAGGAAAATATATTGTATAAAAATGGAATTGCTCACCCTATCTATACTGAAAAAGATTTGTTTGATTTAATAGGGGTTGATTTTATTGAACCCGAAAATAGGGCTTAGTATCTATAACAAACACAGCTAATAATATCATTGGCTGTGTTTGTTATTGTGCCTCATTAGCAGATATATCAACATATACGGCTGTATGCCCCCATTCGCTAATGATAGCTTTAAACGCATCGTCCCTATTTACTGCATCTTTGCAAAATACAGTAAAAGTTCTACCTATTGCAGAAAACACAAGGTTTGAATCTCCTTGCTTTATAATTTGTATTATATTTTCGCTATTAATAATAGATTTCTTTGTTTCGATTATCATATAATTATATTTATAGTAGTAGTACCTTATCTATAAGGTACTACTACTTGATTGTTACACTACAATATTTGCTCCTGCAAATTGAGAATCTGTAATATCTAAGTCCGTAAGGATAGTTGTATTAACATAAATAGTTAGGTCAGATAAAACACAGCCTAAAAACACGCCGTCATTACCTGTTGTACTACCACATGTTGCCGCTAAATTACTAATATTTACATTCAAAAGAGCAGAGCAATTTTTAAAAGCACTATCCCCTAAAGTAATAGCATTTGGCAAATTTGCATCAGTTAAACTCAAACAACCCTCAAATGCGTTTCGATTCACATCTAATGCAAATTGCAAGGTAATTGTTTCTAATGCCTCACAATCAGTAAAGCAATAATCACCCACTAATCCAATAGGGCTTAAATTTAAAATGCTGAATATGTCCATGCTTGCACATAAAATACAGCCCATAAAACACTCCGTACCTGCACTATTTAATTTAGGGAATAAAAATGATGTAATTGCCTCGCAACCATAAAAACACCTATATCCTGCTAACTGTAAAGAATGTATATCAATAGTTGTTGCACTTGTACAGCCCTCAAATGTACTATTTCCACAAGATGTAGCAGATGGGAGAGTAAAGGTTGTAGCACTTGTACAGCCAGAAAACACATTATCTTGCAACGTAAGTGCGTTATTAAATTTAAATGATGTACAAGACGAGCAGTCCTTAAAGGTTGCATTAGGAATATTTGTCAATAGCGGCAAATCAAAAGAAGTAACAGATGAACAGCCCGAAAAAGAACCTTCGCCTACTTGTGTACAATTTAAAAAACTAATCGCTATTAAATTGGTACAGTTTTGAAATGCAAAAGCACCCATTTCTGTTAGTGCTATTAAGCTGGCAGATGTAAGAGAAGCGCAACCCATAAAGCTCTCTTGCCCTAAAATAGTACACCCAGAGAATGTTACTTCTGTAACTACCGAGTTTTTGAAAGACTTATCTCCTAATGCTACTATTTTTGAAGAACTATCACTTACTTTTAGAACTTCTGTATCGTCCGAAAAAGCACTTGCATTTATTGAGATATTATTAAGTACATCAAATCGTACAGTATTTGTAACTACTGAAAAGTTTATAATATCAGAAATACTTGATAAAGTGGAAACCCTTGTACTTATAAAATTATAAAAAGCCTGCTTAGTATTATAAGCATTGGTATTAAACTCAATAACTATACCGCCCACAGGAATAGGTGAAAACAGAACAGCCTCAAATGTATTATTACCTACACTTACGTTTACAATTTCGCCACCATTAGGAACGCCTATACCGCTAAGCTCGTCAAACTCTCCATTATGATTTGCAATACCAATCAATGCGCTATCTGTAACGCCACCAACATCATCTACAATTTGCTTTGGAAAGAAATATGCCACCTTATTTTCAGTATCAAGTGGTAAATCTACGTTGTAGGTATTTACCATTTCATCAAAGTAAGATAATGCAAGCATTTCGCCTATATAATAGGACGCTCGTTCTATAAATCTGTATAAGTAGTTTGCCATATATACGATATTTTTCTGCAAAGTTATACCTTATATATGTAAGTCGCTATATTAGCTATTTTTAGGCTGTATTTCGCTATCTGTAATACAATGCGATTCTTTTATATCACTTTCTAAAATAGTGTATAAATCGGTTAAATCTGCTAATAATGAAATAGCGTTTTTATACGAATCTATAAATGGTTGTGGGTTTCTTTCTAAATCATTTAATAATTTGGTAGTTTTGCATGGATTTATGCTGATAATATGATAATCAAACTTCAACGTATTTACGTTGTAACAGCATGTAGTATATGGTAGATTTGTTATGACAAACTCTTTATGTAAAATAATATAATCACTATCAATACTATTTGTTTCTTTTCCATTATTTAATAAGATAACATCTAAGGTAATTCCGTAAATATTACTCAAAATAGGTATATCTTTCTTTATATAGCCCCTTACTAATATTCTCCCATTACTTTCATATACAATTGCCAATCCCATCTTTTTAGCCTCGCTAATTAATGCAGGTGTTAATATGCCTGTATTTTTTAGTATTTTTTTAAACTCTTTAATACCCATTTTGCTTTGTTTTTGGATTTATTCTTTTATTGATTCTCATTAGCGTATTACCTAAATAGGCATTTATTCCTATTGCACTCATTAATTCCTGAAACTTACCTTTTTTTGTAGTGTCCAAGTCAATAAGTGTAAATAGGGGCGTATAATTCTCATTAACGAATGTAGTAGTGAATAGGTTACTCATTATCTTTTTATTTTCGACATGAATAATATTCTTTGTAGGTAAGTCGCTGCTATCAAAAGAGTTGATTGGTAGTAATGAGTTGTTTTTGAGTTCAAAAAACATAGTTTCTTTTACAGGAATATCGCAGGTAATTATACCCCTAACGATAAGCATTTTATTCATTACCTGCATAGCAATATAGTTTGCAGGTATATCACAGCTATAAATGTCGGTACTATGTGTTTCGTATATGTGTAAAGCTAATTCAATCATAATTAAGTTTTCACTATAAACGATTTTTAAGCTGCGTTTGTTTATGCAAACAAAATGCCCGAAATTTGGTTATATAGATATAATTATAATCAATTTATTGTGAATTTACTTACTAAATTTTCGGGTGTTAAGCAGGTAGCTGTTTTTGATACGCTTTGCGACAAAGACAAAGAGACATTAATGATTATACAAGATAATTTTAATGCAGAAATGGACTATCTTAATGCTACATATAAGCATTTGAATGATATTCCAAGCCTAATTGATATGCCATACTGCAAAAATAAGAACCAAAAAAGCTACAATAGTTTTAAGACAATCATTATGCAAGCCGTTGAAAATGCAGAAAAAACGATTGCAGCAGCAAAAAAGAATTTTATTAATAATATCATATATTATTTTGAAACAACCTATTTAATTAAAACACCTATTCCTGTAATACATGAGCATAGAACCTATACAAGCGACCCAATTGCAAAAGCATATATTTCTTTATTAGAAAATCCAGAAATTGAACCCATTTTGATGTTTATTCAAATGCAAAATAATGGCTTATCTTTTTTCGATAAGGGGATGAGAAATGTAATAGATGCTGCAAAAGGCTGTATATACAGAAAAGCAAATGCAGTATTGAAGGCAAACAAAATAGAGTTTCCTGATAGGGCGAGATATACAAATAATTATGGTATTGATAGCAAACTAAAAATCAAAAATGACTGCAATTCACGCAAAATAGTAGCTGCATTGTATTCATGGGAGTTTCGCAGTTTTGGTATGTCAAGACCTTGCGAGGGCGATATGAATAGCATTTTAGCAGATTCGTATGATAGTGGTTTTGTGAACTTTCAAAATACTTACTCATTAAGACCACATGTAAAGGCACTGTCTTTGAAGTATTACAAAAATGGTAAATTCATAATCACATTTGATAGCAATGAATCTGCATACGCTTTTTATGAGTTTTGCGAGTTTGATACATTACAGGAAGGTACTTGGTAAAAAATAGCTTAAAAGAGAACACCCGTTACAATTACTTGCAACGGGTGTTTTTTATTCGATAACTTTCATTTCTTTTATAAACTCTATTTCCTTTTTTAGCTTTTCTATCCTGTATATTAGCATATTTCTTTCGCATTGTTCTTTACTATTTAATTTGCGTACCATGCCATTCTTTTTCAAATACTTTTTCGCAGTTTCACAAATGTTATCTATTTGCTTTTCATTGTACGCTATTACAGTCTCCTTACTTTTTACATACTTAAAATAATGGCTATAAACAAGCATTGTAGCCGTTTCTTTATCTGTAACTTCAAAGCCAAACTGCTTGTGAATATCAAGTATTTGGCGCAATGTGTAGGTAACATAATCGAAAATACGAATAGTACCTATTTTCTGTAAAGTAGTATGTAATTCTACTTCGTAATCTAACGTATTTGCGATACTCAATACTTCTTTCATGTACTCTAATCTTTCATTGTAGGCTGCTTTAATTGCCGTATTTTCGCATGTAGCAATAGATTCAATTAACGCATCTACTTCTGTTTTTACATTCTCTTTGCACTTCAAAGATAACGCCTTTTCTTTTGCGTTTTTGTCGCTTAGTTTTGGCGCAAATTTTAATATCAATTTAGGCTTATCGCTTTTTCCCTTGCTGTCTTTTGGGTAGTCCTTAGAAAACGTTTCAATCAATTCTTTTATATGCCCTACATTAAATTGATTATCATAGAAATAGATAAACGCCTTAAATTTGAAACCACCAAAAGGATTTAGCCATGCTGTGTAGTTATTTTCAAATTGCGTAAAACCCAAATTAATTAGTTCTTTTGGGGCTGTTTTGATGTCTTTGCAGATAGTTACTATCTTATTAAGTAACACTAAAATGACATCTTTTTGTTGTAAAAACGTTAATTCCATAATAAATTTAGTTATTGATTATATATATTTATACGCATAAAAGCGAAATAAGTTTTGATTTTAAACATTTTTTTTGATAAATTTGTTTATAGCTTATCGTAACTATCTGCGAAGGCTGATACTACTTACATTTGTGAGCAAGTCAGCCGTTTTATTCAATAATCAATATATAAAATGAGAAATTTAGTTTACTATTTCAAAGAAGGCACTTTCCTGTTTAGCGAAAATTGGCTACAATACGTAAAAGAGTTGAAAGAAACTGCTTGTATGGCAGATAAAACGCTATTTGTTTTTGCTATTCCTAATCATAACGGCAAAATAAATGCTAATTTGGTGGCAAAAGTAGAAAATGCAATAAATGGTGCAAGCGATATTGATAGCTATATTGCGCAAAATGAAAAACTAACTACTTCTTTGCGCTATTTTGAGGCTGCAAATAAATCTGACAATATGATTATTGAGGCACTAAAAAAAGAAATTGAGGAATTGAAAGAAGCGAAAAAAGAAGCAAAGATATTTGAAAATAAACTCACAAAAGCAGAGAAACAACTTGGTGAGTTTAAAGACGATATTTCAACTTTGCGAGCCACAAATGCCTTTTTAAAGCAGGAAATAGCGAAAGACGTAACGCAAAATGCTATGTATATAGAGTTAGGTAAGAAACTAAACAGCAGAAGTATGGAGTTATCGCAAGTCAAAAAAGAAAATGGCATTTTAAAAGCTAATAATCAACTTTTAACCAATAAGCTAAATGAAAGATAAATTTTATAATCAGCAAACGCCTAATTATTTCGGGTGTAACAGTCATTTTGGCGATGTTTTCACGTTATCGGAAAAAGACTTAGAAGAAATTGCAAAATATAAGCAACAACATGAAAACGCTAAAAGCGAAAAACAATATGCCTACGATGAGAACGGCAATAAAATTGAAATGACAGAACATTTTTTGCCACCGTTTACAGCATGATAATAGTAGAAAAAGACTTTAATACTATGCTTGGTAGCACTTTTATTTTTGATAATGAATTAGAAAGTGTAAGTATAAGCGATAAGGTAGTAGTCAATGCCAAACAACATACTTGAAAACGAAATAACCTTGCATCTTTTAGAGAAAAACGAATTAGATACTTTCAAAACATTATTTCCAAATGAAAACGCTTAATCTTGTAGTTAATGCTTACTTTTTCGATATGCTTGCAAGTAAACAGAAGAATATCGAATATAGGGCAATTGGTAAACATTGGCTAAACAGACTTTTAAAAAAAGACACAGCACTATATAATGGTTTAGTGGATTTTAACGCCTATCATTTAGCAGGGGAGACTGTAAAGTTGGCAGATTTAAAGTATGACTTCAAAAGCGTTACTTTTCAATTAGCGTATAAAGCAGATGCAAAGCGTATCACTTTTGAATTTGATAAGCTAATGTTTGATTACCCTATAAAGGCGCAAATATTAGCAAAGAATGACAAAGATAACGTTTTTGATAAATCCTATTTATACGATATTCTTTTCTGCATACATTTGGGGAAAGAAATAAGCAGAAACTTTTGATAAAAAAAACGGTTGCAAACAATTTGCAACCGTTTTTTGTTAGGAATAAAAATAATGATATGAGAAATGAATTAAAACAGATACTTGGTAGGACAGATTCGAGACTACTAATTAACTTTATGCAGGAATATGTCCCTATTAAGGCTAATTTTATTATGAAAAAACTACCAATTGGCGATAAGCTATTGCAGGTTTTAAATGAGGATATGCAAGAGTTTTTAGGCTATCACAAAGATAAGCCCGTTTTTGCTATGATTAAAAAAGTATTGCTTACTATTAACTTGCATGATTTATTACCCTTTTGGGCTAATATCTATAATGACAGAAAAGCGCAAAAAAAACAAGTAAATGCAAAGCCTATTATTGAGAGAAAAGACAACGGCACTTTTAAAAATAAGGGTAGCGGTTACGGTAATAGTAATAGAAACAAAATACGCTATCCTAAAAAGTGTAGAAAAACAGCATGGAAAAGATTTTACCGATTATTCCCACATTTAGATAAAACTAATGAGAAAATTACTAATTGAAAGTGCCGCCTTTAATTTAGCATTAGAAGGCGATAAATTCATTGCGTACCGTTCAAATGAAGGCGTTTCAAGAAACTGTTATTGTAAAGACTGTTATATAGATGCAGCCTACAATAACGCAGAAAGTGAGTTAAATAGACTTACTAAAAACGATTATTCCTACTTAGAAGGCAATATAAGCGAAGTCGTTTTAGGAATGTTGGATAGTGCGCTTTACGACAAACAAATGATTAAGGAAAATATACACCTTCTTTTCCCTTATTTCAAAAGCGATATAAATTTACGCATAGCATTTATTATGCAGTTAGATTTTAACAAACACGATAAAAACTACAATTTACTTAACTATGAGGTTATATAATGTTTTTAATGGAAATATTGATAGTAAAACTATTGTAATGGAGTGCTTTACTAACATTTGCTATATTGCACCAAATTTTACTGAAAAACACTATCATTCTTTGTTTAAATATTTTACGGAAAAGTTTGGAGAGCCTGAATGTTCATTAGATGCAAAGTTTTGGAGACTACCGCTAAAGCATGGTTTCTTTCTTGAAATCATGTTTAGTAGATATGGTTTTTATTTCGATATTTTAACTCCCAAAAAAGAAATTATATCTTATTCTCAATACGAAAATGGTAGGCATATAGGCGCAAAAAGAAAGAATGAATGGGCTACTAATAAAGATATTAACTATGAATATTTAGCTCATAGATATGGATTTGCAAGCTCCTGTTACAGATACGCAAAACGCATTTATAGAAAAGAAGTACAAAAAATAGCAAACGACTATAAAGCATATATTTATGAAAAACTACACAGTAGCAATTAACGCTTATTTCCATTCAAGCATACGCATTTACTATATTGATAGCGATGATATATTAGCAGCTATAAAACGGGCTTTAATCATATTCATACGTGAAACTATGAATATGTATCATATAGGCAAAGAACCGCTAATAAAAGAAGTAAGGAATATTAATAGTTTAGAATATCTAATGTCATTCCTGAAAAACAATTCTATCAACTGCACATTTCAAGAAATACCAAATTGTATAAATGGCACTTTTGCCTAATAATTAAAGTATGAAAAAATACACCGTTGCTTTAAATGCAGATTTTTGCATGGAAATATGTATCTACCACGTAGATAGTGAAAATGAATTTGAGGCTAAAAAGAAGGCTATTATTCAATTCCTGACTGAAAAAATGAATCCTAATTACCAATATAAGGATTTAATATTGCAGCAAGTAACCGCTTACAAAAATGTTGAAAGTTTAGGTATATTTATCTACAATAATGTGATAAATATTTCTATTCAAGAAACGCCAGTAAATGTAGAAACTATGCCACTTTGGAAATTTATTCAAAGAGAAGACTTGATAAAAGGAAATGGCTTAATAAACCTAAACAACAAAAATTGGTCAAACGGTTTTGATAAAATAAATGTAGAATAATATGACAAATTACACAGTAGCGATTAATGGGAGTTACCATATATCATTTGGGATTAGCCCTAAAATAGAAATATACTTTGTTTGTGCAGATAGCAAAGTAAAAGCATTGAAATACGCTACATCTTTGTTGATAGATAGCATAAAGCAAAAAGTAGATAAAAGTTATTTAACAGTAATTACAGCTAAAATAGATAGTTTTTTAGAAAACAAAAGTAGTAAGGCCGTATATAATGAAAATGCAGATGTATTGCGATTTACGCAGATGCTTAATGAATTTGGCTTAAATATTTCAATTACAGAAACACTTTACAAAGAAGGCTATGACAATGGTGGTACAAAATAAACTCGCAAAAGTAGAAATACTTTTACATGAAAATAACGTTACGGGTTTATCTCATTACAAATTGAGAGAAACAGAAGCCTTTAATGCTGTATTGGTAATAAGTGAGGTGTTTTATATGCCTGATAAAACAATGGCGTTTTTGCCTGTAATTTCTGTTAATATCACAATAGATAAGCAATACTTTGAAGTACATGAGTATTGTTCCGCTTATTTCGTTACATTGAAAGATAGTTATAGTGTTTTATTGAATAAGTTTTTGGAGAGTTACGAAAACATATTTCATATACCACGCTATCCATGTTATTTTTTGCATTATAAGGAATGGATTCAATATACTACATAAGTGTATGGAGTTTATATATAGCGGCAAAAGAATTAAATGCAGACAAATTAGCTTGCTATGAATTAATGAATAATATAAACCAAAATGTAGGGAATAAGTTCTTTTATTCATTTTTTAACCGTATCAAAACAGATATTTTTACGTATGAATGATATTCAAGTCTTACTAAACAAAACAAAAAAGGCTGCAAAAAAATACAAGCCTAAACAGGAAGCAAATTGGGTTTCCTATTACGATAAAGAAGGTTATACACATACCTTTGAAGACTTAAATGATTATACTTACTGCGAAAGTTGTATAGCGGGGGCAATAAGCGATGCCGAAAAAATGGAACTGCCCGATGATTTTGCAGAAATGATTTATCAAACTGAAACAAGTGTAGAAAAAGAAAATTTTCTAACTTGTGAAACGTGTGGCGAAATAATCAGCTGTTCAAGTATCATTACCATGCAAGAAATACAGCATTGGTTAAACTTAGAAAAGTTTGATATTACAGACATTAAAGACTGCTACGAATTACACGTAGTATTACTTGAAGGTAAGCATGAATTTGAAAAGGAATGTAAATTGATAGCAAAGCATATCCTTAGTTTAATAGCATAAAATTAGCCCCAAACAAACGCTATTTGGGGCTAATTTTACTTACAATCTGTGAAAACGCTTATTACTTTTTGTCCTGTTATCTCATATCTGCATATTTCTATGTTTGAATAGATAGGGGTAAATTGCAAGCATTTAATCAAACACATATTTTTAGCTACCATAATAAAAAAACATAATGAAATACATTAGATTCAAGTTTTACGGCAAAATATGGAAATACAGGGCTGTATTTGCGGCATTTACTAAAGAGATTTTTAGGGCATACCCTATCTATCAAACAGAAAGTGATTGTTTACATGAGGTAGATTTGAATATCCCAAAAAGAGAAGGTGCGTATGTGGTTGTGTTTGGTAGAAATGACAGAAAAATGGTTTTCTGCATTAATGGCATTTTTTACTATTATACAGCATACACCGAACCGCTTTTTGCAGATATAGAAAAGCCTATAAATCCTATTATAAATGTAAATGACTGCTATTTGAATATGCAGGGCATAGCAAGGAAGAATTATGAAATACAATTTAAGCGATTAATCGAAGGAAGCCAAAGACTTGTTTATAAAGCAGATTTTAGATTAAGATTAATATTTTTCAAAAGAAGGAAAAAACATAAAACTTTAATTAGTTAATTGCGTATAAGTGTAATACAAAGGGCGCAACCGAAAACCCAAAATAGAGTAGGTATTATTTCAATGTAAAATTTATTATGAATGACTTATTTTACCACCAAGCTACAAAAGTATTATTTTGGGTAGCAGGTTATTGCGGAAATAGCAATAACGTACAAGAAATTATTAATGAATATAAAAAAGATGCGAAAAAACTCGCAGATTTAGCAGGCATTACGTTTGAAACAATAAAAACCGCAGAAATACCAAAATCAAGTAGGTATAAGTACATGAGAGTGTATTATATAGAAGACTTTGATAGCGCAAAAATACAGGATAAAGACGAGCATTATAAAAAAATGGGTAATCAATCAGTATTCATGCTTACAAAAGAAAACTTTAAAAGCATGTGGGAGTGGTTAGAAAATTAAACCTAAATGCAGCTAAATTTAACCATTTAGCTGCATTTTTCACAAAATACCTACATGAATATGTAGTTTCTATATAATTATTTTTTTTATCCAAAATAACCCTATATCTTTGTGCAAGCAATAAGGGAAATAAATTCCTTATTCAAACAACTAAAACGATGGCAAATTTATCAGATATAAAATGGGTAACATTAAACGTAGTAGCAGGTGATAAAGCTGTGCGTTTCGGTACAAGAACAAACGCTACCTACAACGGTACTGAAAAATTAAACAACGGTAAAAAAGTTATGAGTAAATCAGGTAGCGCACTTTATGTTTTTAAAGGAGAGACTAACGGAACTCCTTACCACTTTGAAAAGTGGATTCATACATGGAATAAAGAAGTTGGACTTACAGACGTTAGCGCAAGTTACAACATGAAGGAAACCGAAATATTCGACAACTACACAAAACAAATCTAACAAAAAAGGCTGCAAACAAAATGCAGCCTTTTTTGTTATTCTATAAAACTTATATTATGATTGATACTACATTGATTAACGGTATTTTTATTAAGATATGTAATAAATATCTTAGCACACAAATGGGATTAAGGCTTAAAAATAAGCAGGTAGTGAGTGTAAGTAACATGCGTTTGCATAAAAACACATGTTTTGACAATACTATCCTTAATATCATTTCGGGTGGTAAATCTTTCAGTGTAAAGAAAAGCACACTTTTAGACGATTCTTTTTTCAGCACATATAAGGCATTTGAAAAAGAGTTTTTAGGCTTAAAAGCAATTGCTGACGATAAGGCACATGAAATATTCAAGGCTTATCTTGTAGATATAAAAGCCTGTAATATAGAGATAGCAGAAATTAACATAGGATACTATAATGCTATGTGTAATGATATTTCAGGTTGTAAAGAAGGTTTATTTTTTAATCATTTCTCAAGTATTTATGAGATTGAATGGCAAGCCCTTTTTCCTATTTTTGGAAAATGTGCGCTTGCACATATTCAAGATATGAGAAATATTGAAGTACATAATTTATATGGAGCAATATTTAAAGTGGAATCGTTTAAGCAAAAAATAAGTTCACTTACTTTATTGGACAATGCAGCTGTTATAGATACATGCAATGTGCAGTTATATTCAAATAGTCATACTATTGTAGTGAACGCATCTGAATTTTTCTATTATCATACAAATCCTTTTTTCGAAGAATACAGGGCTGCATTAGAAAAAAGCGATACTATTATGAGAAAGTATTTTCTTGCATATAATTTCAAAAAGGATAAAATAGAATTAATTAAGTCTATTTATAAAAATAATGAGAAATTAATATGTATTGATTTTGAGGCAAAAGTAACAGAACTTATTTACACTAAATTTATTTCATTGTTAGGTTAAAAATAAAAACTACATTATGGAAAACGAATTTGATATTGGACTCGGCAATATAACTTGTATATTTTCTGAAAAAATGCAAAAGTTAGTAGATTATAGAGATAATTTCAAATATGAAACGCCACATAAAAAGCCATTTTTATTTGATTTTACTTATTTTGGGAATCAAGACTGCCCACATGTACTAAATAATGAGGCTTTAGAGATAGTGAAAGATAAGATAGAAAAGTTTGAATCGGTTATTATTTTGTTGAAAGTAAATAACAGGAATAAGAGAGGCTTGGATAATTTAATTGAAAGCATTAGCAAAATACTGAATAATAAAAGTGCTGTATTGTTTTTATGTAATCCTTTTGATGGCTTACAATCACTGTTTAAAGACATATACAACTTGGATAAAGAAATATCTAATTCAAGTATGGAATATTCAGGCTTAAAGCCATATATGTCAAGTATTGATATGAAAAGCCCTTTATACTTAAAGGTTATGAATGATTATAGTTACACAGAAATTGCAAAGATGTTAGATATAACAGTGCCTTCTGTAAAGAATAAGCTATACTGCCAAAAAAGAAGATTAATAAATCAAATAATTAAAAATAACGATGAAAAAGGTGCAATTAGTGAATAATACAGATAGTACAAACACAAACTATCTACGTTCCCGTTTAGCGCAAATTAGGGCTAAACACAATGATAAGAGAATCATTATTGATAACCTGCATTTTTACAGCATGGGGCGCAAATATGCAGATATTGAAACGATTACAAACGCTGTGATAAATTTCAATAAACAGGGCAGCTATATTTTCTTTGCATCTATTTCGCCTAATACAGTGCAACCTGAAATAGATGATATTAGGGCAAAGGTAGGCGAAATAGTAAACGATGATAGCATGGTTATGCTTGTTATTATCGGTGGCAATAAAGACTTAAAATAACCACATATATGCGTAAATGGGAAAACGAAAAGGAGACATACCTAATTGATAATTTTCATAAAAAGCCTATTTCTGAAATAGCAGCCGTAATAAATAAAACAGATGCAGCAGTAAAAACAAAGGCTTTAAAATTAGGTTTGAAAAAGGATAACAAGCACATTTGGACTGAAAAGGAAATATCCTATTTGAAGGCTAATTATGAGAATGAGAGAATAGAAGTTTTGTGCAATTATTTAGGTTTAACAATAGGGCAAATTTACCACAAGGCAAATTTTTTAGGCTTAAAAAAATCTAAGGAACTTATTGCGCAAATGGCAAAGGAAAATATTTCAAGTAGCTTCTTATCTCATTCAAAGAAAAAGGGCGATATACCACATAATAAAGGCGTTCAAATGAGTGCAGATGTTTATGAGAGAGTAAAGCATACTATGTTTAAAAAGGGTAACAAGCCCCCAAATACAAAGGAAAATGGTTTTCTTTCTACACGCAATAGCAAGGGTTTTAAAAGTATTTATGTCAGGATAGAACTAAGTAAGTGGATTCCTTTGTCAAGGTATTTATGGGAAAAGGAATACGGCACAATACCAAGTGGGCATGTAGTTTCATTCATAGATGGAAATTGGCAAAATTGCACACTTGAAAACTTAAAACTATTGTCAAGAGCAGAAAACATGGAAAGAAATTCTTTTCATAGATACCCAAAAGAGATTCGTAATTTAATATCATTAAGGGCTGTAATAAGCCGTAAAATCAATAAATTTTCAAAATGGAAAACAAAATCAGCGCAACAATAGGAATTGATGCCGTTCTTTCACAAATGATGCAAACGATTCAGTCGTTAAATAATCTTGAGCCACAAGATGTAAAGCCAGAAGTCTTGCAATCGGAGGTAGAAAAAGCCAAAACGCTAAATTCTCTTTATGCTACATACGCAAATTTCGCTATTGCGGAAGTGAAATTTCACGACTTGTGTCTGAAAAGAGATGAACTTGTTTCAAAAGGCGATTTTATAGAACAAATAGCTAAACGGAAAATTCAAAGCAACTTTTTCAAAAGTTTGGAATAATTTTCATTTATCACAACCTTTTGCGATTAAATACGTAAAAGGTTGTATAATTATTAATCAAATTTTATTTTATGGCAAAGACAATTCAAGACTATGTCGCATGTGGCGATATACGTAGCGCAATTAATGCACTACCCGATAGTTTAAGTAGCGAGAAAATCATAATTTATGCCCGATTTTCTGAATTAGAAAAAAGTGTACGCATGGGCGTTATTAGTGATTCTAATGAGAAAATGGAACGTAATAAGATTGCGTATGCTGTTTTATCTTACGGCAAAGATGCAAGTTTAGTTAGCGAAGACTACACGCCCGAAAAACCACAGGAAAAAGAAGCTATCAAAACGCAAACCTTAATGAATATCATTAAAGAAAACAGAAGGCGTAGGGCTGAATACTGTTACAGGATAGAAACATTTCTTACAGATTATCAAGAGTACACAAAAAACAAGGCTACCATGCCCACATTTGACCCTGCTGGGCGTAGATATAAGGCATTATTAACAACTTACAATGCTTTACTTGCGGAATTAGAGGAGAAAAAAGACGATGATTTAGAGGCTATTTTGGCAAAGGTAGATAGTTTACTTATTGCGGTTTGTCCTGAATATGAGCATTTGGAGGAGGCTTATAAATTGGTTTGCGGTCGTGGCTTTGTAGATAAGTGGATTGAGGCGCAACTGCAAAACAAAACAGATGATAAGGAAATACGTTATACTATTACAGAAAGAATAGAAGCGTATGCAGCAAGCATTAGAAAAGTGTAATTTATTTCTCACTAAGTACAACCTTTTATGCTACTATGCGTAAAAGGTTATATAATTTACAATCCAATACCGCCAAATAACAAACATTTACACATGCTAAAAGTTATCAAATGTAAAAACTATGCAAAGATATATGAAAATCTAATTGCCATATTTGAGGCTAATAAAGCGTTAGGCGATAATAAAAAGTTTTTCTTTGCAAACACTACCTTATTTGATAAAAGCGAAATTACGCCATTATCGAAGGTTGTCGCTAACATAAATGAGAGATGTATAGAAAACTCAATTTATGTACACCAAGTAGAATGGGAAGGTAGTAGCAAATTTGTAGATTTTCAAAACAAACTTATTGCTATCCTTGAACCAAACTGCGATGTAATATTACTCACTCTATCAAATTCAAAAAAGTTTGATGCTTACGTAGAAAACGCCTATTTGTATTTAAACAATCCTACTTAGTAAGTCGTTATAAATACAAATGAAAAAAAATATTTTCACTTTTATTTGGTGGTTTGATAAATGTTACATACCTTTGTGCATTGTCTCCCCAAAGCAGTAAATAAGGACTAACGCCTTCGGGCTTTTTTCATATAGGTAGTTACAAATCTTGGGGGAGACTTTGTAACTACTTTTTTTATGCAGCAAACGCAAATCAACATAAACGGCAAATTATATAACTCATGCTTTGAAAAAGGCGAGTTACGTAGTTTGGCGTTTTTTGTTTGTTTATCCGATTTGTTTACGCATAAAGTGTTTACTTCAAATGATATTGACTTAATCGCAGATAAATTAGGTAAGTCAAAACAAACTATTTACAGGCTTATTGATAAATGTAGAAAATTAGGCTTAATTTCGTATGATTGTGCAAAATACGCACTCATGGCTAATTATAGTATTCATACAAAATTTGGCGGCAAATATACATTTTCATGCTATGTAAATAGAAATGTTTTAGACAATGGCTTTATAGCTGTTTATAATTTTCTGCGTACTATACCGATAATCTCAAATATTCGTAACCAAGTAAAAAGGATTAAGAAAAAGCAAGATTTAACTTACAAAATGGCACAATCGCAAAAAGATACTTATCTTAGCTACAAAGATGCTAAGGCTGTGAACAATGCGAAAAAACAAGGTTTTGACTTTAAATTTAATCCAAGTACAACGTTATCAATTTTGAAGGGTAGTGAAATAGCTAATATCTCAAAACCTACTTTTTGCTTCTTAAAAAGAGAACTTGTTAAATTGAATATCTGTAACATCAAAAGAATTTACGAAACTGTTTTAGAGAATATCTCTTTTGATAAATACATTTACATAATGAGTAAAGGAGAAGCTATTTTTGAATCTATGAATATCCCTTGTTATGCGAAATATGATAATGTAAAACAAGCTATTTATATTGACAAAGCAAGTGAGTTTATTTTACTTATATAGTTATATACACTATAACACAATATAATATTTTGGCATAAGTGCCATAGAAGTATCAAAAAAATGAGAATGATAAGAAAGTGTTTAAATTAAACATTTAGGGATAGCTATGTGTTATTATAAAAAAAACACCAAAGAATGAAACCTTATTTATTCACAGCCGTATAATAGGCATGAATAAGAAACAATTTACAGAGCATCTCAATATTTTCCATTTAGGATAGTGCAAGGGAAGCAGCACTATCTTTGGGATTAAAGAAATACAGAATATTAGTAGTATCTAAAACGGAAAATGTAGGGAAATTATTTTGTGGTGGTTTTATATGGAAAAGACTACCAAAGTAAGCGTAAAAAGCCTTAAATCTAAACAATTTAGGGCTTTTTTGGTTATTTATATATGAAATACAGCATATTAAACGAAACTATCCCAAAAAACCAACGTGCCGAAATAAACAAACAATGTTTATCTTTGGTACGTACAAATAACCTGCAAGGCTTAACACCTAACGACATAGCAAATGCCTATACAGGTATAGGCGGTTTGCATGAATTAAATTTCAAAGACTTTACTTCTTATAATGCTTATTCAACTGCAAAGAAGGAAATAGAAAACGGGCAGTTTCTTACACCTATGCAAGTGTGTAATGATATTGTAAAATTGCTACCAATTAAAAATACAGATATTTGTGCAGATTTAACGTGTGGTATAGGACATTTCTTTAATCCCTTACCAAATGAATCAAACGTGTACGGCTGTGAATTAGATAACGATGCTTATACAATAGCAAAGTTTCTTTATCCAAACGCCAATATAGAAAATGCAGATATACGTAATTATACGCCAAACACAAAGTTTGATTATATCGTAGGCAATCCTCCGTTCAATCTTTCATGGCAGATAGGGAGAGAAACACAAATAAGCCAAAATTATTTTACCTTCAAAGCAAGTAGCCTTTTGAAACCTGCTGGCATATTAGCGTTTATTGCGCCCGAAACATGGCTAAATGATAGCATGTATTACAGCAACCTGCTTATCCAAATAAATAACGAATTTAGCTTTATAGGGCAATACCTTTTGCCTACAAATACCTTTGCGCAATATGGTACAGATAACTTTGCTACCAAAGTGTTATTTTTCGCAAAGAAAACAAAGCATATTGCAGCTAATGAGTATATCCCTACGTATAATACCTATTCAGAAATAAGCGAAAAAATAGGCGTTTATATGCGTTTAAAGGAAAAGGCAAAACATTTCATTCATAAAGAGTTTTTAGCCCAAAATGACATAAAGCAACATGAAATTGATAGGGTAAAAAAATACTTATATGAGATAAAAATACATGCTGTTTTGCAGCCGTTCTACAAAGAAGCGTTAAAGGCATATAATGACATGTTAAACCCTATTATGCCCGCTTGGATAGCAAATATTAAAGATTATGAGGAGCGTTATAAGGAATGGGAAAAACTACGTGTAACTATGCCTAAACTTTTGCGTATGCTAAAACGCATAATCAAAAAACAATCTGCAAAACATGTTGATAAAATAGAGTGGGTAAAAATAAAGTCAGGCTATAAATTAAAGGCATACAGCCCGAAAATGCAAGCAAGTTTGAATAAGGAGAAATGTATTAAGCTATACATTACAAATGACTGTATAGCAAACGGCATTACGCCCTTAATTCCTAAACATCTGTTAAAGTCATTTAACCGCAAATTAAACGACCTTAATAAAACATCTATACCGATAAAGCAAATAGAAAGAGATGCTTCTATTGATAAATATGTAAGTGAATTTAGCTTTTTAAATGCAAGCAATACACAATGCTTTTTTGCGGAAAAACAAAAACACGATATAGGGCTAATTATTCAAAGGGATAGGTGTTTGCTTGCATGGCAGCAAGGTATAGGAAAAACGGCTGCTACTTATTGCTATGCGAAATATCATAACCAAAGAGTAAATTTTGTTTTGTCAATTTCGATAAGTGTACATATCACTTGGCGCAACTTCTTTGAACAACAAAACGAAAGTTATGCCATTATCGAAAAGCGCAAAGATTTGCCTTTAATAATGACAAAAAAGAATATTGTCATTAGCTTGCAAATGCTTATCAAATACAAGAAAGAAATACGCAAATACATCAAACTGCTAAACAAGAAAGTTACGCTAATTTTTGACGAGTCAGATACCATTACGAATAGAAATACAAAAAGCGCAAAGGCTGTATTTGATTGCTTCAAAGATGTAAGCAGAAAAGTTCTTGCAACAGGCACAACGACACGTAACCGTATAAGTGAGTATTACCCACAATTAGAGTTGCTTTATAATAATAGTTACAACCTTCTTTGCACCTGCGAAACTATCTACGTAGAATCTAAGGACAAAAAAATACAGCCCAAAGTAAACGATTATTATAATATGCCTTTTGATGCAAAGCATGGAATGAGTTTATTTATTAAATGCTTTAATCCTACAAAAGCGACTGTATTTGGTGTACAAAGGGGCGACCAAAGTATTTACAATGAAAAGCATTTACGTAACTTAATCGAAAAAACCGTAATTTCAAGAAAGTTTAAGGACGTGGTAGGCGATAAATACACAATAGAAAATGTGTTGTTTTCGCAAAGTGCGGAGGAGAAGGAAATATACTTGGATTTAATTACAAATATTCACAAGTATATACCAAAGGAATTAAACAAAAAAGACAGAATGTTTAGGGCTTTAAAGCAGCTAAATTTGCTTTTAAAGGCTACATCTATGCCACAAGCGATAAAAGGAAATTTCGTACCTACAAAAGCCTACGAAATATTCGATAAGGTGCATGAATTTAGCGACAAAAAAGTAGCAATAGGGGTAGGTAGCCATGAATCTATACACTACTACGAAATATGGCTAAAAGAACGTTTTGCAGATAGGGAGTTGTTTATCATTACAGGTAACGACAAAGCAACAAAAGGTAAAAAGCAAATTTGTTCAGATAGGGAGAAAATTATAAAGGATTTTGAAGCAACAGAAAATGGGATTTTACTTTGCATACAAGCGAGCTTGTCTGCTTCTGTGAATATTGGTAGCTGTGATATTGTGTTGATTGAATATAAGCCGTACAATATACCAAAATTAGAACAGTTTATTTTTAGATTCATACGCTATGATTCGTTAAACAAAAAGAAAGTATTTATATTTTCTTACACAGATACAATAGAAATGAATTTATTAGCACTTCTTTTGGATAAGGAAAAAGCAAATGAATATGGGAAAACATTAGAGTATAAAACAACAAATGAAATATTTGAAGACTTTAATGTGGAAACAAGCATTTTAGAAATGTTACTTTCAAAAGAAATAGATAGGGCAGGTAAAGTGTCTATTTCGTGGGGCGGTGGGCAGGTAGTTGAATAAAAAGAAGGTTTCAATATTGATTTATTGAAACCTTTTTATTTTGAGTGCGTATAAGCAGGGTAAAATAATAATCGTATGAATATCAAAAATCAGTTTGATTTGTATAAATTTATCATAGATAACAAAATTTATGCAAACTCTTTATTTTGGCTTTTTAGAAAGCACTTTGAAGGAATTGCCTTCAAAACGCCAAAGGGTAAAAGTATTTTAATTCAGGATATAAAAAGTGTAAAAGATATGAATATTACCTTTGGCGGTAAATCGTATGGGATTACACCATTTATAAGAAAGAGATTCTTTGAAAACGCAAATAAGGATAGTGATTTTATAGCCTATTTGGAGAAAATAAATGCAGCCTTAGATAAATGCGAGAAACCTATTAATGCTATGAATAGTTATAGTAAGGTTGTTTACTCAAATAAGGATTTAGATATGCAGGTAGAACAATATAGGGCAGTTGCTGAAAATAAATACGCTGGTAGTTTGTTTGATAGTTATTCAAATCTTACTGATTTTTTGAATAAGCAATACTATACAACTATCATAAATTACATTTTAAAAGAAATAGTTTATGATAATGGTGTAAAAATAAAGGATATTAAGAAAAGTGCAACAGTAGGCTATATACATGTTATTTTGGCAGATAAAACCGCTTATACTGTAAGTTTTGTAGATTTTATAGGTGGTGGTAAGAAATTGAAAGAAATAGAAGATAGTAGTTACTTTGATTTTTATAGGAAAATAAAGAATGATTATGATTTAAGCCTATATTTCGATGCAAAAAAGAAAAAAGCTAATGAGATAAATAAGATAAATGAGATAAATATTAAGGCACAAAGAGAACTTGAAATAAATGCAAATGCAGCTTTATATGAAATAAGAAAACTGCTTTATTGAAACCTTCTTATTTTGAGTGCGTACAAGTGCAATATAATGGGCAGCCGAAAACGTTTAATAGAGTAGGCGTAATTAATTTTAGAATTTATCGTATGCAGCCAAAAGATTTTTCAAAAAAAGTACCGCTTAGTAGTGTGTTTCAAAGAGCAGAATGTGAAAATTTAGCGTGTAGAATTTTGCATTTTACAGAAACATGGGAAAAACCCCTTACATGGGAAGAGTATTACGAAACAATGACACAAGCAGACAAAAATGTAGCAAGTGCAGTAAAGAGAGACTTTGAAAGAGTAATGCCTTATTTAGCAAGTGCAGAAAAATGCGCTACATTTTCGCCTGCATGGAGAAAGTTATTTGAAAGTAACCAAGCAGGGTAAAAACAGTTTGGATAGTTTAATGTAGATACTGCATGTTTGTGTAGTATCTACTTTTTTTAGCTTAAATTGAAACCTTTGCAGATAGGTTGCGTTTAAGTATGTATAAGCAGCAGCCGAATAGCTTTTGATATAGTAGGCAATAAGTTTTTTAAGTATTTATTTATATGCAAATCGTAGAATTAAAAACGAAATTACAAGCTATTTATCCGCAAATAAAAGGCTTCCAATATGATTTTCAAGTGAAAGATTTTCTTTCTAATGAATCGTATTTAATACGTGAGTTAGCCTTGAATATGTTTCGTAACAATGGAAATGTCTCCTATAAAGAATCGCAATATCCGCTATTTCCAATGGATAGACAGGCAAGTGTAAAGCCCGTTATTAGACAGCTTAGAGGTTATGGAGACTTCTGTTTTGCAATAGGCGAAATAGAACACTATGATGCAGGTCAATATAATTATTGGGATAGCGTAGTTTGCCTACCAAGAGAGTTGGCAAAACTTTTTGTATGGAAATTTAACGATTTTTCAGGAATAGAAATTGAAAACGAAAAAGAAGTTTTTGAGTTTTTGGGAATCAATAGAAAGCCGCTATCTGAAAAAAGAAACCGCCCCGAAGTTTACTTAGAAAACATACTAATATCACGTCTCCCCGAACAAGCCATAAATACTATTCCCGAAATAGGGTGGTGGAGTAGCGACTTTTCGGGCTACGGTAGCTTAATTAGACGACCTTTTGAAGGCGAAATAACAGAAGATGTTATACATGAGTGTATAAGACAAATAGGCTATACTGCAAAAGATGTCGTAGATTTCAATGAGGCTAAAAATGAGTATATGCAGTACCATTATCAAAAAAAGTTTTTAGAAGAAAGAATCTTACCATTCATGTCAAAATTTTCATATACTATTGCAGAAGGGCATTACAAGGGTCGCCCAACAGGAATGAAAAGAGGTGCAGAAAATCAACAAACTATATCTCCAAAAACATTACAAGATTTAACTCTCTTTGCAGGTTTAGGTGTATTTGTTGTAACTCATAAAAAACAATAATTTCGATAGGGTTTTATTGGTTAAAACAAATCTCACAAACAAATTAAACAGTTATCAGTTATTCCCATATAACTATTAACTGTTTTTTTTATGAATAAAGTAGAATTTGACTTACAAGCGCATCAACTAAGGATTGATATTCTCACGTATGCAGAAAAAGCGTATCAGGATATTAACAAGCATATCAATTTAGTAGCAGAAAACCTACGTAGGATTGAAAGAGAGTTTGAATTATTAGGCGTTAGTGCCACAAGTTGCAGCGTTACCCAAAGCACATCTATTCGAGTATGCAAAGCAGATTGCTTAAACACATGGGAAATTGCGCCAAACTTTGTGATTGTATTAGAATATCGCTGCATAATCAAACTTGCAATAAGCGACCTGTTCAATGGAATTGATAAGCAGGTAGATATAAACCCTTTTGATAGTTCCGCAGATATTTATTCAAATGTATTGTACGATATTTCAAGCCACAAGCCATATATTGAGTGTAAGGTATTAAGCAATGAGTACCTGCATACACTTAGTAGTGCAAAATTACGCCTTTTAAACATGCCAAAGTTCACAGATAGTATTTGTAAGGAAATACAGGAATCAAACGAAATACAGGCTATAAAAGACATGTATGTTAATTTAGGATAAGTAAACAAATCAATGAGTTATTGGTTATTCATATATAACTAATAACTGTTTTTTATGACAAAAAGCACAAAGAAGCTAATCACTTATTTAGAGAGTATAGGCTATAAAGAATATTACGAAGGCGAAAACCTAATTATGCTACAAAATGCAGAAAAGGAAATACATGTAGGGGTAGATACAGCACTTAGCATATTCCAAATACTGCCTCAAAAAACAATGCAAACAAATGCAGTCGTATTACCCATTAAAACCGTATCGCAGTTATCTATGATACTTTCTTTGGCAGAAAACCTGCCTAAAAACGACTTATCAGAAGCGAAATATTTATTTTAGTAGTCAGCTCAATAATTATAAAAATATTAAATCAAGTTTGTAAAATGAAAACAAGAAAAGAAATTAAAAGCCTATATCTATTTGAGGCTATGGCTATTATAGAGCAGGAAATTAATAGTAAGAACATTCTCAATATTACGAATGAGGCATTAAGTATATTAAACCAAATAAAAGCAAATGATTGCCGTACTGTATTTGAGTTTGATATGGTTAATAGACACGACTTAACGCCAAAGAATATAGCAGCAAAAGCTATTACTTATATCGTTCAATATACAGATAATTTTTTGTATGATACTATTGCAGGTAAGTTTGTATTGTATGATAAATATGCTATTGCATACAAAGGTGTTGTATCTGAAAAAACAAATATACACGTTTCATTAACAGATATTCTAAACCCTACATATCCTTCAAATGGCAGCAAGCATGAAAGTGAATTAGAGAATATATTAGGATTTGATAGGGTAGCGTTTGAAAATTACGACTTATTTTGTCAAATCAATAGCAATAGGTAATGGAATATCATAATAACAATCATTTCGATATAAAGCATGTTAAGGAAATAACAGATATAAAACCAAAAACTATATCTGTTATTTTCTTTCAGATGCTCTATGTAGAAAATACAGGGTATTTTCCTATATTTGTGCGTAAATCTGAAATATCTATCAAGCATTTCAGCATAAAGAAGGTAGGCGAAATAAAAAACATTTCGCTTAAACGTCAATCTTTGGAAGGCTACTTAAATAGCTTTAAATGGGCAAATATAGGTACTAATCATTTTACGTGTGTACAATACAAAGAGTATCTATTATCACTATTTACGAGTTATCATGCACTAATTGAGGAGGCTAATAGTATTTCAGTAAAACAGTCAAACATACCTGCATTTAAGGAGTTATTTGTAGCTTATTTGGCATTAAATTTTAAGTAATATGGCAAAAACAAGAGTTTTATTTATCGGTGGCGATAATTTCGCAGCCTTAGCATTTCAAGAAAAGTATAATGGTTCTTTAATCAGTGATGTTATCCCTAAATTAGATTTTGAGAATGGGGAAAATATTGCTAATTACGATGAATCTGTAGTTCGTAATACCATAGAAAACTATGTCATTACTTTATAGTCAAAACTATTGGGCTAACTACTAAGCCCTCTACACCATTGTTAAAAACGTTTGATGCTACCTTTTTAAGTATCTGCAAAGAACCATTCAAGTCTGCATTAATAACCTTACCGCTACTACTTTTAAACAACCCCCTTTTTACCCTGCGACCTTTGTATTTATCCTTTTTAGTAGGACTTTCTTTGTCAAGAAAACTTGTTTTTGAAGTATATGATTCTTCTGTTTTAATGACTGAAATACCTTGTAAGTCGCATTTGTATTGCAACATATCAATAGCCTTTGCAAATGGAATTTGCGTAAAATTTTGGTTATTCTTTACACCTATATTTATCCCTTGTTTCCATTCTTTATTATATCCTACTATTAAAGTAGTTATATCATTTGAAACTAAGTGGCTAACAACCTTAGATGTGGCTTTATGCAAATAATCGCTAATTTTCCTATTCCTTTTTGCAGTAAGTTTACTTAATTTTTTACTATTCTTTCTGTTTTCTCCAAATTGTTTATTTAACTTTTCTTGTATATCTGCCTTCTTTTTATTGTAATACTGATTCATTGATTTTAAGGGTTTGCCGTTTATGATTATAGGGCTTATTATATTACTACCAATAGTCATAAAGTTGTTTACCCCAAAATCAATAGCACAGTATCTATTATTATTTTCTTTCTTTTCTACATTTTCAACTCTATATACAACCTCAATAAAATAGGTCTTATCCTTATTTGGAATAACTCTTATTTCATTTATATTTTGCTTTTTGGTTATTACACTAATGTTTGTTCCTGATAACTTATTTCCTTTATTTATCGCTTGCTTATTGTAAATCAATATAAACCTACCCTTTTCTTTATGTTTGAATTTTGGCTGTTTCGGAAGTCCTTTGAATTTACTTGCATCTTTCTTGTATGCCTTTAACGCTGCAAAATATGCTTTATAGGATTTATCAAGTTTTATCAATACCTGCTGACTGACTTTTCTTGGTAATGCAGTAAAACATTCATGGTCTTTCATTAGGTTAATCATATCAAAACCACCTAAATACTTATTACCATTTTTGTGATTTTCCCTTAGTATATACAAAGCACTATTATATAGATTTTTAGCCTTAAATGCTAAACTATCTATTTCCTTGTAAATTATGTTACTTGGTTTTATTAAGTGCTTTTCTACTAATTGCATGTTAGCCTTAAACTATTTTAGTTTTTATTCGTTATCTATCATACAAATATACGAAAATTAATTTTCAATACCAAACTTTTCTGTAAAATTCTATTGAAAATTATTAACTTTACTCATACATGTTTCTTACGAACTAAAAGAGTTCAATGTAGTTGCAGACGATAATTTATTATCTCTATTGCAAGCGGTAAAAGATGAATCGGATTACGATTATCTAAAAGGGAAGAATTATTACCCTGAAAATCACATAGTAGGTAATAGATATAAATATTAAGCAATATGAGTGCAGATTAAAGAAGTAGTAGCATTAAAATAGTGCTACTACTTCTTTTACATTATTCTCATAATATAACTTGTGTCATTATTTGACTTTAATACAACCCTATAAACTAAACCTAAATTAGGCTTATAATAAGATATTGAATTAGCTAAAATAACGCCACATAATGTATCTTTAATTGTACTATATATAACGCAATTGTCATATATTTGCCCATTTACTGTTATGGTTGTATCTATATACAATGTCGTACTATACTGCATTATTTGGCAGTTATTAGTAGTCCATAATGCAGATACAAATGTATCATTTACACTTGTAGGATATTTTATATAACTATAATTACCATTTCTTTCAGAAGTTAGTCCTGCTGTTGTATTTTGAAGTTTGTAATAAGCAATATAATTATCGCTTGTATATCTCATTTTGTATGCAGGCAGTCCATTTAAAACCGCCGTATCTACTATTTTTTCACTAATTGAATACAAATAGATTCTACTTGAATCATAAATACTTATTTCATAATTCCATACCATTGTCGTGTCCAATGGAACAACACCAAATTGCTTTGCATAAAACCCATTAGGGTTTATTTCTGTATTTTCGCAGGAGAAAAAACAGAGGCAAAGGATAAATAATACTAAATTTTTCATATCCAACTAATTAATATACAAACATAAACAACTTTTTAGTAAGTTGAGTAAAATCCTATATTTTATAATAACCAATACTGTAAAATATAAAAAAAATGATTATATTTGTGCTTTAATCACAATTTAATACGCAAAATATGCTTAACGAAGCGACAAATCAAGAAAAATTAGAACTAATGAGAATCAAGTTAGAAGTTCTAAAAATCGCCGTAAACGAATCGAGTGGCTCACATCAAGATGCCTTGAAACTTTTTGAGCAGTACATAGAATTGGTTTCTGTAAAAACAGTAACATCTACGTAAAATAAAAAGCAATGTGCCTAAAAACACATTGTTTTTTTAAAAAATATCAATACAAATAATTTAATAAAAAATATGCAAACAGTAAACGAATTTCCAGATACGGAAAATAAACCAATAATAGCAATTAGTTCAGGATATAGCGAAACTTGTATTGTTAGGTCTTTGTTTTATAATAAGATACTATATGTGGAAACGCTATTAATTCAAAAACAGTCTTTTTTATCTGAAATGCTGCATAATCATAGCGATATTTTCAACACAGAAAATACCTATATTTTAGGTGCAGAATGTTCAAGTCAAAAGGCTTGTTTAAGAGAGCAAGGTTTTAATGTATCTTCTGTTATTTTAAGAGATAATATAATTCAAGATTTATTCAACTGTAAAATTATCGTAGTATTTAAAGGTAAGTATATTGAAACTTGTGCTATTTTAGATGATTTTAAAAAATGCAAAGATACTCATAAATACTATGCAGATAACAGGCTTTTATGGGTTTTGGTGTTAGCTTTGTCTTATTTCATAGATAAAAAGGCTTTAATGTAAGATAAGCCATACACAAGTATGTAGTTTACGTATAAATATTTTTTTATCTCAAATAAAGCCTATACATTTGTCTCATAATCAAATGGCAATAACGCTAAAACAATTTTTAATGTTATTCAATTACTATAAGATAACTCATTATTAAACAAAAAACGCTGCATATTAATTTATGCAGCGTTTTTTTAACTCCCACAACTATCACAAGTAGAACGTTCTCTATAATTAGGCTTATAGCATGGAATTTCGGTTGCAACAAAACTACCAAACATACCACCAAAGGAATCAGTACAAGAGTTATTTAGCCACTGTAAATATAAATCCCTTACACAGTGCGAAAACGCTGCAATACTTTGACAAATAACACCATTTGACAATGTTTTTAGGTATTGTTTTAATTTAGCCATTTTTGCCTCACAATCACAATCGCAATTCCCACTTGCTAAATTGGTATTGTAATTATCTTTTGCGTAACGATACAAGCAAAATAACAGAAACGCCCTACGTATTATACCCTGCTGTTGTACTGAAAACGCTGCCCCTGTAATATCATCTGTTATATTGCAATTCATTAGCCACGTATTGAATAAATCCCTTGTTTCAGATTCAATAGATGGCATATTATTAGCTAAATTATAGGCAATTTCATTATCTATTTGCGCAATAGTCAATGTGCCTATTTCATTACTTGCATTACCTGAAACCCACATAATTTGAGTGCCTGTTGCAGGTACGGTTATTTGATATATTCCCATAAAAATGTCATTAAAAAAGGCAGTAATAATACGAATATTACTACTACCTTATATCACAAACTATAACCGCCTATTTTAAGCACCCGTTGCAAGTGGATTAGTACTATTTTCAGGCGCAGGAACTAAGTTTTTAATCCAAAGTCTTTGGTTTTCAGGCGCAAATACTGTGAATAATTCGTAGGCAATGTAAGAAACCGTATCAGTATCAGCAGCCACAGACGTAAATGTGTACATTTCTTTGTTGATACCAAAGATGTTATACAACTTAGGAATAACCAACATTACGCCAAAAGAACTGCGAGAAAAAGCGTCAATACGTTTTTGGAATTTATTTTTATCCAAAACAACTGCGCCAGTTGAGTCCTTTTCTGCTACCCATGCGCCCGAAGGCATCTGCCAGCGTGTAGCATGGAAAATGATATTAGAATCAAGGGTAACACCAAACATATCACGAGCCAAAGCACGTCTCAACCAACCAATAACTTCTGAACCTGCGGCACTTGGATTGTAAACACAGTGTACTTGTGGTAAGATTTCGCCTTCAATATCAACGCCTTCTGAAATTGCAGTATCAATAAGTTTTTGATAACCTTTTTGCAAGTTGTGAGCCGCACGTACTGTTTTTGCTACCATTTTGTCAGTAAAGCCATCAAACCCACCTGAAACAGGCGCATCTGCAATGTTTTCCGCTTCAAAAACGTATTTATCGCTTGGCTTTTTGGTAATTTCAACGTATGCTTGGTATGACTTATTTTTAGCCATTTTGTTACGGAAAGCCGCAAATACACCGTTTACACCACCGATAGAAGTAAAGAAAGATGTCAATTCTTGCTCAACATTACCATACATCAAACAAGCCCCAAATTTACGAAACTCGGTTGTTTGCAACTTACCAAGTTTGATTGTTTGGCGTGGCTTAATCGGTTCGTGGTCAATGATTTCTTGCACCTCAATATATTGATTAATATCAATAATTTTAGCGGAGGCTTTTCCGATTAATTGACTTGTGATTGTGTACAATTCCACATAACCCAAATCAACTTGTGTTTGTGTGCTACGTGGCATGGTTAAGTTCACTTCTGTTGCACCTGCAATAATGCCTTGTGCTTCTGTTGAGAGTGCTTTTTGACGTGCTTGTAACAAGCCATTTGTTTCCCCCAAAAGGAATGAGGCTTCCAAAGATGCAGATTGCATAGCGAGTGGCCCGTAGAAGTTTTCAAATGTTTTTTCAACATGATTAACTCCCGTTGCTTTAGGGTCATCTTTTGCTGCTTTACTTTTTATAGATTCACTTGCAACATAGTTGAAGTCATCGGCAGTTTTATAGAAAAAATCTTCTGAAAAAGATTCTTTTTTCTGCTTAATAGCGTGTTCGATACCTCTTGCATCTTCTGTATTTACAATGGTAGGCAAATCCATTAGAACTGCGTGGTATGCTTGCATTTTCTCTCGGTGAGTTTGAAATGCTAATGTATTTTGAAAAACAAAATGTTCCATGTTTATCTTAAAATAAGTGATTTAGATTTTTTTAAGTAAGCAGTTTTTAGGCTGCTTACTCTGATATATTATTGTTCAATTACTATACAAATGTCTCAAAGTCCCAAGTTTGGTCAGAGCCATCAACCGTTACCACCAAAGAAGCAAGGTCAGATTTAGTGTTACTTACGATTACAGAAACCGTTTCATTATCTCCGTTTCCTGGTGCTTCTACAATTACTACATATACACCAGTGGTCGTAAATCCTGCCCCAAAAATAGCGGCTTTAATAGCATCTGCGATTTCTGTTTCGTTGCCATTTTCAACTACAATTACAGGTGAAACACTGTAAGGGTCGCTATCATCAAACAAGACTGTATTGAATTTACGTGTAGTTGCAACAGTTGTAACAGGGTACGTAATATTAAGTCTGAAATTTTGGAATGTAGGCGAAGGTACACATACAGGTTCGGTGTAAGGGGTTGTTGCGACTGTATAAACAATCGTTTCACAACAATTAGAGCTACAAGATTCACAACTTGCACCGCTACCCTCTAATTGTGGCGTTGCTTCCAAATACAAAGAAATATCGTAGCTATGACTTGATAATTCAAACACAAATGACTCGTTAGGCATAGTTCTTTTCACGACACCACTATCATCTGTATAAACCCACTTAGTCTTGCTAATCTGGAATAAAGGATTTTCCGCAAACGCATTGGAATTAATATCTACTAAGCGACCCTCTTGGAATGTGATTTCAGGAAACGCAACAATATCGCAGTCGCCAAAACAGCAGTCAGTAGAAACAGAAGGCATGGTAACAGTAGCACTATTCAATGTGCTATACTCCTCCTCAATGTTTACCATTACGAAACGACTACCCCATGTAATGCCATTAGGTCTAAACTGGATAGATTCTACAAACCTACCAATTACAATACCCTTAACATCTCCAGCAGGCGCAACATCTGTAACACCCCATGAATCCGTATCACCTGCACCATCGTCAGTGATAAGGTAAGCTAACTTACCCTTCCAAGTGTTAGATTCTTTACGTGTTGTTTGAACAGACTTATGAACAGGCAAATAACAAGTACCTTCTGTACGATACAAGCCTTGTTCGCCGCAAACTGTATCAGCAGAAAGAATGCCCAAAAATGGCTTACCTGCATTATCAAATAAACGCATTGTGCCACCACAAATATACTCACGCCCCATGTATTTGAAATGCGAATACTTGTAAGGTTTTGCCATGTTTGCAGGTAGCACAGTGTCTGTAATTCCTTTAATTTCCATATCTACAAACAAGCGGTCGGCAGTAGGGAAATTATGTGCGTTTACCGCACTTCTATCAGTAAATCTCATTTTATTTTATAATTTTGAATGTTGATTAAAATAAAGGTTTATCGTTTTTGCGTTTGATTAGTGCCGCTTCTTTTTCGGCTTGTACTGCATCTTGCTTGCTTTTTTCGCTTAATTCAATAAGTAAGCCTTCAATATCAGTACGTAATTCAGACATAGACTTTTGCGCAGCTTCTGTTCTCGCTAAATCCAAATCAAGCGAGTTTAATCGCTTTAATTGAGACTTAATAGCAACATACTTTTGCACGTAAATGTCTTTTTCAATAGCCATTTCAGATTGCAATGCAGTAAGCGATTTATTTGCAGTTACTAAATCGGTTGTACTTTTTTCTAATTGCTTAGTAAGTTCAACTTTTTCAATGCCTAATAACTCATTTTTATCAGTCAATAGAGAAGAAGAACGTTCTAAGTTAGACTTATCTAACTTTAAAGCCTCAACTTCCAAACTAACATTTGTGAGTTTTTTGTCCAAAATTTCAAACTTTTGCGCAATTTCAGTAGTGGCATCAAAAGGGGTTGTATCTGCTAAATTTTTAGCCACCACTTTTACCCATGTTGCAGTATGCAAGTGTGCAGGTAGAGTATTAAAAACAGATTTCATTAATGCAATTTCAGTAGCATTTGCATCTGTATTAGCAGGGGTTTTCACTTCTTTTTCGGTTTCTAATGCCTTTTCAGTGGGCTTATTTTCAAGCGTATTTTCACTTGTAGGTGCAGGTGTATTATCAATTACACGCACTTCGTACATTTTCTTTTTCTCAATTTGCCCACTACCATTTGCACCAATATCTACCAACGAAATTTCCATTGTCTCAACTCTTGCATTAGTTCCATACAAGTAATAAGAAACTGGTGTTGTATAGCCTTCTGGAATATAGTTTGAGCGGTCGCTACCAATATATTCAAAACCGCTAATCCATGCAGAAATAGAAACTTTTGAAAGTGTGCCTATGTCAATATGTCTTGTAACAAGTGAGCCATGCCATTGTGCCTGCTTATCAATATACGCATATACGATAAGTTTACGAACAACCTGCCCGTTTTCATCTAATGCCACAACGTCATTTTCAACCATATCCACAACTTCGTATGAATAGGTTTTACCTACCATTTCATAACGATTGTGCATAATACACACATTTGTACCACCTGCTTTGTTTTCACCCCAGCCTTTTGAATAACCATCTCCCAAAAGTTGTAATACATATTCTGTAAATTTATCCCTATCAGAATCAATTCGAGTATCAGAAGCCGCAAGTTTTAGAAACAAAAGGTTTTCCTTTACCCATGCTACGGATTTAGCAAGACCCGAAGCAACGAGTGAAATATGTGCATCTGTGGGCGTATATAGTTTTTGAGCAACATCTGCGCCTTCTGAAACCCCTACAATTTCAACACCCTTCTCTCTATTCTTTTCAAGATAAGCAGTTATAGCCTCCTTTTCTTGTGTAGATAAAGTAGCATTACCCGTATCTAAGACACGACTTGCCCCCTTTTCTTTTATATGTTCAAAAATCATATTATGAGTATATGTTATGTATTAATTTCGCACAAAAATATAGTGCTTACATGTATGTTGTATTTTTTGTAAACAAAATATATATTTAGTAGTTATATATGTTTAAATCATAAATATGGGAACATTACAATATTCAAAAGTACAAGTTTTAGATATGCTAAATAAGAAAGTAGCTGCAAAAATGCTAAGCTCTTGCGCACTTAGGCATTGGCATAATCAATACATTCCTTTTAAAAATAGGAAAAGGTTTATACTTGACAAAATGTATATAGAGAAAATAAGTGCAGTCTTTGGCAAAGAAAGCGATATAATAGGCTACAATGTGATTGTTTCTTATCCTGAAAAGAAAAGCTACTACGTAAAAGCAGATAAGGTATTGCATGAGTTTAGGGCAAATATAGAGTTGTTTAGAAAAGAAGCTATTGAAAAGATAGATAAGCTATTTGCGGATTTAGAAAACAAATTGAACAAAGCATTACAAAATAGAGGTATAGAATTAAATAGCTTTTACGATTATCGTTATAGGATTGAAAGACTTGCGAGCGCAAGACTATTGCAGATATATACATTAGACGAGTTTGTAGTTGATAGAATTATCAGGGATAAAGAAAACAATAAAATAGAAATATTAAAAGTTTTAGATGCAAAAAGTCTGCAAGAAAAATGCCATTCCGCAGCTACAAATATGGATATTGCTTGTTATATAAAGCTATGTGAAATAAACGACAATCTATTAGCAGAAATAGATAGTAGATTAAATGAGAAAGTAGATTATATCTACCAAGCACACGATAAGAAAATAGCTGCATTAACGCAATGGTGGCAATAAAAAAAACGGCTGTAATTTCTTGCAGCCGTTTTTTATTTGTATCTTTGCGTATAAAATAATAAAACATGCAAAACACAATCATTATAGACGACCTTATACAAGGTGCAACTTATCTAAATTGGCGTGAAATTAGCGTATTTCAGGGCGATTTAAAGACACAATCGCAGGAACAATTAAATAGATTGGTTTTATCATTAGAAACAGAAGGCTTTTTCGATGTGGCAAAGGTTTGGTACGACAAAGAGGAGGGTATAAACTACTTTGCAGATGGACACCAAAGAAAAGGTACACTTACTTACCTATCTACTTTGGGCTATAAATTTGTTAAAAAAAGCAATGGAGAAAAAACGGATTTAATACCATGTACTTATATTAATGCAGAAAATAAAACAGATTTAGCTCGTAAATTATTAATCATAAACAATCAATACGCTACAATTACAAGTGAGGGTTTAAGCCACTTTACGGAACTATATGGAGTTAAAACGGATTTCATGCAAAGTATTGTGAACTTTTCGCAATTTGTACCACCGATAATTGAACAAAAAAACGTATGGAGTGCGCCAGAAGTTGAAACACCACCTTTTATAATGCCTCAAAAACCTGTAAAGGAAATTGAGTATAAAGCAGATAATGGAGAAAGTGAAAATAGTAGTAGTAGTAGTGATAATGAAAAAGATAGTTATACGGAGCTTAACCTAATACTTAGAAATGGAGATTATAAATATATTATGGATATGATTTATCGAATCAAAAAGGATAGGGAAATAGATAGCAATGCGGAGGCACTCGTGTATATCTGTGAACAATATGAGATGTATTGTGGTAACATATAATAACTTTTTTATGGAAGATTTTTACAGAAATGCAGTATTGGTAGATAGTATGAATAGTCTTGGTAGATGTATTAAGGTAGGCACTATAATTAACGTGCAAGACTGTGTTAATTTAGTACCTAATCAGCAAATTGATAAAGCTATCAATCTTATTAATAAGCAATTAAGCGGATTACCTATATATGGCACTCTCTATAAAATACAGCTTGATAATGATAAATTAGGCTTTTTTAGTGTAATAAGTAAATAACATAGCGTATTTGTGTATATTATCGAAAATATCGGGTATTCGATACGCTTATTCTGCAAATTGTATTTTTGTTTTGCGTATTAATTAGCTACATAAATATGTAGTTTCTATATAATTATTTTTTTTATCCAAAATAACCCTATATCTTTGTGCAAGCAATAAGGAAATATATTCTTATTCATTAATCACTTATCAATTATGGCAGATAGAATAATAATCACAAAAGCATTAGCAAGTTTTAAAAGAGACTGCAAACAAGCAATCGCAAATGGGAAGGCTATAAATATCAAAACGATTATTTCGTTTATGTCAAGTTTAGGCATTACCGTAACGGAAACAAAGACAGAAAAAACAATCGAAACAGGCAAAATGTCTTGCGGTGTTGTTTTTAGCCGCAAATATAAAATTAGCAAAGGTTATGAATTTATATTTGATGGCGTAAAATACGCCTATAATTCATTAGAACAAAATAGTAGTTATTCAATAACATCTAAATTTGCTAATATAGATGTTTTATTAGTAATGAGTAGAAATTTTCTAAATAATTAGTCAAACAAACAGCCTACTACCTAAAAAAATAGTAGGCTTTTTCGCAACACCTCGAAGATGTAAAAACAGACACAGCCGAGCGAAAACGTCTTGGATATAGTGAGATTGAAAAGTATGTACCACTAACATAACTCAAAATACAAGCAATAAACAGCCTTTTGTAGCAATACATAAGGCTGTCTTCTTAAACAAAAAACCTATCTAATCGTTATTATCAAAATGTTTTAATACTATGATAAATGTAATAGCAGCCGATTATGCAGGTGTTAGGCAATTAGAAATAAGAACTACGAATGTAATTATTTCCCACAAAAACAATACCTTTGCTATTGAGTTTGAATGTCGCAGATTATTTCTTGCATGTGGGAAATTAGGTGCAAAATTCAATCCAAACAATATAAATTATAGCGAACTAATCTTAGATTATAAAGCTAAAAAAGCTGCATTAAATGGCTTTTTAAGAACCGAAAAAATAGACATTGAATTACCTGCTTTGCCTGAAACGTTAGCAAATACCTTTATAGTAAACAGGAATAATGAGTTTGGCGAAGTACTAAACATAATCAATCAATGCAAGTTCTATATAAGGTCGTTATTAGCCTATTGCACAAAGGAACGCATAGCTGCAATACAATCATTGTTTGAAGTAGTTAAGGCGCAAATAACGCTAATAGACTACGATTATATAGAAAATAAAAACGAATATATAGTGATTGACTTAGATAATGTATTAAGAGATAAGGGTATTGCTTGGTTAATCATAGAATTAGGGGCAGAAGGAAATAGTTATGACAAAGTAGGTTATGATTGGGTTTACACAAAGATAGATACAATAAGATTTACACACTTAGATAATGTCTTTTCAATCACAGTCGAATACGATACACAAGAAATCGGGGAAATAAAGTTGATATAATAAAGGCTGCTAAGCTAATCCCTTAGCAGCCTTTATTCTTTACCCTAATGTCGCTTTTATTGCCTTAATATCCCCATCGCTTGCGCCTATTAATTTAATAATTTGAATGTCGTATTTACTGAATATACTACATATACGGTCGTACTCATTTAGCATTACCTCAAAATTATCTTTACTTTGCATTTTCCTTTGCCAATCAAAATAATCTCTTGTATGAATTAAGCTATAAAGCGCAATTTGCGTATCACTTGGCTTCTCTGTTACTATAAATTCTTTTTGAATCAAGTCGTAATGTATATCGAAATTAATAACATCTAATCTTTTTGAAGGGTGTACAAAGCACCGCAATAAAAATACAAGTATATCATTACCAGAAACAATTACATTCGTATCAATGGCAATACTATTTATAGGGTATTTTTTACCAATATAGCCTAAAAGATACAATACTTTTTGATAATCAAAAGAGAAATCAGCAAAATCTACTGAAATTTCGCTAAAATAAAACATCTGCACTATATCCGTTATAGTTTCGGTTGTGTATTTCGTTTTCATACAAATAAATTAATACGTTCTTTTATAGTTTGAATATCTTTGTCGCTTGCACGATATAAAGTAAATATTGAAATATTGAATTTATCTACCATATCGCTTATTCTTTGATACTCTTTTAATAGCATTTCAAACCCTGCTATATCTTTCATTTTACGTTCCCATAAAAAGCAGTCTCTTGTATCTAACAGACTTTGTACGGCAATTTGTGTATCGCTTGGATTTTCCGTGAAAAGAAACTGCTTTGTATGCAGGTCGTAATATACTTTGTAGCCTACTATTTTCAATTCGTGTTTCGGGTGAGCAAAACATTTCAGGATAGCAACTAAGGCGTTAATACCTAATACAGCCGTTACATCCCCTTCCTTGTCTTTGTTTAAGGTAATGCCATTAATAGGATAGTGTTTTGAAATACTATCTAACATAATAAGCACATCTTTTTCAGTCCATGTGTAGCTGCTGTTTTCAGGAAAAGTAAAATCTTTTCTAATAAAATCAATAACCAAATCAATAATGCCTTTTTTGCGATATGTCATAAATAGAGTTTGATAAGTGAGATGTAAGTAGATATACTAATTTGTTCTAACAACTTGAACTCATCGCCTACTTTTTTGAGTTGAAATAATACTTTATTGAAATTAGAATCTTTAGCATACAAACCAAGTTCTTTGCCTTCTAAATCGCTAATGTTTTGTAACTCGTCTTTCAAGTCGTTCAATAAGCAACGTTTTGCCCTAACGATAACAATAAATATTTCTTTCAAGTCGTAACGGTCTTGCAAGAACTTATTGAAATCAATATGAAATTTGTCGAAATACTTGCTTACCTTAATAAGTATTTCTTTATTGTGAGCGTAATTTTCATCGCCTTTTTTCAACAAAGCAAGCAAGTCGTATGCAGGGCTTTTTAGTTTCAATCTATTGAAATTTTCATCTACCAAAACATAGCCCTCACAAGTAACAGGATTCATATCCTTTACAATCTGTTTTAGCGTATCAAAATTATAGCATACACTTTCTGTCATAATATGAAATTCTCGCAATGTTTCATTATCCCTTTCACCTATTAAACTAATACTTTCGGTTGCGGCTTGCGTAATAAATTGCGTATCGCTTGGAAACTTAAATTCAAACATGTGTGTGCAATCTTTATCCAACTCATACCCATACCCTAACTTATTCCACACATGCCAAAAATAATCAGCATACGATATACCTTTATGCCTAATCATTCCACTTGCATCTGCACTGCTTTTTGTGGATACATTCCAAGTGCCATTATAAAACCAAACGTTGCAAAGTGAGCCATCTATTTTTTCAGTAAAATAAAACTCATTGAAATCAAAGTTTGTCTTTACATTTTCGTTGTAATCAAAAAATCTATCAAACGGATAACAAATAATTTCAAAGGTATCTTTATTGACAATAATACCCCTACAACTATTCGTAATTTCGTTTTTAGGCGACTTTGTGTGGTGGTAGCATAAACATACTAATTCAGGATAAATAAGGCTATAATCAGCCTTTATATGAAATTCACTACATAGTGTAGCTATTCCCTTTTCCTTTAAATAATTAATTAATGGAATCATAAATATTGTATTGCTAATTTTGAATTTATTTGGCGTATTTCGGTAAAATCGTTATCTGTGTATTTACATACAATGCAGGTATCATAATCGGAAATAATGCTTTTTAGCGTTTGCATGAATAAGACTGTATTTTCTTTGTATTTTTCTAATACTACAATGTCTTTTGTCTCGCAATCAATTAGCAAGTAGGTAGAATCAACTATATTTACTAATAAGTAGTTAGCACCTGCTTTGGTTACTACATGCGAAAACTTTTCAAAAATCGGTGCAATATCGAAATATGTAAATGGTAGCCATTTATCATATAAATACTTAAAATCGTAGATATTTTTAGGCACATCTAAAATGTAAAAATCTGTCTTTTCAAGTATTTCATTTGCGATATATTCCATTAGATTAGGAATCTCTAAACTATCATAACTATTTGAGTATGCATCTCCGTATAAAAGTACTATAAACCAATCATAAAATAAATGAAATTCGATTTCATTCTTTATGTATTTAACGCCTGTATAATTGCCATATTTAGCGACCTCACTACTTAATTCAAATCCTATTTTAAGCAACTCGCTAACAAGCATTTCATAGACAAACTCATTTATGTTCACTATATCAATAGTACCACCGTCCCACTCATAAGCAGGGTAGTCTTTGTAACCGTTTTTCTTTTCTTGCTTTGTCCAATTTTTCATTTCTTCTTTGTCTCCCTTATCGCAATCGGTTAGCCATTTGCGCCCGAAATCGCTTTCAATTTGTTGGTGTATTTCATCTTCATACTCGTCTTGCTCACTTTCTCCCATTAGCAAGTAGCTGCTATCAATAAGGATATACCAAGTTTCAGGACGTGAACCAATAGGCGTAACTTGCGCCAAAAGTTTGCCATCGCCCATTGTTTGCGCCAAAACAGGTGTAATGGTTTTACCTTCCCATTGTCGTGGCTTTAATAAATCTGCTAAATATTGCTCTATTGTCATAACAAATCGTTTTCTTTATAACAAAAAACACCTACAAATGTTTATGCAGGTGTTTTTTGTTAAACCTTTTCTGTTAATTCTAACGACTCCTCATATTGAGTGCGCCACCAATCCGCAGCCTCTTTTTCATAACAAGGCTCGCCTAAAATTATTCCATGTGGAAATAGTTTTGTTTGAATAGTGCAGATTCTAAGGTAATACATAGCAGTTTCGCCTTCAAAATTTTGATAAATGGTAATTGTCATTCCATTTGTGTAATACTTTATGTTTTCTATCATAATAATTCAATATCATTTATTTCGGTACTATTTTCACTTAATAGATATAACTTATTACCCTCAACTATGCGTTTTATGTAAACGTCTTCTTTTGTTCTTTTCTGCCAAAACTCTAAAACATTATTCAATTCCCTTACCGCCTCACGTTCTTTATTTTTGGCATTTTCGTAGGCTTTTTGAACTGCCTCAAATTCACGTTCTGCTTGCTTAAATCTATCTGCTAAATCTAATAACAACTTGTTTAGGTTACTATCTATATTTTCAGTTTGATTGATAATATCAGTAATTGTAGAATACGACATGCCTACTTGCTCATATTCTCCTTTTAAAATTCTCATATATTAAATTGATTATTGGTTACACATTTCTATTGCCCTGCCCAAAAACGGTTGTAGCTTTTCGGTACACAAAGCTATCTTTGAGAAAGAAGGCAAAATAAGCGTTAATTTGCCATTATTTTCTATCTTTGAGGGATTTATACTATCTGTAAATACGATTGATTTTTGATAGTCTAAAACCTTTAAATCTAAATCCGTATCACTTGTATAATAAGCAATACTATACTGCGAAATATCACATTTATGCTTTGTGAAAAGTGCAGTTAAGCCTCCGCCCAATAAGATTTGATTATCAAATTCATGCTTAGGAAATACAAGTATTTTTGTAGTATTAGCTTTGTGTAGGATTGTCATTATCTATGTAGGCTTTAGCTTTTATTGTGATATAAGCAGATATATATGTGATTGTCTTTAACGGTAGCGTTAATTCAAAGCTAAATAGATTGACAAATAAAGGCACATTGAAATAATTGTCTTTACTATTAAAGAAAGAGATAAGCGTAACAACCTTTATAGCAAAGGCAAATCCCACAGTTAATAGACATACAAACCAGTTTGTATAAAATCCCACATAAATAAAGCCATACATGCAAATATTTGAGAATATCGCAGCTAATACAGAAATAAGGTTTATTTTTCTTTGTCTCATAAATTTAACAAATGGTTAAAGTCGCTTGTGTTATGAACATAATTGAACGGGTGTATTGATATGCCTACCTTTGTGGCAAAATAATAAAAGTTGTATAACTGCATTATATTGCTTGGTGTTTTATCCATTACTTTGCCTTCAAAAAACGCCTTTACACGCTTTTCCATTACATCATTAAACATTAATTCAAGTGGCTTTTGGGTATGTAATGAATCTATTTTCTCATACATATTGAATTGATTTTCATACCTGAATTTCTGCCACCAATCAAAATCAATCAGCATGAAATAAGGCGAAAACCTATCGCCTAATCTTTCTATCAATACATGAAAATTAGGATATTCCATATTATTGTAGGCTATTGAATCACTTTCATAAACCATTTCACAAGTAATAGGACTTGTCGTGCTAAAACGCCAGCACTCCATAAAATCAAAAATGCTATTATTGTCGTTTGTGAGCGCAAATTTTAAGGGAATGAGTAATGCCCTATTTTTTATCGGTTTATGTGTTGCTTGACAATGATACATTTTTTAAATATGTTTAGTTTGTGTATGGTTGCGTTATTAAGCAGATTTATACAAGGCTTTTCGCCTAACGTATCTAAATCCAAATACGGGTGTAAACGTGTTTGCTTGCATCTTACATTGTTTTCTTTTGTTTTCGATAATAAAGCCTTATATAAGCTGCTACATCTAAAACCAAAGTTTTGTACAAAGATATTCGTTTCAATCGCTAATGGCTTAAATCTGCTTTCATTGTCGAAATAAGCTAATGTACGTGCTTGTTTCTCAAAACCTATTGCTGTATCAATAGCACTATGTGAGTACTTATTAAGCATGTGCGGAAATGACAAACCGATTGCGCCCGAAAATGAATCATACATATCTGCTAATGATATTTGAGGAGGATATGCAGTATTAATAACGGCTTGTTTATGCCTATCGTAGTTTTTTAACTCCCAAAGTAAATGCCTTATTTGTGGCGTAATTTCTATTTTAGGTAAAGTGAAAAATAAGTCTTTCATATCAAAACAATGATGTTTGTTTAGGATTTTCGTAAAAACGTGCTATTTCGCCAAAACCGTAATAAGCAACATCTAATGGAGTTAAATCCCCATTTTCAGTAAGATATTCATAATCGCTAACTGATAAGGCTTTTAGTAAATCAATAAAAACAAACACATCTATGCTAAAACGGGCATAATATGGACTATCTAAGTTTGTACTTATTAATTTCATATCGTAATTTACGTATGCTTTACCATTCCAAATAACAGCCCTGCTGACTATATTATTAAAATGAATAAAGTCTATCTTTTTGCGAAAACAAATAAGCCCTTCAACTCTATTTGCATAAAATTGTACTGCGTTAAAATAGCTTTTCATACCACCATTTTCATGCAAGCAATTCAAATCTATTGTAATTTTTGGATTTGCCATTATCTTGCTATAATTTCTATTTTTTTAGGCTCATTCTTTCTCCAATCAATGTCAGGAATAGGAAACACCTCGCCATACTCTTCCGCAAAAAATACAGTCCAAATATCAATAGCCTCCTGCAAACGTTTATTGCTATCGCTTTTTGAAAAAGATATAATCTTTGTGTCAAAACAGAAAGATATTTTACCCTCACTATCTGCTGTGTGCGTTTCAATATCTTTCTTGTAAAAATCATATATGGCAATAAGTAGCTTTTTACCAAAGTCCTGCAAATTTGTACCTTTTTTGAAATCTATGCCCCTATATTTTGCATGAATATTTGCAGCCCAAACAAATACTTTTCCATAAAAGAATTGTCTTTGTTTGTCGCTTATCGCAGCCTCAAATAAATCACAAGCAGCCTGTATTTTTTTGCCGTTATCGGTGTAAAAATCAAACTCGGCTTTCTCGTAAGGTTCTAATAGTAGTTGATAAATACCTGCTTTGTTTCGCCATAATGGCAAATAGTGTCCTAATAGCATATTTTTGTTTATTTGATTATTATAATAACAAAATAAGGCGTATTTTGTTTTAAAATGCGCCTTATTCTTAGTGTTTGATTATTGCTTAATAATTACCCTTAGTTTATTCATTGCCGTATGAATACGGTGTTTAACCGTACCTAATGGGATTTGCAAATTTTCTGCTATCTCTTCGTATTTATAACCTTCGTATCGAAACATATACAACGGCTTATATATTTCGTAGGGTAACTGCATGAGTGCCTTCTCCATTGATTCTTTTTCTGCCGCAATAACATACGGGTCTGCATCTAAAATACTATATTGAGACTCGCCAATAGCTTGTGTATTGCGCACTGATAATTTTTTTACGTAGCTATACAATTCGTTGTTTACAAGCCTTGTAATTAAGGCAATAGGCGTTTCCATTTCGGGCGTGTACAATTTGTACATTTTTACCCACGCTTCTTGTACCAAGTCCTCACAAACGGCAGGGTCTAATCCTGACTTCTTTTTGCGCATGTGGGCATTGATTTTCGTGTAATTTGCGTTATAAAACGCTGTAAAGTCTTGTTTAATTGCTTGCATGATAATTTATAAAGTTTTGCCGCCTTTTTGGTAAGAGCGACCGTTAATAATGAAATGTAAAGCTAATCCAAGTGGGATAGCTACTAAAAATAAAAATGGATTTGAAATAAGTATGTTTGCCATTGCTTTGTTTAAATTGATGTGCAAATCAATTAATAAAAAAGCATATAAAAAAATATTATTTCAATTACTACATGTTTATGTCTTAATAGCCTACCTACAAAGGATATATGTATTTATACGCTATTGTTTGGAAAAGGTTTTAATAAAATAAAAAAAGGTAGAATTATCTACCCTTTTTTATTCGATAAGATTGTTTAGCCTAAAACTTCTTATATCATTTGCGCCCACATCTTTGTAAGTAATGATTACTTCTTTGTCCTTAGAGACATAGTAGCCATAATCGCCTTCTGTGTTTCTTTCTGTTTTATACTTGCTTTCATTTGCCACTTCTGTTTTAGGTACAACACGCCAAAAAGATACGCTTTTCTTACCCTGTAATTTAGCTATTTTCCAAGCTAAAACCATTGCACTAACTTGTGTAACCCCCATTTTGATTAGGTTACGAAAAATGCTGTTAAAAATCTGCTTCATAATAATGTAAGTAATTGAATTATATATACTTATACGTAAAATAAGGATTTTGAGTTGCTACATTAATACTACATGTATATGTGGTTTCTATATAATACTATTGTATATCAAAATAAAGCATTTACATTTGTGCAAGCAATAAGAGAAACGGTTTTCTTATTCAATGTTTATATTATGACTGCAATGCAATTTACTCAAAAACTACTTAGTGAAATGGCTTTTTTCTTTGCATGTAGCAAGGTAAGGAAACACCCTATAAAAGGGCTTATATCTGCCGAAATACAGAAAGATAAATTAGCCCTTGTTACGCATGTAATACTCAAAGAAAGTGGAATAACAGTTAAAGATTTTCAATTTAATGCAAATGAGTTGATAGAATGTTTGGCTAAAAATAAAGTAAAGGTAATATAAAAAGCATGTACAACTTCTCAGCCGTACATGCGAAAAAAATAATCATGAGTAAACAAAACTTATCCTACTTTATGTATTTTTAGGCATAATTGCAGTATCTTTTTTGGGTGCTGATTTTTGCCTATTATCATTTTTATCTGCTGCATAGTGATTTACACCAAAGATATAAACGGTCTCATCTGCTAATTGTTTAAAATGTGTATCTTTAAACTTGCTTAATACAATACATTTATCAATTTCGCAGATATTTATGTAGTTTAATTCGTTGCATGGTTCGCATGGAATGATATTATATTCTAATACAAAACTATCATAAACGAGTTTAAAAGACACGTTTTTTTCTTTTCTCAAAAAATAATCATCTACTAAACCTGAGAATCTAATATCTCTTCTTGTTATTTCTAAGATTATTAAATCATCTGCCCAAGCCTCTACAATAGCTTGCTGTCTATCCTGTAAATATATTTGAAAAATATCGTAACTATCCATTTTTTATGTTGTTTTAGGTTGTGGTATATTGTCTCTCATATCGCTTGCAACGGTAAAACACCCTGCAATTAATTTCAAGTCGTGGCTATGAAACCAAATATTAGGAATGGTAGTATTAAAATTATGTCCTTTTACAGAAACAATCCTACCATGAAAAACTACTGTACAGTCATTATTTATATCTCTATCAATAGACTCACAGCCTTTATTTGTAAAGGCGTAAACTGTATTATTTGTAGCCACCAAGCAAGCAGTACCAACAGGAGGTAAATCAATAAGGCTTAAAAACTCTATTTGCGTTTCTACTTGTGCAGCCTTTTCGCATAATGTAGCGTAATATGCCGATAATTTTTCTATATTCATGTGTTTGATATTTTAAACATCTTTAAACTCATTTGCTATTTTTATTAAGGTTTGTAACTCATTCCATTCATTAATCCCTTCTTTTGTTTTACCAATTAAGATATTTACAATATCTGCATTGCATTTTTGGCAGAATAATTTGCACGCCTTATCTAAATTGCCATTTTTTGCATTTACAGCCTCCGCTAAATACATATTTTCTGTTTTGCTGTAAACAAAGCCTTTTTGTATAAATAAATTTACATCTCTTTCTTGTTTATCGCAATTTACCGTACTTGCTAAAACAAGTAATTGCTTATCATTATCTATGCTAATTTCTTGCTGTATAGAGTTTCCTATAAGTTTTAGCGTATATGTCAATACGGCTAACTTTTTACCATTTTGCAATAAATCTACATTTTTTGTATATTTACTTCTCATGTGTAGATAACAAATTATTTTGTATTTTGTTTAATTTGTTTTATATTTGGGGATTAATTACAACTATATGCAGCAAAAAACCGTTAAAATTACGCTACAATGTAGTAGCGACCTTGCAAGTGAAATGCAAGAAATTGACTTATTAAATACATTCCAAAGTGATTACAATAAGGTAGAGTTAATGAAACTATCTTTTGAAATGTACAAATGGAACGTAGAAAATTTCCCACCTGATAGGCAAAAGAATGTTAATGAAATTTATAGGCTATTAAGTAAGGAAATTTGGAATAAAGAAGCGCAAAATGCAGATACGCATGACTTACTTAATATCAATATCGTAGATAATTTCCCTTGTGTAGATATTGCACCTATATACTGTTTTTCATTGCAAGAAAACGGGCTTATTGCAGCTATTACAAAAGTCCTCATTATCGAGGAGGATATACCCGAAATTGCAAATAAAGGTGTATATGTGCAGGAAGTATATGTAAATACGATTAATGCAGATTTTGAGGCTATTTTTGAGTTTATCTCTATTCCTGAAAATGCGATTATCAAATTGCCGTATGTGGGAGATGCTGCATTATACCATGCTTTGAATGGCTATTGTATTGAATTTTACAAGCCTGTTGAAAATATTGCAAGTTTGGAAATAATGCTTACTATGTCTCAAATAAAATGCAAAGGATTGAATGTAGTAAGCGAAATAGGTAATTTAAGTAGGAATCTTTTGAGTGAATTGAAAGACGATAAGTTTGGGGCTTGTTTGCAGTCGCTTGCATGGCTGGGTATTATCGAAATGAATATAAAGGTAAGTGTTTATTCTGAAAATGAGTTACTGAAAAGCCAAACTATAAAGCAAAACCTTTAACAGAAAAACACCTGCTAAGATTTATCTTAGCAGGTGTTTTTCTTAATTTCATAAACACTATTTCTTATATTTTAAAATATAATCACATGTTTCTTTGTCTTCAAAGTCTGCATTAACGCAATGTTCAGATTCTAATAAAAACTCCAACCCTTCTATTACTTTTTTATATTTATCCATTTTTGAAGGTTTTGCAAGTCCCTGAAATTCAAAAGAAGTTACACCTTCTAATACATTAGCAAGAGAACCTAATTTGCATACTACTACACTATGCTGGTGTTTGCTAACTTGTTTGATAACAGTTAAAACTTTTGATATGTATATTGAAGCAGTCATAATATTGATTAATTTTAAATAAAGCACCGTTGCCTTATTTGTTGAAACAAAGGTAGGTGGTTATTTCCATATAAAAAAATAGTTATAGGTAAACTACACTTTCATGTAGGTATTTAACTTTTAAAATAAAAATACAAATCACGGATTATTAAAGACAAACCCCCGATATTTTTAATAAAATATACAAATACGCTATGTTATTATGTAATTACTAACTATGTAAACAAGTACTTATATATTTTCGTTATTGAGGCTAATTAAATGACAATCTATGACACATACAATTTTAGGATTAATTACAATATTTGGCTTCTTGATAGTCATATTCTATGCGTATAAAGCAAGAAAAAAGAGTTTTGAGGCATTTATGCGTAATAGGCGAAATAACAACTTTAAACTTTTATCTGAAATAAATAAGATTGATTATATTTTAGATATTAAAAACTATATTGCACCTTCTTTTTATGCAGCGTTCACAGCACACTATTGGCAAAATAATCAAATCGTATTTGAGAATGAAAGTTTGCTACATACTTTCTTGAATCAATACAATACGCTATTTTGGGGCAAAAATACGGGCTTTGATTTTATTTTAGCGGAAAACATAGATACCTGTAATTACATGAAAACAGAAAAGCAATACAATGGTATGACATTCGTAGGTAATAGCGAAAACGCAATACCACAAGGCTACACTTTTTTGAATGTTTTTATTTATCAATATAAGGTGCAAAAGTAAAACCTTTTTGATTGATAGGCGTATAAGTCTATATAAGGCAATAAGGCTTTATATTTAATGTGAGATATTATGAATATGCAAGAAATAAAAACCGCCCTAAATATTGACGTTTTGGTACTAATGATGCAAAGTAGAATTGTGAATAAAAGCCAAAATATAGGTACTTTTGGGCTTGGTGGCTGCGATTGTGCAATAGCAGAAAAGGGCGATAAGGTATATTTAGGACACTTCCCACCTACACATAAAGATAGATTAACAAGTGAATTATTAGCCTTTGGTGCAGAAAAGATAACTATTTTTACACTTGGTGAGTGGGTAGAAAACAACGGCAAATGGGAAATGCAAGTAAGGTCAAAAGACTTTGGAGATAATGCAGTCTATATAGGTTATAGCGACCATGAAAACGAAGGCGAAACAATAGAAAGCAGGGCTGTATGTTGGATAAATGAAAAAATTACAAGTCATTTTTTATCATATAATCAAGCATAAAATTAAACTTATCTCAAAATATTATGGATAATAGACCGCCTAATTTAGGCTTTAAAACAAACGGTGCTTATCGTGCTACAATCAATTCATTATATAACGAATTAAATACAGGCGATTTATTTGGCATGAAACTACCTGCATTTCAAAGGGGCTTAGTTTGGAGTGAAAAGCAAAATATTGCGCTTATCGAAAGTCTCATATTAGGAATTGAAATAGGTAGCTATATGGTAAATATTACAGGGCATGGAAGTGTTTTTGATAATTTACTCATAGAGGGGCAGCAAAGATTAAACGCATTGCATCTGTATTTTAATAACGCTTTTCCTGTATTTGGGTTTTATTGGAAAGACTTGAATGTATATGAGCAAAGAGAAATAAGAATAAATAGGCTTTTTACAAAGAATGAAATTTGCATAAAGGACGATGCAAAGCTACGAGAGGTGTACAATCGCTTCAATTTTGGCGGTACAGCGCACAAAGATAGTGAACGGGCTTAAAAGTACATATATTTGTATTTTAATTACAAATCTAATACAAATAGTATGAATACGTCATTTTTAAAAACATTTACAACGGTAACGGGTGAGGTTGTGCAAGGTCTTGCATTAAATGAGTCTCAATTAATGCTTAAATTTATTAAATACCTTGAACTTAACCACAAAATAGAATCTCAAAAGGCTAAGTGTTTGGTCTATAATGGCAATGCAGAAAAATTAGCCGAGTTGAATATAAATGGGCAAATGGCAGCGATAATAGCTACTCAAGTGTCTGCCACCTTGCCAAAAGAATTTAACTTAAACCCGATTGGTAACTAATAAAAAAACGCTGCATATTAATTTATGCAGCGTTTTTTATTTATACAGTAGGTGTAACTGGCGTTTCAGTTGTAGTAGCATTTAACCCTGCTAACATAGTTTCATTTTTCTGCATATAGATTGTAACATCGTCTTGTGGGTCTATGCCATACGAATTAAATATTTCAAGTGCAATACCTTTAAAGGTAGGGAACGTTTGTGGTCTGCCAAATTCACTCGCCCACGCCTCCATGAATAGTAATGCAGATTTTGATTTATCAGTATTCATACTACCACTTGTGGACATCATTAATTCAAATGGTACGCCAAAGCCCGAAACTGACAATTGAAATAAATCGTTAAATGTTGCGCTATCTACAAAGTTTATCTTACCTGCACCCCTACTTGAATTATAACTCGACAAAGCAGGAATACTACCAAACAAATGTACACTTTCTCCTGCTAATGCTTTATTCGTGGATTTTTTAAAATCTTCTTTTAATCCCTTCAATGTCCTTTGTACGTCTAATTGGTCTTCGGGGCTTAATTCATTAAGTTTTTGTACATCTGTTGAAATTAAGGTAACATCAAAAGGATTCATATTACGCATTAAACCGTTTATTTGTGCGTTAATGAGTTTAACCATACTTTCAATAAGAAAAGAACTACCATAAATCAAAGGTTCTCCCCAATCATAACCACTAACTGTATTATAAACTGTAATATAAAGCGTGTTAATATCTATGATTTTATCCCCATTTTCAGACATATAAAGCAATTGTTTTTTACTATTTAGCGTATCGAAATAAAACAAGTCAGGCTTATAAACGATAATCTTTTCTGCATAACCCGTTATTTCATTTCGCTGCACTTGAATAAATGACATACCCCATACATCGCAGTCCTTACTGCAAATATTAACAAGTGAATTTAAGCCCCTTGTTTTTGGAATAATTCCATTATAATCATAAACAGGTATTTCATCTAAAATATAAGTAGCTATTTTCTTTAATACCTTTTTGTTTTTTGCTGTCTCTGAAATATCTATTTTAACTGTACCTAAAAAAATACAGCGTATATTTATAGCCTTCTTATAGGGCGTAAAAATGAGATATATTAGATTAGAGAAGTTTATATGTAATCTTGGATTAATTACATTTAAAAGGCTACCACACTTATTCAATGCCTTTATAAGATTATTTGTGTAATAATCTACATTTGGATTGTCAGTTAATTCAGTTGCACCAATAACACCAGTTGTGGTGGTTATCATATCTTGCGAAAAGAATTTAGAGACACGTTTTCTTATATTTGATATAAAACTCATATTTTCAGTAATTAATCGGCAAAGTTACATGAATAACTACTACACCGCAAAACTAATTGTCTTACGTTTCAAAGGTGCAAAGGCTGTGTAGGCTGCATACCTAAAAGCATCTATTAAATCGTCATTCTTTTTCTCTATTACATCTGTGTACATTCCTAACTTTTTATCAATCCTATACTTGTATTCCATTAATTCAGATATAAGATTGATAGAATGATTTTCGCTATTGCAAACGACATAGATAGGCATATCCCTTAAATAATCTATACCATTTTTTACATCATTATTGCCATTCGTTATATAGTACCCTGCTGTTCTGAAATCCGATTTATCACTACTTGCTTCGGGGCTTATAAAATATTGTGCGCTTGTAGGTAGTTTATCTTTATAGGTATTTATGATTTGATTTGCCGTAAAATGTCTTTGATAAACAACCTCTTGCACATATAAACCCCTACCTGCTGTAATTTCTCCATTTTCTACAATATCAATCGGCAAATAAGCGACTTTTACAACTGCATACGGGTGTTCAAAACCCTTATCAACTCCATACACAATTTTATCACAAGCATTTGGAAATGCGTATGTTTTACTCCATTTTGGTATAATACAGCCCTCATTATTACCACCCCACTCACCAAGTGCGTACACTCTATAAAAGTTTGTATCATCGTGCATTTTCGATTCCAACGAATCTATATAGTCTTGCGGTAAGAAGGCATTATCTTTATAAGTAGTTTTGAGTTTGAAAACTTGTGTATTTAGACGTGCTATTGTTTCAGGCGCAAGGTCTTTATCTTCTTTAATATGCTTATTAAGCCAAAAATAGCGATTTAACCAATGTGCGCTGTGGGTAGGATTGTAGGTAAATATAATTCTTGAATCACAACCTACTACCCTTAAACGTGTTTCTAATTGCTTAATATCGTCAAAGGTAATACCTCCATCTGTTGCCTCCTCAATCCAAAAACCCGTAATGTAAGGAATAGATTTTATCCTATCTGCACCTCCGCTACGTAACCCTGCGCAAAGTATTTCATTACCATTTTTCGATATTAAGCGGAGGTTACTCATATCTACATCTATATCCAAGCCACGTTCTAAAACCATTGAACGCAATAACTCGAACTGTGAATATCTTACAAGGTTCTTTTGCGCCCTTAATAAAACAATCTTTTCCTTCCAAGTTCTAATGTTTGCTATCTTGCATTTTTTAGGGTTTATTTCTCCATTTTGTAGTTTCTTATTGTAATCTACACTACCAAAACGCACCTGCATAGCTTTGTGAAACTCCTTTTCACTTGATGCAATTTTCCCAAATTTTCGCAAAGTATCAAACTCACTTTTTCCATACTTATACTGCATAGCAGATTCCCATTCCTTTACAGACTTGTAAGGCAACATGTAAACATCTAAAATCTTTTGGGCTGCTGTATGCGATTTTGCGCTACCTGCACCGCCCATGAGATGTTGATATTTGTGTTTTGAACGAAAAAAGGGAATGTATGCTGTATTATATAAAGCAAGTTTATTTTGCGCAATATTCATAATTATTCATTTTCTGCCAAAGCATCTGAAATATCCACTACACTAATGCGTATTTCCTGCGATTTATCTAATTTGCCATTATTATTAGTTTTACCGTAAACGTCAGGCTTCATAGCTGTTAAGCCAAACATTAGCAACCTATCATTAATAAGTGTCTCCCCTATTTGCACACGCCTAACTTTTGGTGTAAGTTCTCCATATTCATCTGTAATCATAATAACATTACCATCATCATCATAAACTTTTTCCCATGCGTAAATAGGCATACCCCCTGTTGCAGCCTTATCCATGAGATTCTCATAGTGTTCTAATCTATACTCATTAGCCTTACCTAAAGCCGCACTAATATGCTCTGCAAAGTCAATATCCCTATACCATTTATCACATTCTGCAATAGTTAATGACTTCTTTTTCTCATTTTCTTTTGAAATTATAGTCATAGCACATGCAGAGCGTTTACGCCCAAAGCACTCAATTAAATTATCAATAAACCTTGTTTGTAATTCAGATAAAACCTTTTCAACCACTACGGTTGTAGGAAGTGATATATCACCGTTTTTATCCTTTACTACAATGTCGTAACATTTGCCGTATAAGTCTTTAAAGTAGTTATCATACTGAAATGTCTCGCCTGCATCTATGCTGTATTTATAAGGCTTTTTACCACCTGTTGCAGCTATTGTAATAGTGCCTGTTGAATATGCGTAATTCGTATGTGTTGCAACTGCTTTTACAGAAATTGTCTCCATAATTTTGTTTTTTTTCTCACAAAAGTATAATCATTATATGTATATTGTTTTTTTTATGCAAAAAATTGCGTATTATTGCAGGGTAATTATAAGGAATATATAAAAATATGTTGTTTTTAGTAGAAATATTAGACTTCAAAAAAGGTACTTGGACAGAAGTAAAGCCTACTAAGTATATTATGAATAGGTATATGGAGTTTACGGCTAATTCACAAAGCCTTACGGAAACTATGTATAATTGCTTATGTTTTATTAGTAACGATTGTAGGAACTCATTCAAAGAACATAGCCCTATTAGACGTGTAAGGCTATTTAAGAACATGGAAAAAAGTTATGACTTACTTTATAGTTTTGATTTACGTGGGTTTTATGATAGATTAGGGGAGGTTATTGTACCATTAGGGGCAGAAAATGGAGACTACGAAGTGGTTTTCCAAAGATATAAAAGTGATTACGATTCAAAGAAATGTAAAAATATGTTCTTTGCCTTTAAGATACTTTTACGCAAAGCGGTTTCTGTATTAGTGCCTATTTACCTTAAACATAATGGCAAGATAATCTATTATATACGCAAGCGGAAACTATACAACGCCCAAAACAAACTTATTTTAAGACTATGTTAGTAACATTTGAAGAAATTACAGCAGACATGCAGAAGGGAGAAATGAGAACCCTATCAAACTTACTCATTAATCACATGTTAGATACCTGCATTATGCAGGGTAAAATCATTAAAAACGCAGAAATTAGGCGTTTTTTCAATGAAAAAGGATATACAGTAGCAGATACGCAGGTAAGGCAAATTATTCACAATATAAGGGTAAATTACGTGTTTAGTAATAGCTATTACATTTGCGCAAGTCAAAAAGGCTATTTGCTTACAAATGACATTGCAAAAATTACTTTATTCAAAAAATCGCTGGTACAAAGAACACAATCTATTAACGAAGTTATCAATTCAATAAATATATGATACATTTACAAAATATCGCAGACTTATTAGCCGCATCAAAAGACAATAAAGTCTATGTAATTCTCACAGAAAGAAGTGAGGATAGTTTTCAACACTTGTTATTGTCAGTCATTGATAACGACAATAACGGCAATATCCTATCTATTTCTTTTGGTAACAATAGAAGGGATTTAGCATTTGCGGCACAAAGCGCAATTATTGAAAAATTAGGGCAAAATGGCTACAAAGTAATTTCGGGACGTATAGGTGCTGAAATGGGTTTAACTACTTCTTTTGGCTTTATTTTTGATAGTAATGGAGAAATGTTAGTAGATATACAGCCGTACCATGAAACAGAAGTGTTTTTTAATGCAGATTGCAATTCACGTAATCTACAAGACATAGATAGTGAAATCCTTTTAAACATTAAAAAAGAAATGAAAGACCTTGCAGAAAATGGTGGCGTTATAACAGAAGGTGTACCCGAAAAACGCAAAAGAAATACCAAAGATACCAAATAAAGAAATCACAAGCCGCCTATTTTTTTTAGCCACGCACGTTCCCAAATAGTGTTGTGGCTTTTTTAATTAAAAACACCCACTAATTAAGTTTAGTAGGTGTTTTTTTATTAGTAATATGTAGTAACTACTTAGAATCTGCATAGTAGCCACAATTATTACACTTAATGTAGTAAGTATAGCCATTGCCACCTGTTACAATGTCTGTTGATTTGCAAGCAGGGCGTTCGTGCTTTGCAAATAGATTTAGAATAAATTTCAGCATAATAAATTGATTAATGATTAATAATAGCCATTTTACGTAAATGTACGGAAAAGGTTTTAATATAAATAAAAGCAGGTTACATAAACTTACAACCTGCTTTTATTTTATTTATTCTTTGCTTCTTTCTCGAATAGTTCTACATAGCCTTTTACAGCCTTATCATTCGATTGCATCTAAGATAACCATATCAATAGCTGCTTTTGTGATTGCTTCTTTACTTGCTTGCATGGGATTGAAATTAAGTATCAACAAAAGCCTTATCGCCTTTACATATCAGTACAAAAGTAGGGGGTTTCTCAATACTGTACAACTGCATAAAAGGGTGGTAAATTACACAAACCTAATAAATCCTATCTTTTCAAGCAATACGGCAGCCGTAATGAGCAAAAACAAGTATCTAAGCAACACGCAAAGATTCAAAACACTTGCAAGTATTTCCACAATTATAAAATTCAAGTCGAAAAATTCTGTATAACCACTTACATATTCGGGTTGTGGCGCATGAAATGGCTTAAAAATCACATGTAACGTTTGTTCCATTACATACGCTGCTAAAAACTTTCTATGCCAGTAAACGCTTAATTTACCTTCTTTCATAGTTTTTTGTATTTCATTACATCTATGTTGTGCCGTAAAAGAAGTTATGCCTATTTTGTATAAGGAATTTATCTTATTTTTATCGTATTTCAGGATATATAATGTAGTCATGTAATTTAATTTGCGTAATAACTGAAAATGAATTACTTTTGTTTAAATTTTAATAAATCATACAATGAAATTCATTCAGGCTTTTTTCTACATTATTGCGCTATCTTTTGTAGGTATAGCGTTCGGGCTGTTATCGCCCTTGCTTTTTGTATTAAGCGTTCTTTCTCCAAGTATGAAAAAGAGAATTGTTAGCTTTGCAAATAGGTTTGAAGATGGCGAGGAGGTTACTGCTATTTTATTCACTATTTATACATTAGTAGATAACGAAAAAGCCTTGTACGAAAACATAAATAAGGTTATGATAGTTTGTGAGGATAGCGACTTGCTGAATACAATAGAAAGAGAACATGGCGAAGTGGAAAGTGAATATGAATTTAGTTTAATGACTTTGGCAGATTATAATAGTAATTTAGAAAGCAGAAATACTACTTACTCATATTACTACATTGGTACGGACATTTCGATACAACCACCCGTAGGCGTTTTAGAATCATTCTATTTTCACGTAAATAATCAGTAAATAAATAAGCCATAAAGCATTACACTTTATGGCTTATTTATTTAAAATAGATGCAAGAAAAAGTAAATCGTATCTATTACAAAGTATTTCAGTCTTTCTGCCACAATGAGCATTTCGGGCTTATTCGTTACGTAATATAAGGCTAAAATTAAGCAAGCGTAAGAAATGAAATGATAATCTACATTTAACTCATATTTTATTTTTCTGCTTAATATGGAATATACGGCTGCTTTAAAAATACTTACAAATAATATACTACCAAGTAAAAAAGTAATACAGTAAAGAATCAGCGTAAGTTCTCTATTATAAAGCATAGGCAAAGCAAGCGCAGTAAGAAGTGATATGTAGTAAGTATCAATATACTTTTGTGCCTTTATAAAGCCTTCTTTCAATAAATTAATATCGAAAGTCATTGTTACGGCTTCTGTAATTTTAAGTAAAGCCCCTACAAAAATAAGTGTTTTTAAAATAATCATAATTTATTTAGTTTCAACAAAACAATCGCCACCGTATTTATTCAGTAAATGCGTTGTAATTGACATTATACGCTGTAAACATTCTAATGTATCTATTCTATCATTATCGCTCTCAATAAGACAATAGGCTGCATAACAATTATTATTTACAAATTTTACCCATTGTATGAAATTATCAAAACTTTGCTTCTCATTTATTAAATTATCAATAGTCTCAAAGAAGTAGCCTAAATTTTGCGGCACAACTACTTCCACTGTCATCTTCTTAGAATCTATTTCAATCAATTGTAGCTTATTTTTAGCTAAAACAATATCCTTTGCATTATATTCTTGTGTTTTTACTTGCTGTGTATCTTGCGTAATTTCTTTTGTAACTTCTTTACCTGTTATTCCTTTGGTTTCTTGCTTATACTCACTTGAATCTGCAAAATTAAGAAATATGAATACAACCGATAAAAAGGCATAAACACACATAAATTCAGAAATTAAGGCTATGCCTAATATACTCGCTACTGTACAAAATAAAAAAGACCATGAAAATGCGAACTTATTATTATCGCTATCAATTGCTAAATTATAGCCTAATACAGAAAAGTAAACGCATACCACACCAATAATCTGCATCTCACTTGCTGCGTTAAAATGGAGCAATGTAAGCGCAAGCAGTACGCCTAACATAGAAAAAATAATAAATCTATTCTTTTTCATAAATAGCCAAAATAGTTTGTTGTGTAAATTGTGAAACCCCAAAGATAATATTATTACTATTGACTTTCTTTGTCCAAACTGTAAAATTGTTAGCAATTTGCTCACGCTTGTAGTCGAAGTCGCTAATTAACACATGCTCATTAATAAAGCCTTTTCCAGTAAGATAAGCAAGCATTTCGCTATCTTTCTCCATATCCACTTTCATTTGCTTAAAAACCCAGCTAACGTACTTAAATGCAGATTCGTAAGCTAATTGCTTTGGCGCAAACGATACGATTGTATTTGTATTCACATGCGTTTGAATAAGCACCTTACATCTTTGCTCATAAATAGACTGTACTTGTGCATCATATTCGTGCGGCTTATCTAAAAAGTTTTGCATTGCAGTATTAACACCTTCTCTAATACCTAACTGCTTAATAATTTGATGAGCCATATCAGCCTCAATTACTTTTAGGGTTTTACTTACGATAAATTTGTACATAATCTTACTTCTTTGAAATTAAGTAATGCAATATTTGAAAACCGTTCGCAGTCTGTGTATTTAACTGCTTTACCTGTGTAAGTAAGGAGGTATTACTAAGATAGATAGTATCATTTCCATTTAGCCCGAAAACTACATTTCTTTTCAAATTACTATCAAAAGTAGTATCAACACAGCATACTTGCAAATCGTCTATGTAAGTAGTTGTAATTTCGGTACTTGCACATGAATATGCAAATGTAGCGAAAAGTATTAATATTAGTTTGTTTTTCATAGTTTAATAACAAAAAAAACGATAAATTGTTTATTTTAGCGTTTTAGGTGGTGGTATTTTTCAGTTACTCATTTCTACCAAATGAGTTGTCAATATCCAAGTCATAACCCTTTTCTTTTTCCTCTTTGTCGTACAACTCCCTATAATACTCTATTAACGGGCTTTGTGGTAAAACAGCTTTGTTTTTCTCTACAAACTCTTTTGCATCTTTTTCTGCTTGTGTATAAGGGTCATTATGTCCTTGCGCCTCATATTCCGCTACACAATATAACTTATATCTATTTTGTGCGTAATCCCAAAACTCCTCATCTTTTTTCGCAGTAAGTTGTGCGAGTATTTCTTTTTTCTCTTTTTGTACAGAAGAAGTTAAATCTCCTTTTAGGGTATCTTTCGTAATAGAATATGAAAATTCGTTTGTCATAATGAATATATAAATAGTACTTTACCTACTCTGTAATCTTTTCGGCTACCGATATTGATTTAAACGCAACTAAGATGAAATAGTTTCATTATATTGCAAAATTATATCGTTTATGTCAATAATTGTTTGAAGGCAATTTACTACAAAAAAATCCAAATCAGCTATTTGAGTAACCGCCCTTGCTTCGACTATATTATCTCCAAAGAATTTAAAAGTAGCTATTTCATTTGTAGCTGTTTTGTTTGTATAGGCGAAGTCAGGCAATGGCTGTTCAATACCTACTTTTCCCACATGTACAGTTGTGCAGTATAAATCCGACCCTACATAATTGCAAATAAGTGTTACATAAATATCGTAATCTTTACTCTCATTATGTGCTATTAATTCATACGCTATAACAGTAGATTCTTTACTTATTTTGCCTTTATAATCTGCGATACGTGTTACACACTTATATTTACCTAAATCAATTTTATGGCTATTATTTTCGCTTATATAGCAGAAACATTTAAGCAGTTTAGGTAGCAACTTTGCTGCATACACTTTTGCAAACTTATCTAAGTAGTAACTATACATGCTACGTTCACTATATGACTTTTCAATCATAAAATCAGCAAACGATTCGATAAATTGATTTTCTTTTTCTGTGTCAATCATATTTTGCATATTCATAAACATAAACAAGTGGGTTTGTATCATACTTCCCTTTGCCGTTAATCGAATCGAATAGAGTTTGATAGGCTGTTTTTATGTCTGGACTTATAGATATATTGTCGCAAAATGGTTCACAATTAGGGTGCTTAATATAATTAGAAACACAACCAAAGAAATAAGCAAAATTCCCTGCCTTTTCACTTTTTGGGACATATAACTTGTAATAAGGTACGAGCGTACCGCTATCATTTTTCAAATAATCATACGCCTCAATACCTTCTAACTTACAATCCTCCTCACTAATATCATTCAATCCTTCTACCCTTACACCTGTAATTTCAATCTTTTGTCTTGAAAAGTATTCAGGCATATACATAGGGCTGCGTAAAGTACCTGCATTTTCACACTCTTTAAAGTAAACTACATCTGCACCATTGAAATACGCTTGTTTTGGAGAAAAAGAATCGAAATTAATATGCAACCAATAAGCCTCTTTGATGTACAACACATCGCCTACCTTATACTTAGATTCCTTCAAAATTAAATCCAAGTCATTGTTACATTTTGTAATAGTTTTTTGAGGCACAACACGTCTTGTTTGGGTTTTAATACCCTGCGAAGTTTTTTCGCTATGCTCATTAAGCATTATGATTCCTTGCATAATATTATGTTTTAGATATAACAGAAAACGACCTACTATTGTTTAGTAAGTCGTTTTTATAGGTTGTATTTGGCGTTATTTTAATGAGTTGTAAATTCGTTCTAACTTATTATCAAAATACGTCTTACTCAATAAATTATCAAAACCACCTATATTATTCCTAAGTAAAAGAAATGTATAATCATTATTTTCAAAAATAATCTTTTCGCCTTGCAAAATATTATCTACCAAAACTGTTTGATGTGAGATAGAAAGATTTTCGACACAAGTAATAGAATAAGTAATTACTTCTTTCTCATTATCAAGATTAGGAATAATACGCAAACAGCCACCATTTACCAAATTCCAATACAAGGGTTTTTCAAGTAAATCAACTTCTTTTGTTGATTCTACCACCTTATAACTAACAATCATTGTTTTTTTCATACGCTAAACAAGTTTGTGTTAATGTTGATTCTTTCTTTTGCTATCTCAATAGCTTTTGGGTTTACATCACAGCCTATATAATACCTACCTAATTTCTTTGCGGCTGCTAATGTAGTACCGCTACCACAAAAAAAATCTGCTACTACATCGCCTTCGTTTGAACTAACTTTAATAATTCTTTCAAGTAATTCAATCGGTTTTTGTGTGTCATATTGCGCCTTATACCCTTCGCAAAGGGGTAAATCACCCCAATACTCGCTTAATCTAATACCTTTGCTATCTGCTAAATAATACCTATATGCTAAATAACCTTCGCTATTTGCTTCAAAAATAACACCCTCACTAATACGCTTATAAATTTCATTTTGCGAAATGGTAAAACCCATACCTTCTTTTGTAATAAACTTTTCATTTCCTACAATGCGAAAATCATTAGGGATATTTGGATTGTAGTTGTTTTTATTCATTATGTTTGTTAAGCAATAAGCACCTTTATTATCAGTTCTATTATATCGCTTTATAGTCTCCTCACTTAATTGAGTATAACCAAAATTAAAAGTATAGTCTTTGCTTTTTGTGTAGAATAAAATCCTATCTGTATTTTTGGTAAAATGGCGGTATTTAGAATTATTGCCCAAACTGCGCCTATAAATAATTTCATTCTTAAACCTATCATAACCAAAAATGTCATCTAATATGCAGCGTAACCAATGCGATATACGGCAATCCATTTGCAGATAAACACTACCTGTTGTTTTTAGTACCCTATACATTTCTGTAATACGTGGGATATAAAAAGATTCAATTACATGCTTTATAGGTTGCAAATCTGTGTAATCGTTAAACTTCCTACCAGTACCATATAATATATCGCAGTAAATCAAATCAATACTTTCATTTTCTAATTTCTGCAATAATTCTAAGTTATCACAAAGATGTATCGTATTTTTCATTGTCAATCATTAGAATAATACAGAAAACTGCATAGTTTAGAATATCAATATAGTTTGCCTCAATCCCTTCTGAAACAGAAGTAATACCACCATTATTTTCAATCTGTTTCAATCTCAATATTTTCATTAAGATTAAATCAGTAATTGATTCAATGCGTAACTCACGCCATGCCTCACCATAATCTGCATTTTTGATAAGCATTGTATCGTATGCAGCAACTATGCAGGTATCGTAAATATTAGCTAAATTAGCCTGCAAATCCTTATCTGAAATAGTTGCGCCTACATTACATTGAATGAGTGCCATTGTACAATAGTTTATCATACCAATAAACTCGCCAAACGTAGAATCACCCACAAGATTTTGATTCGTTTCTTGAATATTGCGCACCCTTTTTGCCTTTATTGCTATTTGGTCTGTAATACTTGGTAGGCGCATAATACGCCACGACAAACCATAATCTGCATTTTTAGCAATAAATAGCGATTTGGCTTTTTCGATAACCTCTTTGTATTGGTCAGATGTTTTCATTTATAGTATCGTTTAAATGTTGCGTAAGTTGTTTGATAGTATCAATCGGCAAAGAAAGACATAGCGTATTTAAGCTATCTTTTAGCTTATCAACTGCATTTAGTAGATTTTTTACTGCTAATTGCATTTCGTATGCCTCTTTCAATTTAGGCGTTTCTAATTCGTAATAGGTATTACCATTAGCTACTTTATAACCAAACGCATTGCCATTTACTTGCACCTTTGTTTTATTTTTTAGGATAGCATGTGTTTTGGTAGTACTTTCTACTTCGTATTTATAATGCCATGTGTTGCTACCTAAGTTAGTCGTGAGATATAAAATATCCCCTACTTGTAATGTTCTCATAATTCAAATTTTGTTTCAGATTTCACTAATGTAAATTCGGGCGTAAACGCTACCCCTGCTTGATTTATTCTATCAAATGCTAATTGTATCTCATCGTCTGTACCTTCGTAAAAAACAGATACTAACGACATATCTCTTATTTTCATGTATTCTGTATTCAACTTTCTACTTCTCTCAATATCTACCCTATCTTCATTTTCTTTTATGATTTGGATTACATAGTTAAATTCCTTTGCATATTTGCTGTAATCAAAATCATTAGGATTTAAGGTAAATTTGCAGGTGTTGAAATTGAAATAAACACCTTTACCCAAAAGAATATTAAAGATAGTTCTTATCCTATGTAAGCCATCTATAATCTCATGCTTTTCATTGTAATTGTAAAATACACGCCTAAATTGAAATACGCCTATGAATACACCTTTATCTAAGCTATCAAGAAATAACTCAATTTTAGCTTTATCCCATGCGTATTGTCTTTGGTAATGTGGGATAAGTATATCGCCCTTTACTATTTTATCGTAAAGCAATGATATTCTATAATGAGAAGGCGAAATATTCGTTTTTCTATTATATTGATTATTTGTTGAACTAATAATAAATCTGCTTTATCGTCTTTAAAGTGCGAAAACCTTTGTTCTAATTGCCGCAAATAAAGTAGTGATTCTTTGATATTTTCGATTACAAAACCCGTTCCTTTGCATCTTTTACATTTCAGTGTGCTTGGAATGAGTAAGTAATAATCGGTTGTGATTTATACCTTGCATAGTAATGTGCAGGGTTTGAAACTGCGCCTGTACCTTTACATGTTTTACATGTCATAATGATTACTTCTTTTGCCGTTATTTGTATATGTATCATTAGCCTTTGGTGTATTTTCTATTATACCAAATGTAGAAAACAAACACCATTCATTACCATACCAATCTTTTATTTCAAAGGCTAATCTATAATGTTTGGCTAACTCAATACATTGTTTTTTGTTTTGAGAATGTATTAGCTGTTGTAAAACATATTCTTTATTATCGAATCTGTTCATTAAACGCCCTATCTCAATGCCTAAAATAAAATTAGTGTCATTATTTAAGAATATCATAATACTTATTCCTTATTTATTCTTTATATACTCATTGCACCAATTACAAAAAGCATCAACTAATCTATTCATGTAAGGGTCGTTAGCTATTACCTGCAATTTCATCACCCAAATAGCATTAGCGTATTGCCTTGCATTAGCATATTCAGATTCAATATAATCGCCGTTCTTTTTAGCTTGTAACCACAATTTCAAGTCTTCTCTTTTATAACGCCACGAATAAAGCCCTGCTAAACTCATATCTTTGAAAATAATAGCTACAAACTCGTCTAAATCCTTTGCGTTTGTTATTTCATTAATACGATTATTTTCATTTTCTGCAATCTGTTTAGCTACCATTTCATGCGTTAAACTATTTTCAGTCAGGATAGCATCTAATCTGAAATCGTAGCATCTTTGAGAACATGTGAAAATGTAGCTATCGTTATCATCTTTGCTATGCCAGTTCTTTTTATTTACCCAGCCTTTTTCTTTTTTCAAATGTATTGCATCTGAAAGCGGATTGTCAGTAGGCGTAAAGCATGAATCTTTGCCGCAAGTTTGGCATTTTATTGTATTTCGCATATTTAAAATCCTATTATTATACGAATTTTATAATTTTACATATTTTATTGTAATTTGTAGCAACACAATCAAAAGGCTGCGGCATATTTGAGGAGGTGCTTATTGCTGTACCCTTTGGCATCTCAAGTACTAATGCTTTTCTCCAAAAACGTAAGCCATCTATATCTGCTTTTTTCTTGAAAAAGAAAAAACTATCATAACCGATGTAAGTATATGCAGCATCTAATATGCTATCGTAGTAATTTTCGTTTGCTGCAATATTAGTAAGAAAATCTTTTAATATATCCAAGTCTTCAAAGCGACACAAAATATCATTATCATAGTTTACGATAAAGGCAAATAAGCCTTTTAATGTATTTGCTTTATCTTGCACTAAACCTGCATAAAGAAATGGAACACCTTGCATAATCTTTGCGCCAAAGATATGCGCTTCGTGCTGTATATCTGAAATGCTTTCTCCAAACCAATATAGCAACTCCTTACATGCTTTAATATCTAAACGTAATAAGGCATTATAAATATGGTCTGCATTTACAGCAGTCTGTCTATCTGCAATCAACTGTATAGTTTTTTTAATCAAAAACTTTTCAGGACTTGCCTTGTATGTAGCTAATATTTTTTCAAAATGTGTTTTGTTTTCCATATAATACATAAACAAAGTTGTATGCTGTTTTGTTTATACGACTGACAATAAGTATAATTTATGAAGAAAAAATATGTGTTCAAAGAAAGTTATTTCGTTAGATGTAAAGTATTTGAAAGAAGTCTAACCTTTACCTGTATGGAAATAACATTTTCAGATGCTATGCTTTTTATCCCTATAAAGAATTTAAAATTAGTAACAGATAGGGTAGATTTGCGCAGGAATAACAAAACAGAATTTTACGGTCGTATTGATAACGATTTGATAGACTTTTGTAATAAGCAACTTGAATTAGGCATAATCAACAACCTGCAAAGTTTCAATACATTAAATACATACGCCCTGAATAAAGGGCGAATCCAACGACATATACGTAGTGTAAGGGGAATATTAAACATACAAAATATACCATTTTTAGTAAAAAGAAACTTATTGCTATTTATCAATAAATTGCGATATGTAAGAATAATTTGCGAAAATTGTAAAAATATTGAGGAGGCTATACAATTCGTACATGAAAGACCGTTTGTTTGCGAAATAGTAAGTACAAGCACTGATATATGGCATGTACTCAATATAAACGCCACAATTAAAAAGACTGCTCAAGATAAATACTTAGTCGAATATACAGAAGAAATGTTATTAATGTGCGAAAATAATGCGCAAATTACTGTAAACTCATTAGCAGATGCTAAATTGCACTGCGAAGACCTTGCATTGCGTGTAATGGAATTAAAAGTATGACATCAAAAGAAATAAACGCTATTATCGTAGATAGATATGGCAGTATGGATATGGTTATTGGGACAGGTATCAAATACAAAAGTTGTCTAAATGTTCTTTATCTACTTTTGTGCCTGCAAAGTTCAGCATAACAAACCAATCGTAAATAGCTTTATCGCTAATTGGTTTATCATAGTAGGATATAGCCATAAAGCCCGAAATGTTGGTTTTATTGAACTCATACAATGTATCGTCATCAAAGTCTCTATAATAAAACTCACTATCTTCTACGATAATAGAAAACTCATTATTGATAAATGAGATGATTGTAGATAGTCTTTGTTTGCCATCTATTATTTTGTAAATATGTTTTTGATTATTCCTATCGCTATCATCTATGAAAGAAACAACCGCAAATGGCGGTAACTTAATGCCTTTTAGTATAGAAATAATAAGTTCCTGCTTTTGCTGTAAAGTCCAACAAAAATCCCTTTGTAGGTTAATGCCTAATTTACCTGTTTTCTTATTAAGAATTGTAGGTAGAAATACATCAAAATCTATTTCGATTTTACTTCTTTTTATTTGGTCTAATCTGTAATAGATAGAATAGTTTTCTGAAACCTGAAAAGGTAGGCTTTTACGTAATTTAGCTAAAATACTCATAATGTTAATTGAAAATAAGAACCCGTTTCCTTATTTAAGACAAAGGTAACGGGTTAGTTTGGACATACAATGATTTTATGCAGAATCTACATTTTTATGTAGCAGATATATAATAATCTTGAAAACGTTTAAATACATTTTCAAAGAAAGCCCTGTCAATTAAGATTTACGTTTTTTTCGTTAATCACTTCTTTAACCAATCTCACTTGTGTTATCTTGATTTCCATAATAAATTGATTATGCAGACTTATACGGATATAATTTTAAAAGGTTACAAAAGAAGGCATGTTCACAAGTAGTTCGTAAATATGCTTTTAAAATCACAACTCGTACTCACAGTTATAGTCTTCAATAAGAGACAAAATAGCTTGTTTTTGAGTATCTGTTACATTCTTAAACGTTACTACAAAGTCTTTGCGTTCTTTTGGTAATGGCTTTTCTATTTCCACATAGCTAACATTACTAATGTAGTCCACATGATAAATCTTATCGCTGTGGTTACTCCTTTCGCCTATTACTTCTGCCTCAATCGTAACGTAGTAAAATTTTGCGCCTATTTTCACTAAGATAACGACCTCATTTGTACTATAACCTATACCACAATCAAATAAATCATAAAAATCATTTTCAAAGAACCATTCTTTTATTTGCTTTTCATGTTTCAAATCCTCATATTCATGCACACCGTAATCATCAACTAAGTACTGTTCCGTAGGTGTTAGTACAAAATCCTTTTCGATTAACTCATTCAGGATTTTAGTTTCGTTTTCTTTGGCGATAAGATGATTGTATATATCGGTTACATCTTTGAATGTCTTTTTAATTAATTCTTTTTCGCTATACTTATCATTCATTCTAAGAATCTCGCTTTCTTGAAAACGTCTTTCATTTTCAATATTCTTTGAAAGTAAGTCAATATCTTGCGCCCCTTCTTTTACGAACAAATCGCAGCAGGTATGACAAAGTGCCCTATTTGATATACCTTCAAATATACCAAAACCAATATGCGTTTCTGGCGTTTGGAGAAAAGGGGTTTCGCAGTTCTCACAGTTTGGAAATTTAGATAAAGCATTTTCGTTTGTCTTGACAAACATTAATCGCTTAATCTGTTTTGCAAGTGCAGTTATTTTTCTCATTTTATAATAATGATTTTAACAAGTTGAATTGAAAAGATTTGCCTAAAATAAAGATATGTGCAGGTGTTATTTCGCCTATATTCTTTGTTATCGTAACCTCAAAGAAATCATATTCTTTTAAGGGTAACGATGTATCTGTATCAGGTGGCAAACTTGCTGTAAAACCGCAATTTTCACAAACCGTTATCAGGTTTACGTATTGCGTTTGTAAAACTTTTACTGTAAATTCTTTCATAATAATTCGTTTATGTATTAACAATTTACGTAGTTAATTTGTTTACGCTACATAAAAGTGTGGTAATTGTATAAATATTTTTTTATACGGAAATAAGCTACTACTTTTGTGCAAGCAATAAGGCAATAAGGCTTTATTTAATCTCAATCAAAATGGCTACTAAAAAATTTACAGCATTAAAGGTCGAAGGTTCTATTATAGAATCTACTGTTACAAACCAAAAAGCATTTGCTTTGTACAATAAGATTATAGATAGCTACCACAAAGCACAAAGAGAAATCATTAAGGCAAATGAAAAGCCTTTTACGTCTATTGAAGATTTCTTTTCAGATGTTGAGCATTATAATCTAAATGCAGAAATGTTGAAAAAAGGTTATTCTTTTGAGAATGACACCTACACAACGCCAATCGGTACGGTAAAGATAGAGAAAGTGAACGATTTGAATACAGAAGCAATATTGTCTCACAGTACAGAAGTGTACAAATTTACAATTACGCAATAATGGAACGAATATATGTAAATGGAGAAACATATAGTTTCTTATACCAAAATCAAAAAGAAGTAGCTTGTATCGTAAATGATAAGACACTTGTATGTGAGTTTTCCGAAACATGGGAGAAAACTAAGCTACAACTTGCAAGCAAAATAGTAAATGAATTGAATGTAGCTTCAATCACATTTTATCATAGCAGGAATGTATTTAAAAGCACAATGCAGGGCGGAGGTTACAAATCATTTATTGCTAAGTATTTTGATAGTAATGTAAGATTTGAAGGCTTTGAATGTGGTTATTATGAGCCTACAATTACAGTCAGTAGAGAAGTATGGGAAAAAGCAAAAGAACGTGGGATATTGCAAACAAATTATTTGAAAAATACTACGATTGTAGAGTAAGTTAGAAATACACAAAAAACGCCTGTATAGATTTATACGGGTGTTTTTTTTATATAAAATAATCTATTTAAAAATAAGAGTAAAAACCCGTATTTTTTGAGACTTAATTATGAATCTGTTTTGTTATATCAAAAGACTGCCACATTATCGCAACGTAGCAGCCCCAAATTTATTATGAATCAATTTAACGTATTATTTTTTAGCAGCCTTACCCCCTTTTTTACCGCTTTTCCTATTTACAAACGCATTACGCAAAGGTAAGCAAAACTTATTCAATGTTTCTACTAATCCTGCATCTGTATCGAGTGCAAGGTACATAATTTCCATGAAACGTTTGTAGTCTTTGCGTTCTATGTAATTTTCAACAAATGGTAGTCCTGTGTTTTTCCAAATAGGTACACCTAATGTCTCCTCATTTACTTCTACCTTGCCATACAGATTGAAACCAACGCCATCTATATTTACAACTTTTTCAAGTTCCTTTATAGTTTCCGCAATGGCATTGTGTATTTGAATAAACTCACTTGAATGAATAGTTTCCATACACTCAAATAAAGTTTTGCCTTCTATAAATAAAGGGTGTGGATTTTCCTTTAGATACTCATTTATAAACTCATTTGCATAATCAGCACGTTTTTGAAAGAATTGTTCTTTCAATTCATTTCCCATAACTCCATACAATGCGTTTATAATGTCTTTTTCGCCTACTTTTTTCGCAGATTCCATTAACTCACTACCATTAGGCAAACTTTCAACAAATGCTGTTAAATCGCTTAATAGATAGGGTTTAATTCTTTCTGCATAACGCCCAGAAATAGTCATTTGATAGTCATACGGCAAAATGCCTTTTTCTTCCTCCATATAATCAAATAGAATATCTATCCACTCGAAAATAGGTTGATTAAGAGAAGCTACGTATGTATCTACCATTACGCTATTCATAATAACAGCAAAGGTAATATCCTCGCCCAAAGCAAGTAGCACCTTTACATGCTTATTAGGCGTATCAATAATATAAGTGCCTAAAAAGTTAGCCTTACTAATATTAATAGACGTACCAAAACGCCTAAATAGATAAGCAAAGGCATTTAAGCCATTACCAATTGCCTTTTCGCCTAAATATACGTCTTGTGGCGTGCAATTGAAGCGACTTGAATACTCCAATACGGTTTCGCCTACTTCTAAATAGTGTTGTTTAGGCGTAAATATTTGTGCGGTTGTTTGTGTTTCCATTATGAAAAGTTTTCGTGATTTTTACTTGCTGTTACTGTATTTTGGTCTTGATACTTTGCGCCCTTTTTTGCGCCATACGGAACAGTACAATTGCCATCGGTGCTATTAAAGCTAATTTGCGCTATTTTCATGTTAGGATAAACTTTTGTAGGATAAGCTACTGTTATTTCAAGTGTCCAAGTGCCGTTAAATCCTATGTCTCCATAGCCTGCCGTTTGGTGTATATTCATACCTAAGCGTGCAATACTGCTTTTACCTTCTATAATACCTACACAGTCTTTTGTATATGTACGCTCATTTGTAGAAGCTAAATAAAGCGTATTAGGCATTAACCAATAGCCAGTTTCGGGAATGACAAACGATTGTGTTTCGTTTTTCTGTCTGCTATCTAACATTATCGTATCTCTAAATAGCAATAAATCCGCTAATTTTGAGATAAAAGGTTTTGGTATGCTATTACTTACCAAGTCTCTAATACGCTGCATAACGCTACGTTTTTCAGGCTTATAAACCATAAACTCACTTGCAAGTGTTAGGTCGTAACTATTGCTACCTAATTGTGTTGGATTAAACGGTGTGATTTGGATTGTACCGTTTTCGATTGCGTTTAAGATGTTTGTGTCTGTTGCTATCATTTATTAAAATTTGCTATGATTACATTAAGGGATTGATAGTTTGCGCTATATACTGAAAATAGTTTTCAGGAATTGCCTTATCACTATCTTTACTATCTGCTAAACTTGATACTGCTACATTTACCGAAAATCTGCTTGCATCAACACTAACATCTACATAATCATCTGTTAGCGTATAATCAAGTATTTCCTTTTTCTCTACCAAAGAAATTAAATCATTTTCATTAATGGCAGTACGCATAATTACATCTCCATTCGTATCAGGAACGCCAAAGGTAATAACTCTAAATTTGTATGCAGTTGGTTTGTCAGTCATTTTTACGTCTATTAATTCGTTTGAATTTACCCAAATATTCGGCAACTGCTGGCGTTGCATCTATCTTTTTACGTTCAAAGTTTTTAAGAAATGCTTTTAGTTCTCTTAAATCGCTTCCTGAAAAATCAATAAACTTTATATAATCTGCCGTTTCTCCATATATCGAAATGACTGCCCAACTTTTCCCATTCTCATGTACATCGGCAGAAATTTCTATGTTTCCAAATAGCTTATTTATTGCATCTTCTTTGCCTTGTAATCTATTCTCTAATTGCGATAAGTCTATTGATAGCTGTTTAAGGTAGCCTATTTCTTTCTTAATCGCTTCTTTCTCCTTTGCTATTTGCTCACTAAATAACCATACGAATAAACGCTGTAATATTGATTTCATAAAGCAGTTAGTTTATAGGTGGTCTTACTATGATTTCTTGCTTTTTGCATTATGTAGTTCAAACGATTAGGGCAACATTCAGGAATAAAATTCAATTCATAATAAATTTCATAATTACCTGTCTCACCTATTTCGCCCGTTTTCTCAATAGTCAAGTGAGATGTACCCAACTTATAAATAAGAAAAGCACTAAATTCTTTTTTGTCTTGAAAGTCTTTATCTAAAGCACTAAATTTAGCTTTACCACCATTGTCTAATATCTCTATCGCTTTTCTCACTAAGTCTATTCTTTCAGACGTAACCACAGCGCAATATGGCTTAACCTTATTGCTACTTGAAAGCCTATCAAAAAATTCTATTCCTTTTGTAGATGTAAACCTTACTACATTTCTCAATAAGGCTAACGACATTTCTTGCTGTTTTTCTAAATCATTCATTTTTTAGTACGTTTTAAAGTTTTGATAAATTACATATAATCAACGGTTTAATGTTTATAACAGCGTAATATCTAAATAAATCATTTTTTGTTTTTCATATTAAATTTGAATCCCTACCATTTGAATAGGTTGCGGATATTTCTTTTCGTATATGTCGGATAAATTAGCTATGCCTTCAAAACTACAAACAATAGCTACATTCTTTTGTAGGTCTTCTATTTGTTCTAAGATAGGCGAAATAACACTTTTGTTCTCAATACCTAATTTGTTCACAGCCTGTATTAGATATTCCATACTACAAAGCAGACGACTTCGGTACATATCAATATCTGAATTATTCTGCACTCTCAATAAATGCCTATTTTTCAAAATATCGAAAACATCGCAATGTCTATCTATTAGCAATATTTCACAAATCCCATTCCATGTAGCATCGTCTATATCTGTGAGTAAGTGCATTTTTACATCTATGCCTTTATACGCCCGCTCCGTTACAATGTAATTCCTATTACCCATATCGAAAAAGAAAACCGCAGCAAAATCAGACTTTTTAAGCACATAATCTTGTGGGTAGCATTTTTTAGAAAGCAAATCTGAAATAGCCCTATTTTCTAAAATAGCGTAATTTGTATCAATAAATGTAATGTCGCTTGTAATAGCTTTATTCCAAACACCTTTACTTGCAAATATATCTGCAAATATACTAATAATTTCTTACATAAACCTAATTATTTTACAAATGATTTAATAAAATCGAAAAAAGTATCTTTCATTACCTTAATATTTTCAATTACCTTTAGCTGTTCACTTTTTTGAATGTTGGTAATTAAATAGGCTGTATTTTCTGCATGGTTTAAATTGCGAATAACCATATTATAGGCATTAAAATAAATGCCTATAAATCCAATCTCTTTTGCTGGCTTGTAATTTTTAGTTACCTGCATTTCATAGTAAAGAAAATCGCTTTCTATGCTTTTGTCGTAGCAGGTAACCTTTGCGCCTAATCTCATTTCTGCCTTTTGCACATTTTCACTAATTTTTATCATTTGTGAAATTATGTCTTTATTATTTGTATTGAACTCGCTTATTATATCTCTCATTAGTATTCTATTTTTTCGGATAACCAAATTATATCTTTGTGTTTCAATGCAAAAACGCTGTGAGAAATACAAATCACTTGGAATTTAGTTGCAAGCAAAGGTAGGAAAACCGTATGAAAGTACCTTTGTTGTTCTAAATCTAAATGACTATCTAACTCGTCTAATAAAATAGTTGCTTTTCCTGAAAAGTCCTTACTTGCTACAAAGTCCCTTAGCTGCCAGTTATAATTTGTAGCCAAATAATTTTGTAGTGTTTCTTTGAATGTATCTAAATTCAATGTAAGTAATTCTTTTTGAATATACTTATTTAACTCTCCTGCACTTAGATTCATTTTATGTATTTCCAAATTAGATAAAGAAAATCCGTTTAGGTGATATACGCAGTTGTGAAAGTCTTGCATATACTCATTATCTAAATAGAAAACGTCTCGCCCACTCCATTGTAGCGTTGTATCGTTTAAACGTGAGTACCTATCTCTTTTCCATGTCAAAGCAGATGCACCGTAATTGTCAATATAGCAGGTATCTGCAATCGTTTTTAAAAGCAAGGATTTACCACAGCCATTTTTACCCATAATCACATTTAGGTCTTCGTTAAATGTAATTATTGTTTTTTTTATTAGTTCGCTTAGTAATCCGTTCTATGCTACTACAAATATAAGAAATAATAGTTAATTTTACAACATGAAAAATAAACTTTTTTACGGGGACAACTTGGAAGTTTTGCGAGAAATAAAAAGCGAAACAGTAGATTTGTGCTATATAGACCCACCGTTTAATTCAAAACGGAACTATAACCAAATTTACAATAATATAGGCAAAGAAGATAGGGCGCAAGCGCAAGCCTTTATAGATACATGGACTTGGGATAATGAGGCGGGCGATGCTTTATCGGAAATTAGAGATAATTCTCGAATGAGATACTCATTACAAACCGTAAAATTAATACATGGATTGCACGAGGTTTTAGGTAAAGGGAGTTTATTAGCCTATCTATTGAGTATGACACAAAGAATTGTAGAAATTCATAGAGTTCTGAAACCGACAGGCTCATTTTATTTGCATTGCGACCCAACGGCAAGCCATTATTTGAAATTAGTTTTGGATAGCATTTTTTGTAGTCAAAGAGGAGACTTCAAAAACGAAATAGTTTGGCATTATAGAAGATGGACAGGCAAGGCGCAGAAGTTTCAAGAATTACACGATATAATATTTTTCTACACCAAAGGGGAGGACTATACATTTAACGTTTTATATACTGATTATACTGAAAAATCTCTGAAGCGAAAAGAGCATTATCATACCCGAATAAAAAACGGTGAAACTTACGTAACCTCTGTTGATGAAAGAGGTGTAAGAGATAATGATGTTTGGCAAATACAGCTTCTTAACTCTCAATCTAAGGAGAGATTAGGGTATCCCACCCAAAAGCCAGAAGCATTACTTGAAAAAATAATTCAAGCAAGTTCAAATGAAGGAGATGTTGTTTTAGATGCTTATTGTGGTTGCGGCACGACTATAGCGGTAGCACAAAAATTAAACCGTAATTGGATAGGGATAGATATAACCTATCAATCTATTTCACTAATCCTAAAACGACTATCTGATACGTATGGAGAAAGCGCAATGAATAATATAACTTTGTGGGGAATCCCCGAAGATATAGACAGCGCAAAATTATTAGCGAATAAACAAGATGATAAAACTCGCAAGGAGTTTGAGAAGTGGATAATCTTAACTTATACAAACAATAAGGCATACATAAACGAAAAGAAAGGCGGGGACGGGGGAATAGATGGTATTTCTATGATAGTAGATAGAGACGAAAAGCAAAATCAAGTATATGAAAAGGTTATATTTAGCGTAAAATCTAATGCAACCCTTAGCCCAACGGTTATTAGGGATTTATTTGGCACAATGGCAAGAGAAAAAGCAGTAATGGGGTATTTGCTTACGCTAAACCCTATGCCTAATCTTGTGAAAAGCTGTAAAGAATATGGCGCTTATACAAATAATGTAATGGCAAGAGATTATCCAAAAATACAAGTTATTACGGCAGAAGAAATTTTAAATGGTAGTCGTTTTGATTTGCCCATAAGTATAGATGTAGTTAAATCTGCGGAAAGACTAAAAGCAGTTAAAGAAACGCCAACACTATTTGAACAAAAGCCCTCATAATTTGCAGATTACAAGGGGCTAATATATTTTTTTACTTTTAATTTTTGTTTATTTATGAATGACAAATGGGAATTTTACAAAGACACTCAAGGCGAGTGGAGATGGCGCAGAGCCGCACCAAATGGAAACATTGTTGGCGCAAGCTCACAAGGCTACGTTAATCGGGTGGATTGCGTAGCTAA